CAGAAAAGACCTGTTTTTCTAGTCTCTAAGTTAATTAGAGCCTCAATATACATTTGTCTGCCTTCTAGATCAATAAAGTCTGGAATTAAAGATCCTGTGTAATTTGCAATTAGAGAAACTTCTCTTAAGTTAGCAAATGCAGCAAGCTTATCTTTTTCAAGACCGTCTTCATCGAAATATGCGCCATAAATTGGATCATTATTTAATTCAGAAGCTTCAAATTTACCTTTAAACACAAGCACGTCTACCATATACTCTGAAATGTAGTCCAAAGGATCAACGCCTTCAGGTTGATTTCCTTCTCCATACCACTCTCTTGCTGTAATTTCAAAACCTCTTGTATCAGCAGCTTGTCTAACAATAACTGTGATTGGATCTTGCTTGATATTAACAAAGTTTAAAGTTCTGTCTTGCATAGCAGCCTCGGCTCCTTCTACGCCATATGATTCTCTAACAACTCTTAATAGCTTATCGTCAGTTGGAATCCAAAATCTTTCAGTATCGTGATAGCTTGCAAAGCTAGACTCTCCATTATCAGAAGTGAGACCTTGCTTAGAACCATTTGTGACTACAGATGCCCAAGAAGCTTCATCACCTTCTTCGACGTTAAGTAAGTTTACTGCTAAAATTGGTCCTCTTGAAAGAGCCTCTAAAGCAGATCTGTGGAAGTACATTCCTCTTCTTTCTAGGTTCTTATCAACAGAACCGAAAGCTTGAATAAATTGTTCTGTGTTCTCAATGAACACTGGAGTATTATATGGGCCAGTCTGTGAGTGACCAACGACTAATCTAATAGTCTCCTGTGGAACATTTACCGTTTGTGATTTATCAAACTCTAGTCTATAAACACCAGAGCTTTTAAACTGTTGTAGTTCGGGACTTATTGCCATTTCTTTTTAATTTATTTTTTCTTTTTGTATATATCTGTCTTCTTAGATGTTTTTACTTATATCAAGTCATAGATGTCATATTGTAAATCTCCTTGATCTTGAGTATCTCTATAAAGAACCTCTTCCATTTTAACATGTTTGCTTTGATCGATAAAGTCTAATAATTCTTCTATATAATCTGCATAGTCAGTAGTATTAAAGAATTCTGTTGCCGTAATAGCTGTCATTATAATATCATCGTTGCCCATTTGAGCACCATAAGAACCATTAGGTAATGTGCCGAATAAACTTGCTTCTTTAATGGTTTCTTCATCAGTAAGTTTAATTCTATTTGTTTTATGCAATTTAGCAAAGTTTTGACAAAAAATAGCTTTATTATCAGATCTTAACTTAATGCCCGGCTTTAAGGTTTTAGAATCGTGCCTATGCTTAAAGCGCACAATCATATCGTCATCAAAATCATTTCTTTGAGGGAAAATAGATCTTAAGTATTGTAAAAGGACCGTACCATATGTATTGTATTCTATTATCATTTTGACATTTTCAAAATAAAATATATCTATAGCTAAAACATATAATATTTTAGCAAAGTCTTCAATAACATGCTCGTTAGATCTAAAAACACATACTTGTTCTAATTTAAAGAAGTCGTACATGGCACCTGGATTGTTAGCATGCTCGATTTCTCTATCTTCCATAGGAGAAACTTTAAATACATTGATAACTGAATAGTCACCTCCATTACCCTCTGCAATATCAACAGTAAATAACCAATAATTTTCACTATATCTAGCGTCCTCTGTATCGAAATCAGGATGAAAGCCTAAAAATCCTTTAGTATCTAACTTAGCTACATCAAATTCTTCCATGTCATGCCAAACGTATTTCTTCATACCCTTACGCATAACTTTCATGTCAGCTGGATCTAAAAGCAAATTAGAAGAACTAACAAACTCATTACCATATTGTCTATTAAAGGCTTCTATAGAACCTAAGTTTTTAAGTTCTCTATCGTACCATGCGTCGTCTCTATCTGGGTGCTGCCACCAATCGATGCGCAACGGCGTATATTCATTATCACCTCTTTCAGCAGCCGAATAAATTTGATAGAATTTGTTAAAGCCATTGGGGGTTGAAGTGATATTGATTCTGGATATCTTAGAAGCTGAAAGCGTTGGATAAACGTTTTCATAAAATGTATCAACGATAGTGTGATGAATGTGTGCAAACTCGTCTAGATATAGGTTGTGAATAGTAAAACCAATACCCGCCTTAGCAGTAGTAGCTTGACCAACTAATCGACAACCATTGTCACATTTGACATTCATAACGTCGTACTTGATAATACCGGGTTTCATAAAGAACGGTAAATTCTCAATTACAATTTTAGCTTTATCAATGATTTCCTTAGTCGTCTCACTTTTATTAGCCAAAAGTAGAGTGTTTTTATCGTTGTTAAAAGTTAAGTACCATGCATTAAAAATAGATGCCGTAACTGTTTTACCCATTTGTCTTGAGGCCAACACAATATTAAATCTATCATGTTGGAAGTTCTTAAGCATAGTCTTTTGATAATCCCTGAGCTCAACTTTTTGAATACCTTCATCTGTCATAACAACAGCATACCTTTCTGCAAAATAATTGATATCAGCAGCGCATCTAGCCAATTCAGCTATTTCTTCATCTGTATATTCAAAAACAATATTACCCTTCTTCAAGAATTGCTTACCTTCATAGAAAGGCATCTTGACTTTAGGTCTATAACCCTGGTCAAGAGCAACCATAAGGTCATTAATTTGTTTGGTTGACCATATAGTTCTTTCAGATTCTACAGAGCTTTCTCCTTTAGGAATCCATTTATTATCTCCAACGTAATCACTCATTAAGTGTCGATGTCTTCTATTTCTGCGTCTTCAATGTTTTCATTGGCATTTGCAATACCGGCTTGAATTTGAGCCATTAGGTCTTTTGTGCCTCTCATGATATTTGAGTTGTCATTACTGCTACTTCCAGTGGCCTCTTCTATTTCTTTATCGCTAACTCTTTTGTTGTAAATCTCAACATCGCGTGCAATTCTTTTAGTTGCTTCTTCAGCCGCCATCAAATACATGGTTTGTGACTTAATGATATCAAGCATTGACTTTTGCAAAGTAGCCAAAACTTCAAACATTCTTGGAGCCAATTCACCCCCGTCAATGGTCTCAAGTAAAGTAGTCAAAGCTTTTTCTCCAGCCTGTAATTGATAAATGAGAGAAGCCATCGTCATCTCATCCATCTTTTTCTTAGCTGCAATATACTCGTCCTTTTCTATAATCTCAGCGTCAAGATAAAACTTCATCAAACTAGTAATAGTCTTTTGAGCCTGCTTACTAGCTTTACCTTTCATTTCAGTATAATTTACCGAAGGCGTCATCGATTGATTAATTATAGGCAAATCAGCAGGATCAGAATCTATATCAAGTTCTTCGTCTCCTCCTATCAAGTCATCTAATTCCTTTCGTATCTCATCAGCTTGTTCAGAGATTGTTTTCTTATTCTCGCTCATATTATGATATTATATTCTATATATCTACACTTATCAAAGTAAGAGAATATAGATTAAATTATCTGCCTTGACTATACTTTCTAAGCATAATGCTCGGTATAGCGTTGTCAGTTAAAATGTTAAGGTGCGAATCTCTAACAACATATTGTTGTAATACGTTTGTATGTTGTTCAGCTTCAATAGTTTTAGTAAAGATTCTAATATTAGTCATGTACATATAACCGCCTCTTAAAGTATACTGTTTATCAGTTTCCCAAGCCAAATCAGTAGGAATAGTGGTAATTTCTTTAAATACAAGATCTAATCTATTAGGTGCATTTTGAGGTAATCCTTCATTAACCTCATCATTTAGTCTATAAATGTTTACAGACATTTCATTGTATTGGTTGCTTATATTGATAACCATAGAGAACCACATCGTATCTGTAGCCTCAAAGAACGGATTATCTTGGCTATCTGCTGCTCCAAAATCATATGTATAAACCTGATCGTTAAGAGTTATTCTAAATTCAACTCTTGAAGTCTCAACCATAATACCCTTATCTCCATCTAAACCATCAAGTAGCGTTTGATGCGTATTTGCAAATGTTGTATTTAAGGCTGGCTTAAACCATCCAGTATAAGCTAAATTATTATCGGCAGCCAATGAAGAGTTTAAGTTATAGATGATAGCTTCATCAAACTCAAAGGCATATGTACCGTCCAGTTGTTCTACTTTGTCACCTGCCGTAGTTAAGTCATAGTAGTTTCTAGAAACAACTGTCCATCTGTTTCTTAAATCTATATCGGCAATCTTTAACTTCTTATGAATCGCTGATCTAATTCCATCTTGTACGACATGAAATACCGTTTTATATTGCTGTGGCTTCGTAACCTTCTCATACTCCTCCTGAATTTCTTCACCAAATACTTCTTCTACCCCAACAACTAAATCATCAACTGTTTGTTCAACGACGTCGTCGGTGTGAATGCTAGAGGTTCTATCCTCGTATTTCTTAAGCTGAACTCTCCAATATGTTAAGCTTCTATTAAACTCGTCAGCAAACGTAACTGAGACAACTTCATACATTCTATTATTGAATGGGAAAAATAAGTAGTCTCTACTTCTAGGCGATGGTCCAATACCAAATACATTGTTAAATTCGGTCTTAGTAATATGAATCTCAAAGTTTTCAAAACCCATACCGAAAATATCATAACTAAACTCTTCAGTAGGAAATTCATTATCGGGAACCATAATCTTGACCATGCCTTCTTCTATCACGTTGTAAAGAGAATATTCCATTAAGATTACATCCTTAGATCTTTGATCAGGCTCAACCCTAAAGTAACGTACTTCATGTCCCCATATAGAAGTAGAAATATCTGTAATTTGCTTATAAAGATTAACTGGTCTTTGTAATTCGTAAGGATTAAATAAGTTAGTCTCACACTCAACAGTAATGCCTTCACAACCTACAAACGCCCATGGATCTTCACAATCTGCACAGAATTGAGGGCATGCTTCAATTGTGCCGTCAGCAGTTTCAAGTTCATACGTTATACTTAATATACTTAATGATTTGACAGATCCACCAACTGACATTCTATCAACAGTAGCCCTAACATCTAACCAAAGAGGTAGAGTAGAATTAAAGTTTAGAGTAAATAAATCGCCTGAATTTAGATCTTCTGTCAAGGGCCTAAATTCTGACATTTCACCACCATTAGCATCTTTGTTTTGAGACCATCTATATTCATAGGCAAACTTATTGTTTTCGTTAGTCTCTTCATAAAACTTAAGTCCTCCGGCTGTAAAAGATGGAATCTCTTCAACTTCAAACTGAGTACCGTTAACTGAAGCAATAGTAAAATATTGATTACCTACGATGATTCTTTCACCAGCACTCAATGTAATATTTTGAGTAGCTTGAACCGTTGTAGATCCTTGTGTAAAAAGTAAGGTTATACCATCAGTTCTATTAGTAGTTAAACCTGCAACTATTTGCCAGCCTAAAACTCTTAGAATTCCATTATATGGCTCTTTAAGTCTAGCTATTAAAACGTCTCCTACCTCATTAGCTGTAAAGCCAGTTACCATTACTTTTTAGCAATATTTTTCTTGACTTCGTCTTCTGGTTTATAAACTTCTCCTAAAATCCAGCTTGTTACAAAGCCAGACAAAGAAACAAAATAGACTGTCAAATCATTTAAGCTTTGATCGTACCACATAGTCAATCCGCCAGCAAGAGCCCATAATAAAGTTACTATGTATATCATAGCCTCTCTTCTTGAAGTTGGACCCTTTTTAAAAACACTAGTTTTGACCGAAGGTTTTTTGGTCTCTGACCAAACATAAACACCAACATAAGCCGTTAGTGAACCAAAATAGACTGAAAGTTCAGATAAAGTTGTTTCTCTAAAAGCACCTAAAGCTCCTAATATAACCCAAAGAGCAACTACTAAATAAACAAGACCTTCGCGTTTTCCCATAGTGTTCGACTTTCTTTTATATATCTTAGTCGAAATCAGTCACTAATAGCAATTCGGGATTATCTGTGTGGTATTGATCTATTTCTGCTAAAATGGCATTAACCGGAGTTGCGATTTCGCTAGAGTTATTTTTAGCCAAAAGAATATCTAGCTTAGTCATAAAATCCTCAACCTTAATAATTGTGAATTGTTGATTAGGCTTTAATATATTTGCCTTATGCAGTATAGTATTGATTAAGGGCAGTTGAGCTGGGTTAAAGATATCGAACATTCTTAATGTACCTCTAACAACTTTGACCGAATACTTAATCGTCTTCATGTCATCTATATCAACGACACGGTTATAAGCAACATTAGAGTTAAGTGTAAACTTAACCCACCTTAATCCTAAAAGATCTTCCAGCATTTTCCATAAGAAATAAACAGAAGTTGCCTCTTTATGGACTATAGAACTGTGTAAAGATTCAACTCTATTAATCTCTTTTCTAAAATGAGCTAATAGAATTTCTTTAAGCGAATCACTAGAAACTAAAATAGAATGCGTACTCAATTTTTTATGAGCTTCGCTATTCTTAAGTATAGCCCAAATACGATTATCTACCGAATTATATCGATATAGAGTAATATCTACAACTTCGGCAAAAGTATCTTTATTTTCCGTAAACATTGATTTGCTCCTCTATCTTTTTAAGATCGGAGTAAAGCTCTTCCTTTGCAAATGTAATCAATTCTTGATATTCGCGCTTTCCTATTTCGTTTTTATCTAAATAGAGTTGGACTGCTTCTTCCGATGGAATATATTTATCAGGCTTTTGTTTAGCCGCTTTTTTGGTTTTAGTGTAAAACCAACCCGGAACAGATTTAAATCTACCAGCTACCATTGACCAGCAATCAATAACCGATGCACCATTAATGCCATTAACGTTAAATTCGTTAGCGTTAGCCGGATACTTAATAGCGAAGAAGCGATTAATCATAAAATGATGTCGCTTTTTACTATGTTGTTTAATTTTAGTATAGTCAGCTCGCTTCGTAAACATAATTTTTACGAAGTCAAAAAGTTTAGTTTCGTCTAGCATTATTTAACCCATTCGTGATATGCAAACGTATATGCATCTACCTCGTTAAGCTGAGGGTGATCTTGCATCATTTTATTAGCCCAAAGTTTTACCTCTTCTTGAAGGCCATATGCCGATGCTTCCTTTAAAATAAGCTCTACTGTTTCCATATCTTTATACTTAGAATAAGTCACTTAGTTTTCTAGTTTTAGGATTATTTTCTACCTCCTTTCGACCTTCGACCTTCTTAATAGGCTCTTCAGGAATTTCCATGTTTGCAAATGGATCAACCGAAGCTGGAGCTGAGCTGCCCTTCAACCAATCAGTGCCTTCTAGAATTTTATCTTTGTCAAGCAAGACCTCGATGTTATCAACAGCGCCTTCCCATTCTCTATCGATAGTTTCATAAATAGCGCTTTGAATAGCGTCTGGAATAGTCTTAGTATGAAGTAACATAAGCGAGATATTACTATTTAGATTTGCTTGAATCAAAGCCAAATTACTGTGACCAACTACACGATAGATGATATCGCATATAGATTGTTTAGCTTCTTTAGAAAAGAGATAATCAATCTTAAAATCTTTATGCTCCTTTAAGAATTGATCAATAATCTTGTTAGCTGTTTTATCAGTAATAGAATAATTACGAAGCTTGCCGTTTTTCATCTCCTTTTGCCATGTAACAACCGAAGGAATATTATCTGACTTATCACCTACTAAAATCTTATTCAAGATAAACAGGTCACAATCGACTTCTGTAATTTCAACCTTATTGTCTTTGACCCATTGCAAGATATCTCCTTGATAGCGGTCGCGCATCATATGTTGACCTCCCATATTGAAAAGCATGTCATCATTTGATAGATCAGAAGAAGCAGAAGCTTCCATCGCCTGAGTAAAGCCTTCAAAGGCATACAAGCTTTTTTTAGTGTTGTAGTACCAGATAGTGTGAGCGTCATTGGCTTCTGAATAGTTAACCAACTGAATCAAATCTCGATCGCCAGTCCAAACAATACATGATTTACCACGACCGTTAAGCATAGTGGACCAACCAAAGAGCACATCGTCTGCTTCTGCTCCTTGAGTTTGATGAATCGTAACACCCTTAGTCTTTAGGATCTCTTGGAACTGTTCGTAAGTGCCATAGACTGCATTCCAATCTACATCGGACGATTGCTTCCTAGTGCCTTTATAATCACTCTCAGGATATAGATCTTTACGCCATGATTTAGAGTCAACTGCAATAACCACGTCATCGACGAAGGCATTAAGTTTACGCATTTCAGAAGCAAAGTCAATGCATAGCTTTCTCATAAATTGAGCACGAGCTTTATCATCTCCTAAGAGCTTACCTGATTTTGGTTTAGGCATCACAAAGAGCCTGCTAAAGACGAAGTAGTTTCCGTCTATTAATAGAGTATGTTTTCCCACCTTCATTTCTTCTTTCATTTAAATATAACGAATTCAAGATTAACTTGAAAGCATTTTAACATTTTTTTACGAACGAATTATCGTTTGTATGTCATAAACACAACTTAACATTGTAATTACCGGGTCGATCACATCAACTCTTTGAGCCTGGTGTTTAGCAACCGAAATAATAACTTGTGGAATATGTTTATTACTTTGAGTTTGTTCTTGGTTTATGTATTCAATAAATTCTTCTCCAAGTGACTGAAGAACGTCATCGACTCGATTGGCATAATTGCTAACCAACATTTGATAGTTTTTAGCTGGATCAGTCTCGTTAAATATCAACTCAAATACATCTTTAAAGACCGAGTTGAATCGCTTAACATCATCAACTTTAATTGTAGTAGTGCCTTGAGTCTTAAAACCTTGCAACTTGTTGAGAGTGCTTCTAAGATCTGGAAAGTTTCTACGAACAAATTCGACAAGAGCATCCTTTTCAATAGTCAAACCCTCTTGCTTACAGATGTGATAAACTCTCTTGATATATTTCTTAGTCAATTCGGACTCCTCTTGCTTATCAAAGTCAAAGTTAATAACCTCGAATCGACTTAAGACGGGGTCTGGAATCTTATTGATGTAGTTACATGTAGCAATAAATCGACTATTAGATGCAAATTGCTCCATAGTAGCACGCAATGCCTTAAAGAATTGATCAGAAACTCCATCAACCTCATCGAGAATCACAACCTTAAATGCACCCGGATCATCCATAATAGAGACAGTAGAACAAAAGTCAATGATACGTGTACGAATCACATCGACCGAAGTATCGGTTGAGGCGTTAATGTAAAGATACGGTAGATTAAATTGATTAACGACTGCTTTAGCTGTTGAAGTCTTACCAGTACCGGGCGAACCTGCAAAAAGCATGTTTTGAACTAGGCCATCTTTAAACTTAGTCATAACTCGATCTGGCAAAATGAGATCGTCTAGATTTTTAGGTCGGTACTTTTCTGTAAAGAGCTGATTGATCGATTGCATATTTATAGCTTTGTAAGTTATATGCCTAAAGGCACAAATTGTTTACGTGATAGATATTATATGATAGATTGGAGAAGGATTAAGATAGAAAGGACAAATGGGCCTTACCCAAAAAATCGTTACGGTGTTATACTAAGAAATCTATTAAAAGTTCATAGAAAGTTTCTAGTTGAACATAGACACATAAAAAGATGGGCCGAAAGCGATCAGTTTATAGAGTGTGCCATAAAAATGCAAAGACCTGGGCAGCGCGATGCCGCCTCAGTTAGGCTTTATTATGACTGGGAAAATAAGAAGCCTGTCAGCTTAGAAGAGTTTAAGGAAGTGACCAACTACATAGATTGGCAATGCGCTATAAGCCTAAGACCCATCAAAGCCAAGTTTATGAATTTTGATTTAGAAAACTTTGTCCATCCAGAGTATCACGATACTTTGAACGCCCCAATGGTGGACAGTCGTATACTTAAAAGTTCAATTGAGTTTCGCAAGAAATGCAAAGAACTCCTGCTCAATGAGAGACAGGAGTTCCTTAAAGTTGCAAAGAAAGGCGCTAAACGCCGTCTTTAATATTTATAGTAATCTTTTAAATCTATCAGCAATAGAGCCTGATTTAAATGCATATGATTCTGTAATAGACTGATTAAAATTAGGTACACTTACAGATTCCGCAGGTGGTTCTTCATTTCTAATAGCCTCAATATCTGCATTATTTTGAGCAATTCCAGCTTCCAAGCCTTGAATTCTTTGTTGGTTTTGTTCTGATTCAGGTTTAGCTTTTTCTGCGTCCAAATCTCGTTGACGTTCATCTCTTACAGTTTCTTCCTCTCGAATTCTTCGTTTTTGATCGTCGGTTAGTTGATCGTCACCGCCATCGGCTGGGGACGGCGGGGGGCTGCCGCCATCTATTTGAGCTATGGCATCCTGGGCATCTTCAATTTGTTTATTAACAGATTTTACACTATCAAATTCTTCAGGAGATGGCATGTCTGTTCCTCCTCCAAATTTTTGAATAAATGTTTTTAAAACAAATCCGTTTTCTTTTTCTTCTGCAGCCTCAGGATCTCCGCCCGCTATTTGAATAATAGATTTGGGCACTTCTTTACCCTTTATTTTATCTGCTAGTGCTTTTTTAAGTTCTAATTCTTTTTCTCTTGCAGTTTTAAGTTTTTTTCCAAGATCAATTGCATCTTGTAAAGCCTTTTTATTTGCCTTACCCTTTGCTTTTGAAATAAGAGTAGCTAAATTTTCATTTATGCTTTGAAGACTATTTAATTCTAAAGATTCATTAGGTGTAGCTATTAATTTTTCAGCTGCAGCTTTTGCCTCTTTTTGTATAACTTTAACTTGTTTATTATTCCTAATAATAGCTACTATTTCTTGTTGATATGGAGCCGCTCCTCTTAACTCTTTAATATCTTCTTCTGATTCAGCTTCTCCATCTGCTATTTTTTTAGCAGTTTCTTTTGCAGCTTTTTCTATTTTTTGTATTTCTTCTGCAAGCTTTTGGGCAGCCTCTTTATTGCCCTTTTCTTGTTCCATTTTAGCTTTACTAGTCTTACCTTCTAAAGTTACTTTATCCTCAAGCTGCTTTTTTTCATTAAAGTAAATCTGACCTACGCCGTTATCCTTTATAATTTCCTGTTCATCTTGTCCTAATTCTGTTTTAAACTGATCTAATTTTTGTTGTTTTTTAACAGTATCAGAATCGATCATAGCTTTTAATTCAGCTTTTTGTTCTTTAGCCTGTGCTATTTTCTTTTTGATTTTTATCTTTTGATCTGCGTCTGCTGATTCTGCTTTATTTTCTAAAGCTTCAATAGCTTCTGCTATTTTCTTTCCCTTTTCATATGTAAGAACTTCTATTAAATCAGCGTTAGCCTCTTGCATTAATTTTTCATATTCTCTCCATTTACCTCTGCATTGGGCTATAGCCATCATACTATTTAGTTTTTTAAATAGTGCATCTAAACCTCCTTCAGCTTCGAACAACTGACCCTCGTCAATTTGCTTAGACAAAGCCTCTAAATTATTTAAAATGCCGTCTACGTCATCTAAAATAGCTGTAGTTCGATTTGATGAAGTCTTTACTGCTCCCTTTGAGTCGATTGTTGTTTTAGTGTTCTTCTCAGCGGAAGTAAACTCCTCAAACATTTTTAGTTTATTCTTTAGTTTCATGTTAATAATTATTGTATTATCGTTTTTGTATATATCCTCTTGTTAAATCTAAATTTGAAGCAAAAAGAAAGCCCGCATTTGCGGGCTTTCCTTATATTGTATTGAATTCTAATCTTTAAGATTATAGCTCTAGACCTTCAACATCGAATGAGATGTACTGAGTCTCTGGGTGGAAGCCAGCCTCAACTAGTGCATAGCGAGACTTAACTGCAACCTTAGGAGCCATAGTACCCTCAGCGATAGTTTGTACTGATTCAGCCATCAAGTAAGGCATGAATACTAGACCAGGACCGTTACCGTCACCCTTACGACCAACTAGAATTTCGTGCTTATTATCAACACCGTTGAATGGCATTAGAGGATCAGTGTAAAGGTTGATACCTGCAACAGATCCAACTGGGTAGATTGCACCTGCAACCTGGTTGAATGTGTTAGCCATTGGGTTTGGTACGAAACCAGCGATACCCTGCATAGCTGAAGCAACTTTAGCGTCAACGATAGCGAAGTTACCAGCACCTCTTCTACCTCTGTTAGCAATCAAGTTAGCTGCAGCCAAGATGTTAGTTAACATTCTTCTGTGAGCTTCACCTCTAGTGTCACCACCGTAAATAGATCCAGCAACAGAAAGGTTTACAGATGCTGTGAATCCAGCCTTAGTAGCGTTATCAGATGCAAGTGCTCTCATTGATCTTAGGATGTGAGCGTTGATAGACTGAGTTAACTCGTTGGTTAGAACTGACTCAACCTGAGCAACAGCGTCAACACCGAATTGCTTCAAGTCTTGAACCTGCTCACGAGTAACAGCAGCTGCAACTTGGAAAGTTTCAGCAGCAACTGACTTGCTGAATAGGCTCATGCCCATTAGTCTGTCAGCCGTTCTTTCGCCGTCTTCTCTTGAGTAAGGAGAACCATCAGCATTACCAGAGAAACCTGGGATGTGATCGTCAAGAGCCTTAACCAATTCGACTTCTAGTGCATCAGCTGCAGCGGCATTTTCCTCTGCCTGTGCAGCAACAGCAGCTTCGTCTGCATCTTCTGCTGGAACTTCGGCATCCCCTAAAGCAAATGCTAAGTCAAGAGCAACAGTAGTTTGAACAATAGCGCCTTCTACTTTAAAGATTTGCTTACCATCAATTCTTGATGCAGCCTCGTGGGTGTAACCTGCGTGGTCTGCAGCAGCAGCGATGTCAGCTGTTGCTGTAGTAGCAGCAACCTTGATGTAAGTAGGTGCTTCTGAAGCTGCGTTGTTTTGTAAACCAACTGTACCTCCTTCGTAAGTGAAGTCTAGGTAAGATAGTAGACCCATAGGACCAGCCATTGGTACAACAGGTACCAAGTCTAGACCGATAGTCTGAGCTGCAACTTGCATTGCCAATGGCAATAGAGTTGGAGCCTTGTCGCCTGAACCATTAGTGCCAGAACCTCCAACATTTGCAGTGTTAGCTGCACCTGGGAAAGTAACTGCGCCCATACCGGTTAGGTTCATAGGACCAGGGTTGTTTGATAAGGACATGATGTTTGCGTCCTCGTAAAGCTTGTGATTGTGGCAGTATTCGCTCATCCAAGCCAATTTGTTAGAATCAGAGATACCAGTAGCCTCCTCGATAATTGGAGCCCAAGTGTTTCTGATTTCCGCTTCATTAATTTTTTGCATAATTAAATTTTTTATTTTTTTGCGGTTTGTTTAAATTCGACATTTACTTGGGCTTTCTGCTTCTGTCGCCCTATTCGTCGATAGTTTTATATATTTTTATTGATTATTTTTCTTATCCTTTTCGTTATTTGTCGTATAATGCTTTAGCCTTTTTCATTGCAAGCGTAATTACTTTAATTACATCTACCAATTTAGCACCTTTTAATTTAAAAGGTATTACATGCTCTTCATCATAAGCAAAGTATTCAATTCCGTCTTCGCGGTGGACATTTACACCCCAATCAAAAGGAGCCTCGTCAACATCACGACCTAACATACCAAATATAGCATCGAGTGTACCGAAAGTCATTAAAGGTCCATCCCAATTAGGTGGTTTAGTTTGTACAGTGTAGCTTTCTTGGTAATCTGCGCCGCCTTCGGATTCTTCATCTGCATAGCGTAACATCTTTTTAGCAAATGCAGGGTCAGTCCTTACTTTATCATGAACGTCAATTGACTTCTCAGCTATGAGAAACTGTTCGAATAATTTTACGTATTTCATTATTTCTTAAATCTCTTTTTTAATTGATCAGCATAAGCAGAAACATCGTACATTGGCTTAGTCTCTTCTTGAACTGACTTCTTTTCGTTGACCATTTCAAGTCTTTCCATATTAGGCTTAGACTCTCTTAGGTCTCTAGTTTGCCAGAAGTTAGCTACTTGATACTCAGTGTTTAGAGTAAAGTACTTAGACTGAGCAAGAACTTGTGCTTGCTTAGATTCTGACAATGATTCCCATTGCTCTCTGTACTCAGAAGGCATTGCTGATAGAACAAATGGCTCTGCATTTCTGTTTTCAACAATCAACTGCGAAGACTCGATTAGAGAAACGATTTGTGCCTCAGTCATAAAACCGCGCTTTGCAACAGCTTGTCTAACTTCTTTCTTAGCATCCTCATTCAACTCATTGTACTTAGACTGAGTAGAACCTGAAACGATTCTAAAGAATGATGGGTTTTCGTTTTCTTTAATTAGCGCCTTCTCAACTAGAGTATCAAGCTTAGAACTAATCTCAGTCTTGTAAGCTTCTAGTGGATCATGAGCTCCGTCTTCGCCAACATCAGACTTAGCTGGATCTTCTCCATCCTTAGTCTCATCTTCAACTTCAGAGTCTGACTTTTTAAGATCAGCTTTTAGATCTTCTGCATCAGTAGTTGCATCTTCAATGTCTTTAGATACATCACCTTCTTTAGAGTTATCTCCAACCTCAGTGTCCTTTTCAAGATCTTCAACTTCTTTACCAGCCTCAGTACCTTCTTCTTCAGTAACTAGATTCTCGTTGATAGACTCAGCAATGTATTGCGCATATTCTGTAACTGATTCTAGGTTCTCTTTCAAGTAGTCAACATATTCAATCAACTTATCGTTCTCGGTGAAACCTTCGTTGCTAGCTTCTGCAATATAGTTAGCATACTCTTTTAACTTGTTTACTGACTCAGCGACAGTTTCAGTATACTGAATAGACTGATCAACTTTTTCTGCAACATGCTCAGAATATTGGATGCCTTGATCCGCCTTTTCTGCAATATGCTCAGAGTATTGAATAGACTGATCCAACTTTTCTGCGACGTGCTCAGCGTATTGAATACCATTATCAGCCTGCTCAGCAACGTATTCAGTATATTGAATATTCTTGTCTAACTGTTCTGCCAAGTACTGAGTGTACTCGGAGATTCTGTTAATGTTTTCAACTAAGTGATCGTTATGAGCAATAACCTCTTGGATTTGTTCTGTAACTGGAGTGTTATCAGATCCTGTCTTGACTTCATCGATAGAGTTCTTTAGAGTCTTAATCTCTTCAGCCAAGTACTCTGTATACTTATTGAAGTCATTTGCGTTTACAAATTCTTCCATTTTTTCAATATTATTTTGATTTGAGTTTGTTGTTTCTAATACTTGAGAAGATCCGATCTCGTAGATGAATAAATTTTCATCATTAGAGAAACCGTATGACTCATTTACTCTTGAGAGTTCGGCATTCTCGAAACCAGGATCTGCAACTAAGTCATAAGTAAATAGTTGCTTGATTTTTACTTTTCCGCTGGACTCTACAGTACCAGCAGCTCTAGAAGAAATTTGCAATGGGACACCAGCATCAACCAGCGCTTTAGCTTGTCTTCCAGCATCAGTATCAAGTAGTCTAATTCTACCTCTTACTTGCTTAGAGTCTCCATCATAAAAAAGTTCCTCGATCACGTGAGAAACATTTTTTAATGAAATATCAAATTGCTGAGGGTGGTCTAATTCTCCTAGAAGCTTAGACGACTTGATTTTATTTTGTAGTGCTTCAATTTGGGGGACGTATTCACTTTCTGTATAAATACGATTGTTTTTATTTTTAGAGTCAATTTCTCCAAAAATACCCTCTAGCACATAGTCTTTAGATTCACCAGCAACTGATAAGCTGCCAGACGATCTCTCGACTATCAATAAATTTTTTAAATCTGCCATTATATGGGTCTATTTTTGTTATATATCTGCTTTCTTTGTAGTAAAAATCATCAAATGATTAGATACCTAATCCGCCGTCATCCTCTTCTGCTTCTTTCTCCTCTTTTTCTTTTTCCTTTTCTTCTTCAGCTTGTTCGGCGCCATAGTCGTTAAAGGCTTTTTTTATAGCCGACATAGCTTCAATAGAGAATGATCCTTCACCATACTTATCATAAAAATATTGTTCAATTTCTTTCTCTGTATCTGAAGAAATAATAGCCCCTAAAATTTCTTGAGCAGAAATCTTTTTGCCCTTTACTGTAATAACGGAATCTACTTCTACTTTAGAGTCATCTCCAGCTAAAACTGAATCTTTAGCCTCTTTTATAAATTGTTCAAATAGTCTTAAATATTTCATAATTAATTATAAGTTAGAAGCCAAATCCCATATCGTCATCAGGTATAGGTGCTTCAGCATCTTTTTTGCTTGTTTTTGATTTAGCTGCATCATTAGCTGCAATATCATCTGGTGTTAGATTGAGGTAACGCTTGACTAGGAATTCCATATCAAAGTAATATTCTTCTTCCATTGTTTCTTGATTAGTTATCATCAAGCTATCTCTCATAGATGAAATAAAGTCAAGCCTGCGCTCCATAATTTCCATAGTCTTAAGTTCTGCAAATGCATTATCCTCATTAAATTTCATAGAAACTTGAGTTTTAAACTGAGGATCCTCGGCAAACTCAGGATATTTTAAGCACATTTGAATATAAAGCGGCTTAACAAGAATCTCTTGGAATACAGATCGAAGTCTATTAATAAACTTACTAAACTTAATTTCATCTCTAATCATACCATCGGCCGCAAGGTTAAAGTCTCCTCCTCCATCTTCATATAAAAATCTAGAATAAGGAATCTTAGAAACATGCTTTAACTTATCTGAGAAGTACTTAAGCGCCTCGGTGTCAGATAAGTCCGGACCTTCTCCGCCAAGTGTTTCAATCTCTGGCTGATCTCCATCTTTAGAAGGCAACCAATATTCTTTATTGAATTGAAGCATAGGCTTACCATCGGTTGCTAAAGTGCCAGAATCCCAATCAAAGTCAACTGTTTCTTTGTATGAATTCATAAGCTGGGCAAGAGATTGCTTAGCACGAGTCTTAGATTTACCTCCAACTGGAATAATAAACTTCATTCTAAATGAAGCGTTAGTTACAGCCCAAATAACTCTAGTATGCTCCATAATTCTTAATAGATTAAACGCTCTAATCAAACGCTCAACATAAGAAACTCTAGAAGCAGTGGTAATCGAAGAATAAGATAAGTAAATAATTTGAGAATCATAAAGCTTTCTCTCTTTCATTGGATCATCTTTAAATTGAACCCAAACCTTTTTACCATCATCATCGTTATAACCTGGAATCAAAGTAGTTGGGTCTAACTCTTTAAATCCAATAATCTCAGTTTGGTCAGGATTATAAACAATCTCAAAAGACAAATAACCATCTATCAAGAACTTTCTAAAAAAGTACCATGCTGATTGGTCTTGGTTAAAACCAAAATAGTGATAGATTTGATTAAAATAGCTAAGTAAATCCTTATCAACTTTATCAGAAACTTCCATACCTAAAATCTCTGGTCTAGCAAAGAAATTCTTCTCGTCATAAACTATAGTTTCATCACAAAGGATATCTAAAATGTCTTCAACTTCATCATGTAGTGAAAATTCTCTAAGCTCATCTCTCTTGGCGACATAATCTTGGTCAAAGAAAGGAATATTCTTTCTAAGCTGCATATCAGTAAGTGACATTGCTGCAAATGCCGAGTAGATGTCATCATTATCTACGCCCATTGGGTTTATTTGACCATAGCCAAAAAGATCCTCCATTGGACCTATAGCCTGCGATTGGCGTATGACAAGGTCATCGTATCTCATACCAAAGGACGATAGCGTCTTTAGCGAGTCACGTAACTTAAATGGCCTTCTGCCAGTGCTCAAAGGCCCGTTTCTGTCTGTAAATCCTGCCATTTTTTACAATATTGTATTGGTTTTATATATTCTTCTTTCCGAGGTTGTTTCTAAACCTCCACTTTATTGAGCCAACCGTAGCTCCGTTTAAATCTATGAAATCGCAAAGAGTTATTCTAGGCCATTCTTCATAAGCTACAACCGCTTGATTAGCCTTTCTATTTGGAATGTATTTTCTAATAGCAAAATCAAAACCAAATTGCTCTAAAAATGCAGAAGCTCCTTCATATGTTAAAGAAAGATGACCTTGAGCTATAGCATTATTGGCTCCAGTGCCCATTGTTTTTGATTTTATCGATCCTTCCAATCTGTCATAAACAAAATCTAATAGCTCTTCTTTTACCATAATGGGTAATAAATTTAAATTTATGCCTAAATCATTACTATCTTTTGAGTTTAATGCTAAAACCACTGGATTTTTATCCCACCACTCTAATGTATCTTTATATTTAGGATCGTCATATCTAAAAACATATATTTTACCTGGTAAAAATCTAGCCGAAGTTTTTGCTACGGCTTTTTCATTCATTTTTTTTCTAGAAGTTTCAAACCAAGTTTCGGCTTCTTTTCTAGCTAATCTTTTACTACCCGCTTCTTTAGATAATTGTCGTATAGTCTTCTTAATATATCCCATTATTTTAAGCTATTTTCAGTAAGAACTATAAATCTCCATCCTCTATCTTCTGCCCATCTTTTAGCATATGCATATTTATCTCTATTCTTAATATACTGTTCGGCCAAAAACTTATACGACTTGAGAGCTTTTTTAGAGTTCTTTTTAGGAGGCTCCGGTTTCTTAATCTGTGCTTCCGGTTTTATCTCAACTAAAAAGTCTTCGTATGTATCTTCCTTCTTGACTCTCATAAAGAAATCTGGGTAATATCTATGCTCTTTACTATCTAGACTAGACCAATATTTAATTTCTACTGGTTCACTAGACCATGTCAAAACCTCATCCTTAGTATCACACATAATCATAAACTTTCTTTCCCAAGATGATCTATAAATGATAGGTGTTTTACCAGAATATTTTTCAGGATTCTTAGGGTTAAAATAACCTTGAATGAATCCTGAATTTTTAGTGGGTTTGACATTCTTAATAGACATCAGATATTAAATAATCCTCCTTCACCATCGGATGAATTGGATCTATCAATTGAAAGAGTGTCTTTATATTTTTGTGGATGAATTTTATTCCATCCTTTAGCATAGCCTCGCTTAGCTATTTCTGTAAAGTACGCGAATGCGTTAGGGTATTGTGGATTAAAGTTTCTCCAATACTTAAGTAGATCTAAAATAGCAAATTGAAGACAATCTTGTCTATCGTCTTCATTTAAGTAACTTAATTTTCTAATAGCTCTTTCGGCTATCATAACCAACATCTTTTCTGCCTTGGGTGTTAGTTTCTCTTGTTCCTTTGATTTTACTATTTCGTCATATAAGTCCCTATTGTTTAAGTAATTCTTTTTTCTAGGCACGTTGATATTGTTAAATTTATTTAACATTATACGAAAAAAGGCCGATTTGTTTAAAACCGGCCCTTAACATATATTTGTTTGTAGTTTAAACTGTTTCACCAACAGCTAACTCAATAAATCTTTTTTCAATTTTAAATGGCCTATCTTCTACAAAGAATGTAATTGGATCTTCTGATCCAGCCGCAGCATATGCAACTGCATCGACCATAACTTCATCTCCTGAAGAAAGTCCCTCGATTTCAACTTCAATTGTACCAGGAACATATCCATCGTTTCTAGTAATACCCTCGTTTTCTAGAATTTTAATTTCTTTTGCCAATCTTTCAATTTCTTGGTTAATCATATGATCTGCTTCTTTAATCTCTTGAATGGCCTTATTCGTCCCTGCTAAATCTCCTCTTTTATCCTTTAAAAAAGAAATCATTTCATGTAAGTTAGAAATCTTTTTATCTATTTCTGCCTTATTTTGATTAGCTGCGTCTATAATATCTTCAAAAAGATCGGTAACATCAACTCCGGTATTTTCTAAAACATATTCTATTGCTTCAGTAATTGCCATATTTGTTAATTTTGAAATCTTAGTAGCAGAATTAAATCTATAAACATATGCGGTATTATCTTTTCTCATAACCGAGTAAGAAATCGTACCCTCTACAATCTCTTTAACAAATGGTAATTCTTGATATGCCTTGAAGTTTCTGGCTGCAATTTCAAATAGGCTTAAATATTGCTTATGTTCATATACAACGTGACCTGTTGCAAAAATGTGCTCTGCAATGTTTTCATCTAAAATTTCAGTTGTATTAATATACGCTTTATTGTTAGATGCGTCATATGTAAAACTCGTTACCATAGGCATTTTGTTAGACTCTGATAGCTTATTGTCGACTTCTACTAATTCATTCTCTATATCTTCTAAAACCGAAATATTATTTGCTAGTTTAACCTCTTTTTTCTTTTCAGTTAAAAATTGCTTCATCTCTGTTAACTTAAAGAAATTATTAGAATTATCTAAACTGGTTTGGTCAGCTTGCTTAACAAACATATTATTACGTAGGTCATAGTATGCTTTAATTCCTGATTCGCTAACATCAAATGTATACATTGCTTCTACTAATGCGTCAAATGTTCTATCCACATTTCTTATTTGTACTATTTGATTTTCATTGACGGCAAAGCTTGCTCCAGAAGCATGAAATTGAGCTACGCCTTGATCTCCTAAAACCGGAGAAAATACTCTATTATTTGAATTAGTCATATCTTAAATTTTATGATTTTCTATATATATCAACCGAAATAGTTCTTCTTATCGAATGGGAGTCTAGTAGACTTAACTCTATAGTTTTCTCCAACCGGAGGTAATTGTTCATCTTCTACGCCCTCAACTGTTGTAACTCTCGTTGTTGTGCCCCCCGTTGGGGTTGCTCCTCCAATAGTAAACATTCTATTACCAACGTGTCTTTCAGTTGAGTAGTCAAACGATGGAATAAATGAATTGACTTCTAATCCAAAAGTAACCTTATGATTTCCTTTATCGTCAAAGCCGTATTCAATAGGTCTTTCTATACTATAATCATCGGGCATAGCATAATAAGCTGCAAGTCTATAAAGACCTTCTTCAATATGTCCAACTTCTACATTGTAGTAATTAGACTTATACATTTTTTTAACTATAGCTTCGGTTACTTTAAAAAGATCCAATTGACTTGATAGAAGTAATTCAACATCCATTCCTATAACGACAGGAATCATCTCAAACTCTGAAACGAAGCCTTGCATTTCTCCGTTGGCATCTAATTTTGAATAATGACCCATATTTCTCTTATTTACCAATTTACTTGGATCAACGTTAAGAGAAGTTAAGTTAACTATGCCTCTTGGTACTTTATCATAGTTACCATCGGCTTTATCCAAATCCGGATCACAGCCAATGCCATTAATAGTCGAGAATAAGAAATTATCTCTTAGAAAGTTCTCATCACCGGTAATAGAATAAAAGAATGGTACATCGACAATTACCCTCTCATCATTGGATGTTTGTCTAAAGAAGCTTAACTTGTCGTTTAAATCTGAAAGTAGTCCAATAATAAGATGCCTGACAACAGAATCGTCCTTGTTAAATTTAAGGTTATAACTGGCCATGCATTTTTATTAATATTATAGATAGCGTTGAGCCATTCTTTTCCAATTAGAAAGTCCAGCCATCTTAAAGCCAGCCGCCTTAACGAAAGTTCTCATAGAAACATCGTCAGCCTCTTTCATAAACTCATATATTTCTTCCTTTTCATTTAAAGCCATATCTTTTGGCTCTAAATGAGGTAAAAGCTTTCTCATTCTTTCCATTAGAGTCGCATCGTCAGGATTAACATCAACAAGAATAGATCTAGATCTAATAGCTCCATCGGGGTCAGCTTTATCTTTATCTAGGTTAGAGATAAAAATAACTCTACCTGAGAACTCAAAATATGCCGGTACTAAGCCGTTTTCAATTGCTTCATATTCTCCCTGTGGATCATTCTCAAAATCTTTAGGGTCGAAAACTAAGCTAGATCTTTTTAAGTATGAAATCTTTCTAATCTTCTTGGTATCAAGAGCAGCCTTCAACATATTACGGCCGTTCTCATCTCTAAATACTGCATCACAGTCATCAAAGATAAGAGTCTTATCTCTATATTGATACATTTTCTTATACATCATAATAACTGAAACAGCTCCTGAAATTAACATAAAGTCGTCTTCTTCAACTAGACCTTCATCTTTCATCGCTTTTTCAACATTATATGTCTTACCTGTACCGGCTCTACCTGAAATAAATAGAGAGTTAAAAGCCCCAGCTGCAACTTTTCTAGAGATCTGATAGATATCTTCCATTGTCTCCTCAAGAAACTTTACTTTATCTTCTAAAGTTTCTTCGTTCATAGCAACGGCGGGGTGATCTTTAGTAGTTACCGGAGCGTTCTTTCTAATTTTAAGAATCTTATAATAAGGAACTCCAAGATCCTGTGAAATTTGCTTAGCTGATTTTCCAGCCCTAAGCTGCTGAGAAACCATTTTAACTTCTTCTGTAGTTAATTTAGCAGAAGCTTCATTTACTATAGACTCGTTCATTGCGGCCTCAGCCTCAGCTGCATATTTTTTATCGCTTATAATTCTAGCAGCCTCAGTAACTAATTGTACAATTGGAAAACTTTCTGATGAAAATACAAAATCACATTGAGTATTAGGTCCAATCTCAGAATAATATTCAATTTGTCCAACAATTCCAGGTCTATTAGCATTACTATTTGCGACAACTCTTATTGCTGGAAATTTACCTTTATCACTAACCGCTATATTTCCAACCGTCTCTGTACCATCGAATAAAGCTATTTCGTCAAATTGAATAGCTTTAAAATTCATCTTAGTGTGCTTATTCATATAAGCAAAAATAAGGTCTGCCGCTTTGCGTAGCTTCGGATCAGAAGCCATAGTAATAGCTTCATTAATTGAATTTGATTCGTTTACAAATTGGTTAAAATCTAAATAACGCATTTATATTATAGTATTTTATTTGCTTTATATATCAAAGACACGACATATATCTTTCACCTCTATCGCATAGAATAGTCACTATGAAATCAATGTCATTCTTTTTAGCATACCTTATGGATGCTAAAACATTAGCGCCTGCTGAAATACCTACAAAATACCCCATTTTTGCAAGTTTTCTTGCCATTTCTTTAGCATCTTCAGTTGATATAACTTCTATATCTTCAACCTCATCCAACTCAACTAAATATTTAGAACCGTCTCCGATACCTTGAATACCATGAATACCTGGATCTCCACCAGACATAACTGGAGATTCAGCAGGTTCAACCGCTACAACTTTAATGTCATGATACCACTCTTTTAAATACCTTCCTGTTCCAGTAATAGTTCCGCCGGTACCGGTTCCAGCTACAAAAGCTTGTGGAATCCAGTCAGTTTCATCAATCCATTCTCTAATTTCAGGACCGGTCGTATCATAATGCGCATCAATATTCCATTGAGTATGAAATTGATTACAATTAAACCAACCGTGTTCTTCGGCTAATTGATCTCTAACGACAATAGCTCCTTCAAAATCACCAGCCCCAACCTCAATTAACTCAGCGCCATAATACCTAAACATTTGTTTACGTTCTTCGCTCATATTACTAGGCATAACTATTTTCATTTTATAGCCTCTTAAAGCCGCAAACATAGCAAAGGCAATACCTGTGTTTCCACTAGTGGCTTCAACTAAAGTATCGCCTTGAAAGATTAGTCCTCGCTCTTCAGCTTCAGTAATAACTCGTGAAACTAATCGATCCTTAACAGATCCGCTTGGATTTAAAAACTCTGCTTTGCCCAAGATGGTAACTCCATCTACTTTGAATTTGATAATTGGGGTGTTTCCTACGTATTCAATCATTTATTCTATTGTTTCTATTGCGAACTTTGAAAAACCATTCTCACGATAAATCTGCAGTTTCTTATCAAATATTTCATGTGGCAGAACCGTGTGGTTAATAACGAATGTATTTATCTTATGCTCTGTGATAACTTGCTTTAGAATCTTTAGTATATTATAGACTCCATCGTGATCGACAGAACTTAGTAGCTCATCTAAGAATAATAGATTGATTTGAGGGAACCTTAGCTTAAGTATTTTTATGATAGCAATCACAATGATAAAATCAGCCTTCTTTCTCTCTCCAGTAGAAAGAGTCATAGGATTAATCTCCTCGCCTAAGTGGTTGATGATACAATTAAACTTTTCATCAAACCTAATTTGAAACGGTAAGTGCATGGTCTGAGCCATAGCTGCAATATTAGTATTAAGACCTGGTAAAATAGTCTTAACTGCCAAGTTCTTAACTCCGTCTTCACCAAGAACTTGTTCTACAATCTCCATAAAGTTGTAGTCTCCATCTAGGCCATCTCTTAATGATGACTTTTCTTTTTCTTTTTCTTCAAACTCCTTAATTAGGTTCTTAAGGTGTTGAAATTCTTCTTCATCAGTAGAAGTAGAAAGCTTAGTAAATTCAGCTTTCATATTTTTCATTTGATATTTAATATCAGAGACCTTTGCCTCGATGTCACCCTTAGACTCCCTTAAGCTCTGCATATGAGCAGTAATGTTGTCTATGGTTTCTTTCAAGGTTTTGATCTGATTAGTCTTATCACTAATCTGTGACTGAAAGCCACCAAGCTGTTGAGTGTGCCAATCAGTATCTAGTTTGGTTTCACATGTTGGACAATGACCGCCTTCATATAATGCAACCTTCTTCTTAAGATACTCAATTTCATGTTTAAGAGAAACTGCAGATGAACGATTAGCATCGTAGTCTTTTTTGTTACTACCGATTTGCTTTTCGACATCACCTTTTTCGACTAAAAGTTCTTTAGCCTCTTCGCCCATTGACGTAAGCGTTTCTTTTAAAAATTTAAGCTTCTTTTTATTCTTTTCACTAGACTCCTCGATAAGTGTGTTTAGTTTAAGTTTAACAGACCCAATAGAATCCATAATCTGATTTAGCTCAGAGTCATAGACTTCGATATCCATTTTAACCGACTTTCTTTCATCTTTAATGCTTCGTTGCATATCATTTAAGATAGAAAACCCAAACATTCTATCAATGATTTGCTTCTTATCAGAAGGCGTCATAGTCAAAAAAGACTTAAAGTCATTAATGGAAAGAATAATAATATTCTTAAAGACATGATATGGAATACCGTAAACCTCTTCTTCTAAATAATCTTGAACCGACTTTTTACCTGCTTTGTCAAATTCTACTCCATTAATTAAAACTTCAAATTTACTAGGTGCCAAACCACGTTCAATCTCAACTTGCATAGTACCACATTGCAGTTTAACTCGAACCCAAAGCTCGCCATTAATTCTATTAGGTAAATCAGATAATCTAACGCCTTCGACTTTACCATACAATGCAAAAATGATTGCATTTGCAATAGTAGTTTTGCCATCACCATTCTTACCAAGCGTCAAGAACAATTCTGACTTATCATCTTCAAAGCTTAGGGACTGAACCTGATTACCATAAGATGCAAAATTCTTAAACTCTATGGAGGTTATTCTCATCTATCAGTTATATCATAATTATACGCACATTGTGTGTATAGATCTTTTAGCTTTTCTTTTAGCTTTTGTTTCATTTCATCGTCATAGCTAAGACCATCTATATAAGTATTACACAAATTCATAATGTTATAATTCTTATACATTTCTTCAATCTCGTCAATATCATAAAAATCCTTATCGATATAGTCATCTTCATTATAAATCGTAGGATCTAAGCGTCGACTTATTTTTTGAATCTTATTGACAAGATGCGATAGTGCATTAGTTGTTGCAATTCTAGATGGAACAAATAAGTCAACAAAGTTGTTTCTAATTTGATTCTTAAATTGGCCAAGAGGCATATCGTAAAGCTGTGTCACGTTGTACTTAAGAAACTTTGGAGAAATGTGATTCTCAAAGAATGTCTCTTCCATGGTGGCCAAGTCAGTTAGATAGAAACCCTTAGAATTGCCTCGGTCTGATCTGGTCAGCTCATATGGAGTACCAACTAACAATAACTTACCTTGCTCTTGGCGATAGTGAATGTGTCCCGAATAAACTCTAGTAAAGTTCTTATATGCATTAGTAGAAGTGCCATGTTCGTTCTTAACTTTTGAGTTTAGTTTAACGCCTGCTACTTCAGAGTGGCAAAAGACGATATCTGTTGTTGGATGATCTGCAAGAGTTTCAGCCTCGTGCTCTGAATCTCTCCTCCATGGCATCAATAAAATCTTTTTATCATACCACTCGTACGTTTGACAATCAGTGTAAATATGAACGTTAGGAATCCACTTAAGAGAGTCAATAGAGGTTATCTCATTAGACTTTTTAGCCCAAATATCGTGATTACCAACAATAATATGAACTGGTAATATTTTACCCAGCCTTTCAAATAGATTAACAGCATAGTTTAAGACTCGAATATTAATCGATTGTCTATTATCAAATGTATCACCAACTTGAACCAACACATCGCCAGGCTGAACATGTTTTTCAAGAGTTGGAATAAAATAATTCTCAAAGAAGTCTTTTTGAATATCTAACCATTCTAAAGAGTTGGCTCTAACGCCAAAGTGAATATCTCCAAGGATCCAAACTCTCTTTACTGGTTTACTTAAAGTAGAGTTGTCTATCATCAGAATAGTTTTTTAATGTTCTTTTTATCAAGAATATTTGTCTTTTTGTCAAGCTCTGCAACAAGTTCTTCCTTGTATGCGTTTGACAAAGAGTTATAGAACTTAGATGGGTTGATATCGAAGTAAACACACATCTCACTAAAAATGTCAATGAGAGTGTAGTCTTTGGCTATCTCATCAATGATATATCCGTAAACTTCGTTGATATCGACCTTCTTAAGTTTAGCTGTTTTACCTTGTTCATCAACTACATTAAAAACCTTAAATCTAGAAACCTCGATTAATTGATGAATATCTCTAGAAATCATTTCGACTTGAATCTTTTCTTCTTCAGATCTCAAATCTTTGTGGACTGGATCTAAATCGAATGTAAAATTAGATAGATGCTCAAATTCTGGACTATCGAAATTATTATCAAATATTTTATCTCTTCTCATTTTAAATACTGTGTAAATTGCTGTTTGTTATATCATCGGTCTCAGTCAATCGCATATAGTTGTAGTTAATATTCAACTTACATTTGACGCCTTTACCTTCTCCATCTCTAATCTTCAAGATCTTTAACCAATATTCCTCGCTCGCTCTCATTAGGTCATCTTGAATAATACCTAACATAACGTCTGCTGTATGTGACAAGCCTGCTGATTCTGCGATATCTGTCATGGTAATATCAGATGCGTTATAACCAGATCGCGTAATTTGAGTAGCTGTAACTATAAGCCAATTGTTTCTGATACCCATAGCTCTCAAATCCTCTGCGATCTGTTTAATTTTCATATATGTGTTTTCAGTATTTTGGTTTCTATAGTTAGCCAAAATATTGATATAGTCAATAACTACGGCGCCTAACTTAATTTGCCTCTCCTCCTCGATTTGATTTAGATAAGCTTCAATATCAAGAACCGTAGCTTGAGAAGTTGGAAATTGCTTAACAAATAGTTGACCAGGAGGAGTGAATCCATCACCCACAGTTTCTAGTCTTCTCTTAATGTATTCAGAGTTCTTGGCCTTCTCAGCATAGTCATTGATAGGTACACTAAGTAGATTAGCGCCAATACGCTTGACGAACTTATGAGCTGCCATTTCGGCAGTAATTACAGCTGTATTTGTACCCATCTTAACAAAGTTAGCTGCATCATTGGCCAAGTAAATTGACTTACCAATGTTTTGCTCACCTGCATAAACGATTAGATTTCCGCCTTTATCATAACCACCTCCTAAAACTCTATCTAAGAAGTTGTAACCAGTAGAAACCTTTTCTTCTTCTCTTTGCGAGTGCGATTCTACATCAAAGAAGTCAAGACCAAGGTCAGAGTTAAAGTTAAGATTATTACGATCATTGATAAGACCCTTAACTTTGGTAATAATTGACTCAGCATTCTCTGGAGTTACCTTAGTTGTCTTAATAAACTCAATAGTATCAATAAGAGATGTGTCAAAGTTTCTCCACTTAATCCATGATTCTGCCGTACCTGAAAGCCATTCTTCATCGTATTGATCAAGGTCAACATCAAATATCATGTTTAAGATATCATCACTTACCTTTTCTCTAGCTTTATCTGACCTTTGAATAAGAAGCTTAAGTTGATCCTTCGTTGGGGTCTCGTTAAACTTAGCGTAAAATGCATTGGCCAAATAACTTAACGTATCAATCTCATCAGACGTGTAGAATCCTGTCTTAATAGACTGCAAATACTTAGGCTTTTCAAGTGAAAGCCTAAAGAATGTCTTTTCAAAGTCTTGACCGAACTGCATTATTCAAATGGATTTATTAGTATTTTATATGACTCCTTACCTTCTTCTTGATTGACTTGTTCAATCAATCCTTCATTTAAGAGATCCTCAATAGAAGTCTTGAGATGCTCCTTTGTTGTATCAGGGAAATGATACTTGTTTAACGCATGAAGCGTAAACTTACCTTTATATCTGTCAGGGTGTCTTTGACATAAAGTCACCTCGTGATACAAAACATCTAGTCCAGTTGGATAACCTTCGAGCGTTGATTCTATACCGAGGATGTACTTTATTGGCAGCTTATCCTCATTAATTCGCATCTTCGGCTTCGATTAACTCATCTACATCAATTTCAGTATTTGTACTGTAGTTAAATAGATCGTGAATTTTCTCATCAATCTTTTGTAGAATCTCTTGTGTAAATACTTTTTCACTGAAAAACTCAGAATTAGGAACCGTCTCATCAAGATGCTTGCAAATCCAACCTCGGGCTGTCTTTTTAGGAACCTTTTTTCCTTTTTCAATTACGCCCTTAGTGATGCCGATGTCTTCCCAGTCAATATAGTTTTCAAGACCAACAAAGCGATTCATACCTTCCGTATAGTGTAAGTGAAACTTAATGTTTTGCGGCTTAGCAAAGCGATTCTTATTTGGTTTTGCTGTTACAATAATACCGGCTTTATCTCCACTTGAGTCTTTAAGCTGTGCTTTATTCAAGAATAGAACAATAGACGCTGCATATTCTGGTCCAGTTCCACCGCCAGCGACTTGGCGTGAAATAAAGTCTTGCGTTTGGTATGTATGATTTGTAAAAATAAATGGAATCTTAAGGTCAGCCATAGGTGTCATAATGATTCTAAAGATAGACTTAAGAATCTTAGACCGAGTCATGTCAGCCTTTTCATTACCGGACACTGCGTCATCAATCTCTTTTTGAGTTGCCAAGTTACCTGCCGAGTCAAGAATAATCATAACCTTTGGAATATCGGCTCCATCTCTTTTGGCCTCTTGCATACGACGAGTAATAGTCGTAACTGATTGTCTAAATTCTTGAACCGTATTGACAGGCTGATAGTTAACCTTAGTCGTATCAATACCAAACTTAGTCATAGTTGACTTATCAACTGCAGCCTCAGAATCATAGTAAATAATGCTATAACCCATATCAATTGCTCGCTTAATTGAGTTTAAAACCAAGAATGTTTTACCAGTTCCTGAGGGTCCAGCGACTGAACAAGATCTATTGTTTGGCCATCCTCCAAAAAGAGAACCTGAAATACATGCATTTAAATGATAGTTACCAGTGTCAATCCATTCGGTAACTTCACTAAAATTAGATTGCTCCATAACAGAGCCCAATGGATTTAGATTAGCTAGTTCGCTGTTAATATCATCGAAGCTAAATTCTTTTTTCTTTGCCATATTTTTATTATTTTTCTAGAGACTGTTCGTAATCTCTTAATTGTTGTAGTTCTTCTATTAATACTCGAGAACGTTCGTTTAGTTTCTTTATATCCCTTTCAATAGAGCCCAATTCATCATGGATTCTCTTGTATTTAGTTATAATTTTAACCTGATCAGGAGTTAATTTGCTGAGATCCATTGAATAAGTTTAATTGGCCCTTGACCATATTTTGACTTTCGAGAGCCTTCTTCTTCTCATAGTACATCATTCTAATGACTTGGCCCAATTCCATGTTGTTTGGGTACTTGAGTACTAGTTGTTCTAATTCTTGTAAATCCATATTAAAATAGTGCTGTTGCGTAAATTAGGTTAGTGTCCAATTTTTGAAGACCAATAGCCTTAAGTACTCTATTAAGTGGATCAATCATGCACTTTTCAAATTGCACATCGTAATCAACAGGTGGAGCAAACTCATAAGGATAATCTCCCGGTAAATATGAGAACATATCGCTCAATGCTGTATCAGCACAGTGATAAATCTTAAGTTTTTCACCATTACCAATCAAGCGATACTTATTCTTGTACTTTTTATTTTGATTAAGCAAATAGTTGTAGTAACCTGCAGCTTTTACGTTTGGCGGACACTTTAGGCCAAACTGAAGCTCGATTTGATCATCAACGATATACTTGTCAATATTGTTAGTTCTTTTATTGAATGAAATATCATCGACATTACAAAGCTTAAATTGCTTTTTGGTTTCTTTCATGAATTGAACCAACTCCTGTAGATCTTCTGGCGAAGGCTTATCTTGTTTCTTAAATAGAATCTTAAGTGCTTCAACCAACTTTTCACGAGCAAACTTAGGAGTTGACGATTGAATAGTATCAAAACCGATTGTTTTGACCTTTTTAAGAGAAGGATGTCGATCTGTTGTTTCAAGCTTATCGTCCCATGCAATGTTTTGAATGTACTTCTTCTTACTCATCCAAATACCATTGTAAGCAATAGTCTCTAATTCAAATGCAAGAAAATTATCAGTATTTCTTAGCTTAGCGTATTTTTCCATACACTTAACGATGTAATCCCTAAGTCTAAAATCATATATTTCTAAAATAAACTCATCAATTGTAAGCTTATCTCCGTGCCAATCAATTGAATTATACATTTCTTCAAATTGGACATAACACGAATCAGTATCAATGTAGATAACTGAAGGTCTTTCCAATTTATATCTAACGCTTATGTTTAAGTGATCGTGTACTGGTTTATCTTTATAAAAGAAATCGTGAAAATACTTATTGAGTATAGTTTCAGAATAAAGAATTGCATTTTGACCTTGTAAAGTAATGGATTCTGCGATATTAATATCAAAGAAGTGAAACCATTTATTACCAAATGCTCCATAAATACTATTCAAAGAAAGTTTTACAGCCTGTTCATATGCCGTATATTTAGCAGCTAGCTGCTCATAATGTGCGACGAGAGCTTTCCCCTCATCAGGAGAAAGCTCTTCAATCGCTTTTTCTTCTAGTAGTTCTACATTCATATTATGCAGTCTGACAAGTAGAGATTGTTAGCAGTGTTTCAGACTCGTTAGACGAGAACACTACCTTTGAATCAGACACATAAACATTTTGTTCTTCTTTGTCAAGTAGGGACAAATACTTTTTGTAAACCGTTACGTCGCCATTACCCGTTGATTCCGGGTTGATAACAACACTAAATGTCTTACCCTTAACATTAACTCCACTACCGTTTGCATTAATAGAGAATGTCTCATCTTTATCAAGGCCAAACAGATTTTTTACTTTACCGATCATGTGAGTGTCGAGTTCAAAGTTAAACTTACTTCCGTCTTTACTAAAGATGGCAGAGATTTGATCTTTGGTTAGATCTTTGTAACCAAGAGAAGGCTCAGAACATGCAAGAGTAATCTCGAGTTCATCGTTAAAAATGCGGAAGGTAGAAGCTACAAAGTCTTCTTCATTTTCTACAAACTCAATTTCACCTTGAATAGCATCACTTTCAAAGTGCTTAATGGCTTCAATGACTTTACCTCCATCGAAGAACGCAATCTTCATTTCTTTATCACCTTGAGTCCAAGATGCTTCATCAATTTGAAACAAATGATTTGTCTCAACTGAGTGATACTTAACTGCGTCTCGCTGTGGAAGATAGACTGCAGACGTTGTACGATTTTGATCCATTTTCATATAAATGAAAGAATCAATAAGCTTAACTCGATTAATAAATGAGGAAAGCGCGTGTTGGTCAATACGATTAACTACTAGTTTCATGTTGAATTAATTTATTCTTTTTACCTTAAAAACTACGCTTTGTTTCATAAAAAAAGAGGGGCACGTTAGTGCCTCTCTTTATTCCTGTGGAATTAATTAAATTATTCCTTTCCGACCTCCTCTTTAGTAGTAGCAGCTTCAGCTCCTTCCACCTGTGGCTGACCTTTTTTGTCAGCAGCTGACCAAACAACACCGATTAAAGTAACCAATGCACCTACAGCTTCAGTTAGACCAGCTTCATCAATAACGCCCTTTGCGACTAAAGCACCGCCAAGCGCAGTTAAGCCATGTCTAATTAGACCGAAAATTTGTTCTTTAGTTAAAAACATATCTTTAATAATTTTTTAGTAAATCCGACATTGGATCCATTTCTATATATCCTTTTAAAAAAATGAGGCCAGGAAGTAGCGAACTCCTGGCCTCTGTCCGAGAACTATCCCGGTCCTAAGAAGAGGTCTTCAAACCTCGACTTCGTTAGCCATCACAGCTTAGACAATCCGGGTCTGTTGCTGCAGTGGCGATATCTCCTCTTAATACACTTTCCGTTCTCATGTAATATAGAGTCTTAATGCCTTGATTATAGGCTTCTAAGTGAACTTGGTTAATAAACTTAGGACTTGCTTCTTTTGGAAATGCTAAGTTTAGTGAAACTGATTGATCAACATATTGTTGTCTGACGCCAGCTTGCTTAACTAATTCAAGTTGATTTATCTCTTTAAACGTCTTATAAACATCAGCCATTGGAATAAAGTTATCTGCCGTTGCTTGTGGAGCTTCCTTCAATTTATCAGAGTGAATCGGTAATCCCCATTCAGAATCATGCGATTCACCTGCATGCACATAATAATCCTTGATCCAATTAAGACCTTGAACTGATCCACCATCAATTAGAATTTGATCCCATGTTTCTTTATCATTTTTACCTAGGTGATCTAGCGCACGTTCCAAAGACTTATTCTTTCTGATGAAAGTACCCTTAGCCGTTTGTTCTGTAAATACATTTGCCGCCCATGGTTCAATGCCTGGCGAAACGTTACCACTAAGCTTAGAGTTGGAAACCGTTGGAGCAACTGCTCTTAAGTGTGAGTTTCTCATACCCGTACCAACACACCAAAGTGGTTCGCCATACTCGTGAGCTAGATCTCTACTTGCCTTTTCAGATTCTGTCTTGATCTGGCTAAAAATCTTTCTAGTCTCAAACTGCGACATTAGACCTTCAAAGGGAATATTATTGTCTTGTAGATATGTATGCCATCCAAGAACTCCAAGACCAATTGCTCGACCTTTCTCTGCAGATCTAACTGCATTTTCAAAGCCTCTCATATATTTAGCCTTAGTAATAAACTCTTCAAGAACACCATCTAAGAACCACGTTGCCGTGTAAATTAGATCAGTGTCTTTCCATTCGTTATATTTAGCTAAATTAACAGAGCTCAAACAGCAGACAAAAGAATGAGACTCATCCGTATGAAGAGTAATCTCCGAACAGATATTAGTCATATAGACCTTGAGTCCATTCTTTTTATACGCGTCTGGGTTAACGTTATTTACATTTCCTTTAAACATGATATATGGTTCTCCAGTTGCTCTACGCTTGCGAAGAACTGCAGCCCAACGTTTTCTAGCCTCTTTCTCACCGGCTTCAATACGTTGCATAAATCCATCAGAAACCACAACACATTGGTGCATATTCAAGCATTGTCGATTAACATCTCCTTTAGGCTCTCTAATTTCTAGCCATTCCCAAAAATCATCATGTTCTATATCGATATTAACAGAAGCTGCTCCGCGACGAACTGAACCTTGGTTTGTGGCCAAAATAGCGGAATCATAAATCTTACAAAAAGGTACAACACCATCTGAAGTGCCATTTTGAGAAATAGTCGCTCCAGCTGGTCTGATTTGATTTACGCCAATGCCAACACCACCGCCATGCTTAGCTAAAAGCATCATTTCAAGATTCTTATTACCGATATCATGAATTGAGTCGGCTACATCAATACCAAAGCATGAAATAGGCAAACCTCTTTCAGTTCCCGTATTCGAAAGAACTGGAGAAGCCAAATTTAGCCAGCCTTTCCAAATATAATCAAAAAACTTAGAAGCCAATTCTGGCTTACGTAATCTTTTTGCAATTGCAGTTGCTACTCTCCAGTAGGCGTCTTTAGGTGTTTCTCCGCTTAAAAGATAACCTCTGCTAATTGTTTTAACATAAATCTCTGTATTTCCCCAAGTTGGAAAGTCTACACCTAATTCCCAACCCAATTCTTGTCCGTGATTAATTGTTTCTTCTTCCATTTAATTTATTCTATAAGCTTTTATATGTGTTAAACTGTTAATTGTTTAGAATATATCATCTTCGTCCCAATTTTCATCTTCACCTGCTTTAGAATAATCAGTTGGTCTAACAGCAAAGAAATCGGTGTGAGTATGTCCTCCGGTTAAATGATAAAACCAATCAAGTTCAGATGCTGATTTTTCATCATATTGCATTTTAGGCTCGTAACCCAATTCGACCAACTTTTCATTAGCTCTTTTAAGAATAAAGTTTTTAAGATCAGCAGCCTTCATATTGTCTAGATCACCCATCTCAAACATCTTATCAATAAACTTATGTTCCATTTGAACCATTAATTCAGCAGCGTGTTCAACCTCTGGTCTAACTAACTCCTTTAGCTCCTCATATTCTTCACACATGTGGCGGAAAAGTTGGCAACCCATCTTAGAGTGCAATGACTCATCGCGAACTGACCACTTCATCTGTTGACCAATGCCCTTCAAAAGGTTTCTCATTTGGAATGAGTAAAGAACCGCAAACGAAGAATAAAGCGAAACGCCTTCGGCAAAAGCTGAAAAAATAGCCAATGATCTAGCAACATCCTTTCTTGCTCTGGCATCTTTAGCCAAATCCTCATGAGTCCAATCAGCCTCAGTGCTGGTCAGCATCTCAAATTTATTAGCGGTTGCCGGTTCGTGCAAGAAACCAGAGAAATCCTCTAATCCCAATGTTTCATTTAGATATGAATATGCTGTTGCATGAATAGTCTCTTGTGAACCGAACATCATAGCCATTTGCTTAATCTCATGCTTAGGAAACCATTGCGTAACCATAGTCGTCCAATAATCAGATACGGCACATTCGGTTTGAGCAAAACCCAAAAGAATATTACCTACAAGATTTTTCTCATGTGGCATTAAGTTTTCGTTCCAGTCTTTTACATCTCCTTGCATAGAGATCTCTGTGTGAAGCCAGAAAGCTTGAGCTTGCTTTAACCAGCCTTCTGTATAATAGACCGGGTATTCAAATGGTTTGTATTCTATTCTATCTTTAAATAATGACATATTGTTTGTATTTTTTTATCCTAGAAGTCTAAAAAAGGCCTATCGTGAGATCGGCCCATTTAGATGTATTTTAGTAAGTGTTTTATATATTTTAGGCAGCTGACTCTCCGACTTTTTTCTCATTTAATTTTTTTTTCAGCTCTCTTGCCTTTTCATAATAATCGTACGAAGTTTTCTTATATTGTTTACGTTGAGCATAAAGATCAGAGAGAATCTTCTTCAGAATTGAGTCTTCTTTTTCATAAACAACTCCGTTTTCGCACACAATGACACTTTCATCCTTTCGACGACTATTTATCTGTGTAGTAGGTATCATTTCGACATATGAGTCAGGTGAAATATTAAACTGTCTCATAATAGAGGGATACAGTGAGGCGAAGTCAAAAGCACTAACTCCGCTATAATAACCAGAAATAGGCTCTTTAACAAATGCGCCAGCATACTTACCGTCTTTTTGACTATCTGCTTTATCGTATTCAACGCCAACTCGTTTATTTTGCTCAACCAATTTACGAGCAATCAAAGCTTCTGTCATAGCCACAGGAGAAGCTGCTTTATAAAGAGGCATTTTTGTAATAGTAGCAAGCGTTAACAAGACCTCCATGCTTTTTAGCTTCTCATCAATATAATAAACAAGAATAGAGTCAACTACGTTATAGAAAACATATTTCTTAAAGTCATTCTCGTATAGATCTTGTAGACCACCCTGATACTTAATCTTCTTAACATTAAGAACTTGACCAGAAACATAATCAAGTGTATTAGACTCTTTTACTTTAACCGAGCGATCATACTTATCGTATAATTGCATATAGTCTAGAATACCCATATGAAGTGGTCGACTATCATTACGATCAAGCGAACCGGTGATAGCTACTTCAGTCAAATCGATTTGCAAATGCTTACATCGATTAACGATATATTGCCAGTCATAGTTGATGAAGTTCCAGCCTGTCATCATAGGAAACTTAGGCAAGAACTTATGCAAGAAGTTATAGAGCATCTCGTACTCATTCTTAAACTTATAATAGCTAAACTCCCAATCTTGATCATAACCTTCAAAGTGATCGTTAGTGTCCTTCTCAATAGAAGCAATCTGTTCAGCCGAAAGATCTTCTAGACCTAGTACAATAGCCTTTCTTTCGGGTGTGATTATAGAGAACGTGAGGATCCTAGATTTAGCTTCCTCTGGTTTAGGAAAACCATCTACAATCTCAGTCTCAATATCTACATAATAAGTACGAGGTACATTAAACTCAAAGATTTCTTCTCGATCCTTTTCTGGAAGATTATCCATAAAGTAGATCAGTGAAAACTTATTATAAGAACGTGAACGATTCTTTTTAACAGGTCGACCATCCCAATTTAGGATCTGTGGATGCTTGTAGCGATCTTTTTCATCTGTGACAACCCAATTCTCAAATTGAGAAATAGGATATCTCTTGAAATCAACTTTACCTTCTCGATTATAGTAGCTTACAATAAGCTCATTTTCTCTTTGTTCAATATCAAGTAGCATTAGTATCCTCGGTTTTGGCGATCGTGATTCTCTGCGTTCTTAGCCATGTAGAGGTTTACTATATCTTCTGCTGTCATGCCAATTGAAATAGCAAAATTCATGTAGAAGTGAAGACCATCGATCCACTCGTAAAATAGTTCGAGGCGATCTTCTTTAGAAAGGTCAGCTACTGTCATAGTAGCCGCTTTAGCATTGTCTTTTTTCCAGTATTTCCATGCTGCTGAAGCAATACCATCATTAACTCCACCAAGAGCATCGAACATTTCGTTAAGTTCATCGCTCATAGCATGTTTGTTAACACACCAGAAATCTGCAATTTCTTTAAGGGTCCAATTCTCGAAGTTAAATCCGAGTCTGCTTTGTAGCTCGATCTGTTTGTTATATACAAGGCCGAGCGTGTCTTTTACGTCAGTGTAGAAGTCTTGTACTTCTAGATCTGCACATTTATTATCTGAGTTTGCCATGATTTTTTTATTGGTTTATGTGTTAAAGTTTCAACGAACTTCTCCCCACTCTCTTTGTGAGTCGACTTTCTTTTTAGTTTCTTCTTGTTCTGGTTTAGGGTCACCGCCGACATTCCAAAACCAAGCACCAGGGCTGCCATGCTTAACCATAAATTCCCAAGCTTTAGCGTCGTAGTTAAGAGCTGATGGGAATGGAGGATAATATTCAACATTTACATTTTGGTTAAATGCCTTGGGGTGTGACCATATTGTAGCTTTGCCTCTTTCGCCTGTTTGAATATTGCGAGCTACTGCAACTGCATTAAATTTGGCGTCTGGCCATGCAATTTGCAATGAACGTTGCAAAACGCCAGTTGATATAGCTGACCATACTTCTTCTGGATAACCATGTTTTTCTGCTAGGTCATATGCTACCTTTACAGCTGCAGCTGTTACAAGTTCATGCTTCAAACCCAATGGAATAAAGAATGCGTTATTATCTTCAGCCCATGCTTTTGCAATACGATTTAGGTTAGGCATAGCTGCAACTCTTCTAAACTTCATCTCAGCCCCTCGTTCTACACAAATAGCTTGGTGATCTGAAATCTCTTTTTGGCTTGGACTAAACAAAACCAACTTCTTATTGTACTTTTTAGCTAAATATGCTAGTGAGATACCTGCAAAGCCATATCGAGGTTGAACATAGACTAAAGTGTCTTTCTCACATGTGCTAACCAAAATGTCTCCGAATCTACACTTAGATCCAAAGCCCATTAGGTCTTCTCTAACTACATTAAAGCCCATGTGCTCGTGAATCTCAGGAGCTTCAAAGGGATCCTTCCAATCACCAGCTAAATCCAACCACGCCTGTCTATTAGGCATCATTAGATTTAAGTCTTGATTAATTAATTGATCGGTATGTTTATTATGTGACATGTTATAATTCTTCTGGGTAATCTTTAGCCCATAAATATTTTGTTGTGTTGGAGTTAAGCTGCACGCTATTGCTTGGGTGTTTGGCCAAATCAAACTGAGAATCAAAAATCCAATTATATGGAATTCTCTTAGTTGCTGACTTGATACCATGGCTAATAGCAATATGTTTATAGAAGAAACAAGTTTTGTCTTCTAAGTTCAACCACATTTGCTCACTAATAGGATTAGAAGGATGTTGGGCTAAAACTTCCATCTGTCTAATCCATTCTTCAGCATGCTTATTCTCACAAACAAATTGACCATCAGCATCAATAGAATACTTAACTTTACCATTAAGATATTGACCTCCAAAAATCTGATGTAAGCCGTCAAAGTGACCAGTTCCACCAAACAAAACTGAGTTAGGGTCAACCAATTCTGGCCAAGTCATAGCCAAATATCTGGCAGTATTCTTACATGGATATAAAGGACTTCTAAAGTCTTGCTTTTCTTTAAAGTACTTTTCCATAATCTTAGCAAACTCCATCATCGTATATGGTCGATCGAGATTCTCTAAGACATGACACATATCTTCAGCCGCCTTCTTTGGACCTTCTAAGATCCACTCCTTAACGTTTGTTCCTTTTGGATAGTATATCTGAAATAGGTCATTACGAGCGTGCCTGTGATTCTTAAAACGTTCAGCAAGAGCCTCTTCACCCTTATCAACAAGAGTAGTTAAAGTCTTCCAATGTTCGTTTGTAAATGAGAAGACAAGAGTGTACCATAACCTCTCTTTATTATCAGTGATCTTCTTCATAAAATCACAGTAAGAGTGCTCGTGCCAATGTAAACGATGCGAGAAGATTTGGTAATCTGTTCTCAATAGCTCGTCTTCTCTCAAGTCAAAGACTCGACAAAACTCAAAGAACTTTTCTATTCTTTCTTCTTCGCTCCATTTTTGCATCCAAGATTCTTTAGGCTTGCCATTTTTTAAAGGCACTTCAACCGTTTTAGGATACTTAATATTATTAGTTGGAAATACGTTGATACCTTCCTCGTCAAACAAAGGCATAATAATAGTTTCTTTTTCTTTTACGCTGTTTGACATTCGTATAGTTTTTTGACTTTGTTTTTATATTGTTCTACCGTCAAGCCAGCTTCTGAGATAATCTTATCATCCGAGGGGTGGTGAGTCATACCATTGAATGTTTCGACCAATCCTAAATCAAGCATAGCCTTTTGTCGGCCGTATGGGTGATCCAATATAGTAGAACTATTCCACAGAGTATCCATATTGATGTGATTGTAATCAGCGCCCGGTCTCATGTAGTTTTCTATCCAACGAATAAAGTCACATGCTACATCTTCTGCATTATAGGGTAACGAACCAGTCTCTTCGTATATCTTAGTCATCACTGCGTCCAAGAATGGCTCAGACTTCTTACCTTTACCGTCTTTAGTGTCGGCCAAATAACCGATACATTCAACCGCATTGGTACCATAATAAAACATAGACTCGCGATTCATAAACTCTGGGAACCAATCACAAACATCGGCAATCACAGCTGCATATTGGAATCGATAAGCTCTTAAACCATTATCAGTGTTCCACTTAAACATCCACTCTCCTAATTCTCGTAAGTCTTTCTTTGGCCCCTTTCTCAAATAGTTGGCCATATCGCGGGCTAATCGCGGAGCAAACTCGCATAAGAAGTAATCGCCACCTCTTTTATATGTAAACTTAGGTGCTTCAAAACCAGACATGCCTACAAAAACATTCTCTTGAACTTCTGGTTGAGGTGGCTTTGGAAAAGCTGGAAATTGATAACCTACTGACGTATAGAATGGAGTCGTACGAGATTTAACTTGCTCACACATCTGTTCAATAGTATCAGATTGCCACAGATCAAATAGGATAGTGTTATGGTAACCACTTGGCTTAGTAGCATAATTAATTGCAGATCCACAGACTCTGTGTAGAATAAAAACATACAGCCACTCTTCAAGTCCAAATACATCTTGCTTGCCTGTCCAGTTCTTAGCAACCTCAAGTCTTTGAGAAGTCACTAACCCTTCTTCCATTCTAGACCAATATGGATGGTCCTCTGTCCAGCCATAAAATACATCGTTTACAATTTGACTAAAGCCAGCAAACTTACGTTCGACCACATCATAGAGCTCAATCTGCTCCATCAATGGATCGTTCATATCTGAATCTTGGTGAGGTGTATGACCTAGATTGCTTTTCTGTTGCTGATCAAGAGCTAAGTTAAAGTACCTAATAAACTCGTCATAATATTTGGTTGTTGTAATCTCCATTAGAATAATGACATAGTTTGTTTAATTAGTTTTTTATTAGGACAGTTTTCAACTAAATCCCAACGATAATACTCTCTAGCGATATGAACTGACTTAGGTTTTTCCATTACGTCAAATGTCAATTCTCCATCTCCATTAAAGTAAACGTCAGGGTGTTTGTAAACATTCCAATTGTTACGCGCACACATTTCATCAATGCCCGAATTAATCTCTTTAGTAAGACTTGTGCGTTCAGCCCATGTACCAAAGAATGGTGTATCTTTGTAGTAACCGGTCTTCGGCAATGGTCGGCTTTCATGTTCAATAGGTAAAACATGAACTACTTCAATCTCTTCAACTCCATTTTCTTGAAGCTTTAGTAATTCACTCTCATAGTTCTTCAACAGTGTCTTAACAGAAGCCGAAGGATTATCCTGTCTCATTAAATGATGACGAACATCAATATTACCTAAATAAACTCGAAGTGACTTGATCCATGGATAAACATATGTGTCCAACCCTCGCTTAAGAGCGCCATGCATAGTTAAACCATCGTGACGCTGAGTCATGTAACCTGGAGTGTATTGGCTAAACGAATGACTATCTCCAAAACAAAGCTTGTCTGTCTTTTCAATACAGTCAATTCTTGGAATCTCATTTTCACAGATTCGTTTAATATCTTCGATCTTGTCTTCAAGCGTCTTGAATAGATCTGTACCAGTATGAAGACGCTGCTCAATTAAAGTACCAATACATGGCATATCATGGTGTAAACTGTACAACTCAGTAGAGCTAAAGATGCGCATAATTTGATGATACAAATCGTCATTAGCACCGCCAAAAATATTGAAGGTGCCTTTAAATTCCATACCATGTTCTAGTAGAATTGCGTCGTAATCTGACCAATCTATATTGGTATCTGTGATTACATCAACGTTCTCATAACCTGCGTTTACGCATTGATTTGCCAAGTGATATGCCCAGCCTGATTTATGTGAGCTAATCTTAGGACTTAACTTACCGACAAGAGCTACAATACCAATACGAGACGACTTATCGCCAATATAATCCGATAGGTACTTTAGTTCACTCATACTTATTTAATTGGATCTTCTGATTCGCCATAGCCGTGCTTTTCAACATAATTGTTAAGAGCACCGAGATACGCTACAGCATCAAGAAGGTTGTCTTCTTTATAGTTATAAGAGTGTCTGCTAAGCTTAAGTGCAACAAGAGCAGCGTACATATCAGAGCCATTCCACTCTTTACCTGTCATTCCTGAACAAATCATGGCAGCTCGACGCATGCCTTCTTCGAAAGGTCCATATTGGCGTTCTTTCTCTTCTGATCGTTCGTTGATAATCTTATTTGCTTGGTCTAGTATATTATTGGCCATATCATAACTTTTTATTTATATGAAAAAGGCAGCGAAAGTTTCACTGCCTTTAACTTAGGTGTAACGCTAATTATCAAGAATAATATTCAGCAACGTAATTCTCCAAAAGAAATTGGTTTTTACCGTCAAGCTGAGCATAAAAGGTGTTCATTGCACCTCGACTTCCAGCCTGATCGTAAGCTGCATTAAATTTTTCTTTAAGATGATTAATCATCAAATCGCCTTGATTTTCAAAGGCTTTTTCAACAAAGTTTGACGGAAAGTTAAAGCCAAACATTACAAAATCTTTTACTGTACAGATCATGATTGCATTTTAAATTGTTCGAGTTCGGCTTCAATTTCAAGAGCCAAGTTTCGAATTTGACTTGGGTTCATTTGATCGATCGTGGCCTGTGAGTAGCCCGCCTCTTTAAGGAGATTAATTGCGTATTGATTCATGATTTTTGTTTTTGAATTTCTTCTAAAGTTTCTTCTATTTGAACATTAAGTTCTTCATATTGCTCTTCCATAACTGAGATAGATTGAGCAAGATTAGCTCGCGCTCCACGAAGGAGAGCGAGCCGTTCCGTGAGTTGATTAGTTGATGACATTTGCAGGAAACTTAAAGGTCTTGCCGTTAGAAAGGTTCTTGGCCAAAACCGGGTATTTTGAGCTTCGAGGCTTGAGACCGACAATCTCATAAGTATCGTAGCGGAAGTCAAAAGTATCACCCAACTTCTTAGTAATACCAAAGCTAGAGGCAAAGCGATTAAAATCAGTAGCTTCTTTGGTCATAACTGTTCCGCCTTCATTAACAGTAGAGATGTCAATCTTAGTAGTACAATTAGTATTAGAGAAGCGAGAGTTACCGACTTTGATCTGAACACCATAACGCTTAGCTACTGCATCAAGTGCAGATTGAATATCGTCATTAATACGGCGGACTGCAGTGCGGTCGAGGGAGTTGATTTTGTTACTCATATCTTTTAAGATTTATTAATTAGCGTTCAAGGATTACAAAGTCACCGAAGTAAGAGTCAAAGACATTGATCAGATTTTCATAGTCTCCGCTCGTCATCTCTTCTAGAATCTTATCAGCGTCATAGCCAAGTTGCTTTGCAAATCGGTTAGCATAAGCGAGGATAACATTGGCGTTGCCTTCGGGGCCGGTGAGGTCGATAACGATCTCGTTTTTGGGTTGTTTTGCTCTAATCATTGTTTGTTTGTGATTAACGTTACAGGTCTAATATACGAAATTCTGGTCAACCTGAAAATCTGAAATGTTAAAAAGTGTTAAATTTTTTCAAGCGAGGTGGCCCACTCTGGAATAATAAAGGCTGTGAATTCTTCGCCTGCACAACAAACATCTTTAGAGTCTCTCTCTATAATATTCATAAAATTTTGCCGACTAGCTGCTTCTAAAAAGCTTGAATTTGCAAAACCAATAGGAATAGCAGGTCCGCTATATGTTGCATTTAGTTCATCAATATAACGTCCTTTAGTTTTTTTACAAGTACATGCTTTAGTCTCATACTTGAGATTAAAGATGTCTTTACATTCGGTACACATTAAAAGCTTCATTGATCGTCTTGATTTTTATGCTTCTTCTTACGAGTGTAATTCTTTTTAGAAGGCACTGATTTTGTAATCATCTTACGGCGCACAATTTGAGCGACGTGGCGCAAATTAAGGCCGTTTAGAATATCTTTATCTTTTTTATTGTCTGTCATTACATATCTAATATACATAAAAAAGCCCAAACTTAAAAGTCTGGGCTTTTTAAATTTTGTTAAAATGTTAATTACTTACTTGGAAATTGAAGCTCTGCTTCTTCTTTAGCAGCTTGCTGTACCTTTCTTTTACTACCAAAGTACCAAATCAATGCTGAAGTAGTATCAGATGCGGCAGCTTCTCCTCCTAAAAAGGCTTCAGCCGCATGTCTACCTGCTTTTGAATTAAGAACAGCTAAAGCTTCCCAAGCTGTTAAACCCATGTGTCTTTTTTGAAGGTCATGAATTCCTTGATGAGTTAAAAACATAGCTTTATCTTCACCTAATTCGTTAGCTAAAGTGCCACACCATCCGTGAGTTTTATTGACATCTTCTTCTGTATATTCTAAATCTCCCCAACTAGACGTTCTGATTTCAGAGATAACAGATTCATAAACAGTGATGCACATATTACTATGCTTCTCAAACTTTTTAAGTTCTAGACCCATTTGTTTACCAACAGCTTCCATATATTCTTTACCGGCATATGTAGAAGTTCTAACTTCGTAGCCATTTTTACCTTTCTTTCTAATACCTTTAATGGCTTTATCAGAAAAACCCGTGACATCTTCAAATTGGTTTGGAAATTCATATTTAAAATCAGATGCGGTTCCGGTATAAACTTCGTCGACTTGATCAGACTCAAATTGGAATTGTCCCTTCTTTCCCTTAGAAAAATCATCATGTTCGTCTGCATTTACAATCGCCAATAATCCAACATCTTTCTTTTTGACCTTTAGATCTGTGATAGCCTTTTGCTTTGCAGCCCATAGACTATCTGCTTCAATTTCATGCTTTGCGCCTTGAAATATTGCGTAAAATCTAGTTTCATTAACACCTGATTTGGGTTGAGTATTTAACCCATTTATAAATTCTTCGAAGTTTGCCATCTTCTTTTTCTTTTTTTTATATTCTTCTTCTGCGTCGCCCCTACCAGCAGGTACATCTCCAGATCCAAGTAAACCGTCAGCGGGTAATTGTATTGGACCCATGCCATTAATTTGACCGGCTTGAATATTTTCAGGTACTCTTTCTGGTAAACCTTCGTGTTTAGTTGCAGCAAATTTCTTAAGCTGCTTAAGAGTCATAGAATCTGCGAGATCTTTAACCTCTTGACTAGCATCTTTAGAGTCAAGCTCACCCTTCTTATAAGCGTAAGCCATTCCCATTAATCTTTGTTGTACTTTACTAAGAGCGGGCATAATATTAATTTGAAATGGGGTGCCATGGTTTTATCCAATATTCCCAAAATACTTTTTTAATTTTACCAGGCATAGTCCATATTTTCAATTTTATCAATTCTGTCTTTGATAAGCTTGGCTTCGTCCTTAACTCTTGTTTCGTAATAGCTAGATCCAATAAGACCGCTTTGAGCTTCATTAGAATATCTCACATAGTTTGAGTAATTATCTAAAATCTGAGACATATGATTAGCGGCGTCTCTCATTTTTACTGCTCTACCCTTTGAATTTCTACCGATTAAGGGCTCTCCATTTTCGACTTCACCTTTAGCTAGACCCTGTTGAATTTGTAAAGTTAAAGCATCTACCGCGTCCTTAACCATTTTATCTAGAGGTAAGTTAGCTGCTTTGTCTGCTAAGATCTCTTTATATCGCTTCATATTTTCTCTTTTGAAATCTTTATCTGATTTAAAAGCGATTGCACCTTTCTTAGCGGCTGCTCTATCAGCCATCTTTCCAGCAGTTGAATACTTATCTCTAAGTACCGCAGTATCTAAGACAACTGCTCTATCTGCAACCTCTGAAATTCTCTTAGGATTGTAAAGGCCCGTTGAATCCCAGCCTTTATACTTTTTACTAATACCTACGCTATCACCAGGTTCGCTAGATGCTAAAGTTCGGCCGTGGCCGGATGAATTACGGCCCCATGCCATGCCTTGAAATTGATTACCCTTAACAATAGCCAAAATACCAGCTGGGATAGTTTTTTGCCCTTCGTAACCAGCATGCGGATTTTCTTTTTGTTGATCTACTACGTAAAATATAACATAGCGATTATCTTTGTCCTTTCTAGTTATAGCATGCGCTTCAGCTGCACTCATATCAATTATATCTTCATCCTCTACTTTATCTAAAGCAATATTAGCCATGTTATAAAAAGCTTTAGGTAAGTCCTTTAATGAGCTAGAAGACCAACTGCGAGATATTTTAGTATTAAAAAGTTGAGCTAATTTGGCTGACTTAAATGCCTCGTTAACGTCCTCTCCTACTTCAATAGAATTTGACTCTACTGGCTCAAACATTCTTTGGGCCAATTTAAACTCTTCTCTATGAAAATGTCTTAAATAAGTTCTAACGGCGTCGTCTACTAAACCTTCATAATTGGTTTTGTATTCAGGCCACTCATCCCAATATCTATCAACTGCACTTTCAGCCGCATCTCTTAGTTTTTTATCAAACGGAGATGGCATGTTTTTAGGCTTTCTAATCATATAGTGAATTACTTCACTCATAGCATAGCTATCAGAAGTTCCCCATTCATTAACATTTTCTTCATTTAGAGAAGCAATAAACTTTCCAAATGATTCTGAGACTAATTTATTTTCTGTAACTTCTTTTGTTTCTTCTACTTCGGGAGCTTCCTCACTTACATCTTTTACTGTAACCGGAAAGGTTTTACCCTTAAATTCAAATTCTTTTAAACCTTCTGCTTTAGCTGCTCTAGCTGCAGTAATAAATGCGTTTCTACCTTCACCCAACATAGAACCATCCCATGTTTCTGGTGAGCCAGACTTAGCTTTCATACCTACAATCTTTTCTATCTTAGGTATATTAGAATTTGCTTTATTTTCCTGCCCTGTTAAAGAAACTCTTAAGTAAATCTTTTTACCTTGAGGATAAAAATCACAATCACCTAAACCTTCCTCTTCAATTTTATCAGCTAATTTTTCAGCAGTCTTTTCATCCTTTAAAATAAAGTGAATATGTCCATCTCCTTTATCTAACATATCTTCATATTTACCTTCTTCTATAACATCATCTTCTATTAACTCAGACTCTAGGACTTGAAGACCCATTTGTCTACCGTCTTTAGTTTTAGCAACTGCGTACTTCCACTCTTTTTCTTTTTCATCCCAAAGATAAACATATTCTGCACCATCAAAGGCAACATCTTGTAGATAATCATCTAGATCTTCTAACTTTCTTTTTTGAGTCATATTGTATTTAGTTTCGCCTCTATCTCTACCATAAAATACTGTTTGACCATCGATTGGTGTATTAAAGTGGTGTCCTTCACCACCTTCAATACCAGGCTCTAAATATGAAATACCATTCTTTCCAAGTTTTAATAGTTCTTTCATCTTTTTAGTGTCAGAAAAATGATCTTTTGCCATTTGGCCTACACCTTCTGGATAACCATCGCTATGAACATATGTAGAGTGAATAACGCCTCTTCTATCAATGATACCAATTTGAGAACGCGTAGATTCTAAAATAAAGCCTTCATTTTCATTAATTGCAAATGTTTTAAGAACTCTTTTACCAAATCTAGATAATGTGATACCGTCTTCTGATACATTAAAGTATTTTGCATTTCTGGTCATCCATCTTTTAGAATCATTGCTTAATTCAGATAAAATAGAATTAAACTCTTCTTGAGTTAACGTGCCATCAGCAACCGCTTCTATCATTTTGTTTCTGACTCTTGCCGTTAAACCAGCTTCCATCGCTGGATGATTTTCAGTGTAACGTCTCTTTAACGTTACTTTCTTTTCATTTAGGAAATCTTGGAATTTCATATTTATGTAGTTTATTTTCTTTTTCTATATATTAGGATTTTAAGAACTGATTGAAAGTCATAATGTTTGACGTGGACTCCATTGTTGCCATTGATTGCTCTAACGTATCTTTAAGTTTTAAATACATCGAATGAATCTCCCTCGGTGTTAGCTTCTTAAACTCTTTTTCATCTCCAGCTAACATTGCATTTCTAACTTGAGTTGCTGAAATATTCTTACCAGTTCTTGGTATCTCGAACAGTCCAAAATCATCTCTGACGCCTAAATCATCTCTATATTCTTGCTTATCTACTTGATAGCTATAAACCTTTAATCTATCAGTTCCAGTTCCCCAAAGAACCGGTTCATATTTAGGTCTCATTTCATTAAACATTTTGTCGATGGCTGCAGAAGGTATAACAAATACCTCTTCAATTGGATACTTCTTTTTTAGTTTTTCCAACATTTCAATTTGTAGTTCTTCAGAATAGGGTCTTTTAAATGCATCCTCTTTTTTCTTAGTCTTTGACTTAACTAAGAAAATAACAACGGGATAACCGTTTTGTTTATGAATAGCGTCTATAACTTTAGCGTGTCCTAATGTAAAAGGTTGGAATCTACCAACAAACATATTAACCGGCTTTGCCCCCTGATCAGGATGTTCGACTGTTAGCGCTTCAATAATTGGACTAACTTGGGTTTTTAGCTTTTCTTGCTTTAAGTAAGTATTAAATGTCATAATCTCTGATTCATTCTTTTTTGCAAAGACGGCGGACTCTATCTTTTCTACAATTTCGTTCATTTGAGACATAAGGTCGGCATTTATGATCTTGGTTTCTTTTGTTCTTTTTTTTCTAAATGATCCCAACATAATCTTAAATAATTCCGATAAATCTTCGTTTTGAATTAGCTTTACCGTGCCTTCGTTTTTGATAAAGTCTTTATTGAGTTCAAATCCCTTTCTACTAGAAAAACCCGCCGAATCAAACTCAGCGCCTATATACTTGACGGCGTTCTTAGACATATATTGATTAAATATCTCTGAAACTAGCTCAATGTATCTTAAGTCTGTATCTTCTTCTACCAATTTTACATCATCCATATTGAACTGAGTCATATACTCGACAAGATCTAGAATAGTAATTTGATACATGTCGGAAGCTTCTCTTTCTTTTTCTTCAACTTTATCAAATCTACCAAGTTTAAAGTTCTTAATATTCTTTTTGTCTATAAAAGAAACTATAAGCGAATCTATATCTCCATCTAAACCTTCATTGAGAGCGGTCTTATTTGCCATGTGATTAAAAATACTATAGACCTTTCTAGTAAAGGAAGTATTTTCAAATACGTTCTTAAATGATTCATTATTCATTTCTAAAAGCTCAACTAACATGTCTTTTTGATTAGAATCTAAAACTCCGTTGAATAATATAGGAGGAGCCTGAACTTGTAACATATTAGACCATTTTTCAAGAACTTTAGGGTCTCTAATTACTTTCTTAATTTGAGTTGGGTCAGTTGGATTTAAAACTTGAATATGTGTTAATATAAGATTGTTTTTGGGAAGAGCATCGTATTGAATATCAACTGTTCTTTTTTCAGTCATGTAATCAAAACCAAATTTCCAATCCTTTGGCATATCTTCTCTAACTTCTTTAGGAATAGATCTAAAATAGTCAATAGCACTTTCATAATACCTAACTATTGTTCTATCAACCCTATTCATAGGTGTTTTAGAACCGCTTTTATAGTAGTCATAGCCTTTATCTGTATTTCTAACATGAAAGGAAGAAGCTTGAATTTTTTCAGTAACCAAGCATCTTTGCTTTAACAAAGCCATAAACTCGTTTCTATTAACTGAATTAAAATGTTTTCTTAGATCTTGAAGTGCCATTATCTGCCGTATTTTATAATTCCCATAAGTTGATTTATAGCAGCGAAAGTTCCAGTAAGCTTAAATGTTTTACCTTTATACACGAATACTATACCCTCGGTTGGCATAATAGATTCTACTCCTCCGATTCTTTCTAATCTTGCAAGCTCTGCTTCAACCTTTTTAATTTGATTAACGTCGCCTCCTTTTTTAATTTTTTCAGCTTCTGTTCTAATTTGATTATGTAATCTTTGCATTTCTGCGCTTGGATTAGCAGCGACAAAGTTAGAGGCGTTCTTAAGAATAATAGAACCCAATTCTAGGAATAAATCTTCAAATGGTCTAATGTTTTCTTTGTACTTTTTCTTAACGTCTTCTTTATCATATTTTTTAATAGCATCCATTTGGTCTGAAGTAACCTCTTTCTTAAGCTGTCTTAGGTTAAGAGTCTTTTTATCACCATAAGCCCATCTTAGTAAAAGCCCTTCTTTATGGTCTTGTGTTAATTCGCCAAAAGTTTCTTCAATTTGATCTCTCCACCACATCTCATGATAACGCGATACTTCATCAGCATCGGTTAAATTATACTTATTTCTAAGTACTTCAATTTGTTTTAAGAATTTAGTTCTATTGGTTTCAAAATCTATGTCTTTACCAAGCTTAATGATTTGTGGGGGAATTATTGTAAATGTTTTACCAACATTCGCTTTAACTGCTGCCAATGCTTTAACTAATGAAGATGCTGGTTTATTATCTTCTCCGATAATATTACCTTGACCATCAGTCTTCTTGATACCATGGAATTGAATTACATCTCTGTCATAATAAATAACATTTGGGTTTCTAGAATAGATCAATTCCATATTCATCCAATTAAGTCCATTTTCAAATGTTTCTTCTTGAACATTATTTGGTAATTTCATTAACTGAGATGCTAAATCTTCAGCGGCCAACTTAAAAGTCTCTTCAACCATAGCGCTTGCATGGTTATCAAATTTTTGCTTAAATGTATTCAAGTCCATTGGCGTGATTAGTTCTGTCTTGTTTCTAGCGAACTTTACCTCACCATCTTGAATAGTGGCAAATACGTTTTGTCCATCTGTTTTTTCAGTAGCAGCTTCTTCGAAATTAAGTTCTCCTCTAAGACCGTATTCTACAATCTTTTTAAAGTCTCCAAAAGTTAAAGACTTATCATCAAATGGATGATTCATATGACCAGCTGCACCGCCCTCCATAACAAGAGAATAGCCCATGTCTATGGGCTGCGCTCTTTCATTTAAAAAATCTCTATATAATAGGATTTTATTCATTATCCAAGTGAGCTTTGTAGCATACCCGCAGCTTCACCATAATCACCGCCGGCTTTAGATAGAATTCCGTCTACTACTTCTTGAGCCTTTGCTTCGTCAAACTCGTCTCCAAATGCTTTTTGAAGAACTGAGAATGCATACTCTTTAAAATCTTCGTCTGATTTAATATCGGATTCATTGACCTTTACTGATTCTCCTAAAGAAGATGTTAGCATACCTATAGCTGCACCATAGTCTCCTTTTGCCTTACCAAGAATACCATCGATAGTTTCTTGTGCTTTAGCTTCATCAAAATCTTCACCAAATGCTTTTTTCAAGACAGTCATTGCATATTCTTGAAACTCTTCTTCAGACTTAACTTCAGCTTCAGTAACTGAATATGCCTCTTCTAATCTATCAATCATATAGTTAACGTCCTCGTTTACTTCTCCGCCTCTTAACTTTAAAAAGAAAGAAGTTTTTTGTTCTTCATCTAATTCATTAAGATCTGTTACGCCGTATTCTGCTAAAAGAGATTTAAATGTTTCGGCACTAGATGTTCTTTTCGCTTCTTGCTCTTGCTCTAACTTGATTTGAGCCTCTTGTCTTTTAGCAGAAGCAAAGCTATTAAAGTCTTGTAATTTATTCATGATTATAGTAATATTTTACTTTTTCTATATATCTCCTTCAAATTGAACCTTTTTCACGCTATAGCTAAACTTCTGTTCCTTGTAAATACGCTGCCTCGCATTAGCATGTCTCATTAAGTAATTGAACCACTCTGGAGAAGATAAATCATCAACAAAGTCTACAATAATAACTTCTTCTTTTGATTTATGTTGTCTAAGTCCACGACCAATAGATTGTCTAATAATGACCTCGGATTTGAATGATTCTGTGAAGAAAATGTTGTGTATTTTCTTAATAGAAATTCCAGTAGAGAAAGTGCCGTATGAAGCTACAATTACTACTTCTTCACCGGCTTCCATCTTTTTCTTGTATTCTTCTCTTATGTCCTTATCAGTACCTCCATCTACATAATAGACAACCTTATCGCTATCCTGTCTGAGCTTCTCATAAAGCTTTTTACCATGTTCGATGCGATGAAACAAGACAAGGGAATTTCGGGGAATTTTAGATATGACATTCGTAATAAAGTTTAGTCTACCGGGGGAATTTATTACGTAGTTTTGTTCAAATTTAAATACGTCTTTGCTTTCGTATTTGTTCATTGCCATTTCCATGAAAGCTTGTTTCGTAGAATCTGGCGCATAATCCATTTCAATGACTTTAACTTTGCAACCGGCAATATGTCCTTGTTTTTGCAAGAAATTAGCACTGACTTCTGTAATAACAGGACCGGTGTAAGCCATCAAAGTGAGTCTGTCTAACTTACCTCTTTTAGGAATAGTTCCTGACAAACCAAAACGATACTTAGCCGATACACACTTCTGCAAGATAGTCTTAATAGAATTAGACTTAGCCTTATGTGTCTCGTCAATGATAACAGCATCAAACTGCTCGAAATACTCTTTGTTCTTTTTAACAAGAGATTGATACGTTCCAATAACAACATTACGGCCAGCTCTAATCTTTTGGCCTGAGTAGATTTGTTGAATCTTAATACTAACCTGATTCTTATAGTTATAGTCCATAAAGTCTTCAGTAGCTTGAACTACAAGTGAAACGTTAGGTACTATAAATAAGACCTTATTGGCCTTTTTCTTTTCAAGCATATATGCTACTACTAAGAAAGAAATAAGAGTCTTACCTGCTGAGGTAGCTAATTCTGCCAAACATCTTCTAAACTTTAAGATGTTAAAAGCTGCATCCATTTGATAGTCGCGTGGCGTAATCTCAGAGTCTTTAAAGAAGTCTAAAGCCCAAGCTTCAAATTCTTCTTGGTTAACGCTTTTATCAAAAAGATCAGTGACTCCGTTTAATTTAAGGTCATATGAATACTCCTTACACGTATCCATAATTTCTTTCCATAAACCAGAAGGAATCCATTTGTCATCTTTAATATACGAGACGTAACCATCCCAGACACCTCGCTTGACCAAAGGATTGAATCGCCATGATTCTATTCTCTTAGTAAGTGAGATGTTGAGTTGTTCTATTTCTAACTCTGTCGCTGAATCTACTCTTAGAAACTGATTATTTTCTGTTAAGCTAAGTTCCACATTGACTCGTTGTTTTCTTCTCCTTACAGATCCTTGAGTGCAAGTCTGTTTCGGATGGCAAAACCCATATTATCTAGGGTCTTTACCGACTCTTTTAGAAATTCGAGTTGGTTTTCTAAGTGAGCTAATATAGTATTGTCATCGGCTAAGTCTGCCTCCATAAACATTACTTTTTGCTTCTCTCCTAGTTTATAGTCATACTCAAAATATCTAATATAAGCTTCGCGGTTTCGACTAGCAAGGGTTGCCTTCTGCGCGCGAATCTTAGTGTTTATATATGCGATTTGGTCGATTAGCGTTTGGCGAGACGAAAGTACTTTAGCAATGGTTTCTTCCATACCATTAATATACTTAAGGCTATCAGCGAGTTCTTTGATCTTTTCAGACCATTCACCCCTTTGCTTACCTAAGCGCTCATCGATTTCTAATATTTTTTCTTTACTTCCCATTAAAATAGCGATCTTCTATTCGATTTAGGCTTAACGAACACGCTAGCCTTCTTTTTCTTTTTAAACTTTGGTTTTATAGACTCTGTTTCAGGTAATTCTACATCATATTCGGAGCTATCAAAGTCAAGTAATAACTTATGACCTTTAAATCTCTTTCCATCTTCATAGAAATTATCTAAATCTTCTTCAACCATTTTTGTTATATCTTCTATACGTACCATAAGTCTAGCGGGCTTGTAGTGAAGTATTCATTTATTCTTTTATAAGCCTTAGACCCCTCTCGGTAACACACGATCATAAGATCGTTTAAGTCTTTTATGTTATATGTATCTAGCTTATTTTCGCTTAAGAATTTGGACCACATAAATACTGGCCTTCCTTTCTTAAGTTTTTCTGCCATCTTTTCTCGGCCTGTTTTATCGTTATCAAACATATATCTTACTGTCGCCATCTCATCAAACTCTTGAGTTGATCTGCCGGCTGTAGCTAATGCAAGTGAGTTAGACATAAACTTAGCGTCTAATGGCCCTTCAAAAATAGTAACGTCTCGTTGAAAGTTAAGTTGCATAATGCCAAATAAAGTTGAAACTTTACTTACCTTAACAAGATCTTCTTCTTCTAAGTTTAGTTCTATATTCATTTCTTCGTACAACTTAGGTAAATCATACGTAAGATATCTGGAACCTTTGCCCTTCATACGACGACTTTGAGCGGCCAATATATTGCCCTCTGGAGTCTTGTTAAGAATCCATAATTTTTGATCCTTATTAGAAAATAAAAAGTGATCGGCCATATGATGAAGCAAACGTTCTTTAAGCTTAAACCAAATCCAATCTCCAGGTTCAATATCGACTGCTCCAAAATACTGCTTAAACTTATCTATAGGAATAGCAAGTTCATCAGCCTTAGTAAATACATTGTGACGAAGTGTTTCAACCTTCTTAACACTTCTCTCATTAGCTTTAATATAGTCTATAACGTCGAATGAATCGCCAGTATTTGGCATTCTAACACCATGGTCCTTTAAGAAACCAAATAGGTTAGTGTGATGACTACAGTTATAGCAATGATACTGAAGCGTATCCCAATATATGTTACCTCTTTTTTTGGTATCATCTTTATGGGAATCCCCACAATAAGGACATGCCAAGACTATTCGTCCTGACATGTCCCGTAGGGTTTGCTTATTGGAAGCAGCGTGTTCTTGAACTACTACTTCCTTAAGCGCGAGCTTTATCTTGTGCTTTAGATCCTCTGTAAGATTAGATGTCGAGGTCATTCAAGAAAGAATCAAGGTCGTCATCAGTGCTGACCGAAGTAGTGTCTGATGTTGACTCGGTGGTAGCAGTAACCGGAGTGGCGACTGGCTCTTTCTTTGCTTGCGTTTTAGGCGCAGCACTTGGAGTGACTTCAGCAATAGAGTCTCCTGGGTTGAGGTACATGCGAAGTACGTTGTTGACGAACTCGCGGGTGTCCTCGTCCCATGCTTGATAGTCATACATTGACAAGTCAGGAGCACCTTCAAGTTCAGTCTTGATGGTTTCCATAGCCTCTTTGCTACGCTCAGCTGGTTCGCCGTTGATAACGACTGCAGAGCGAGATGCAGAGAACTTAGACTTATCGTAGTTGTTATATTCACCTTGACGAGTGATAATCAACTCAAAGTTCTTACCTTCAAAAAGGTCAAAGACTTGTGTTGGTTCTCCAAAGTCAGGCTTCAACTCAGCATCGATCTTTTCTTTGATCTTATATCCGAATTTGAATACTTTGTATTGACCTTCAAGATCCGGATTCTGAGGATCCTTGATAATCTTAATTAGTGCATAGTACTGTTGACGACGCTTAAGCTTGTCTGAAGTCTTGCGATCAACAGCTGAATCGGACTTACGAAGCTTCCAGAAAACATCTGCAATTGGGCACTTCTCGCCGATTGTTTGAGGTGAATCGACAATCTTGCCATCACCATTAGAATCAACCAACCAGTGAACGTACTTCTGAATAAGAGAATTACGGGGGTTAGCTGGGTTTGGAACGAAGCGAACGAGCGCCTTATAAGTTCCGTCCTTACCGTCATCTGCGGTAGGCTTGTAAACCTCATTTGCTGAGGTAGTTGTTTGTTGAGTATGTGTTTCTACGTCCTCAACTCCGAGATTGAAAATATCAAAATCTGCCATAATAAAAAACCTTTAATTTGTTAATACCTTAAAATTAGCTTTAAGTTGCTTGTTATACCTTTAAATCTTAAAGAGTTTCAGAAAGAAATATCTTAGTCTTCATCGATGGATCATCTTTCGTAGGTCTCCAACTTCCATCCTCTAGCTTAATCAGCCCTGATTTGTGTAATAGCTCTTCTTTTTCTTCTTGAGAAATTAGGCCATTTGACACCATTTTATTGAGGATCTTATTGAGTTGAAGAAACTCATACGTGTTTATGTCCATGTTAGGATAATTTATATCAATCATCAACATATCTTATATATCTCTTTTTCTTTTTGTTTCTTCATGAAACATAACGTGGCAACTAGCATACAATAAATGGTTTTAGGTTTCAGGGAAAGAATAGGCTTTAAGCTTTTGATGCCAAAAGAGCTGAAAGAAAATAAGCATCAATAAGGTCATCTAATGGCTTTGGAATTTTCTTTTCAATGGTTATGTTATTAGTAACAAAATGAAATAATTCTCCCTTCATTAAAAATGGATCTCCATTTACATTATCTAAAAAGGCCTGACATAATTGTAATTTATTCATATTACCTTTACCTGCAAATTTCTTGATTGTAGTTGGAGCAATTGTTTGAATATCTTCAGGTTTAAAGATCTTTAACATTTTTAGTTTTAAGATTGCAGCGCCGGCTGCCATATCAATCATATTATTAGTTCCCATTTTTGAACCATAGCTTGTACCCTCAAATGCTATAGTATAACCGTCTCCTTGCTGAGACTCTTGTAATATAAGATTGACAATATCATCTGCCATCTTATCATATCTTTTAATTTTATTCAACTCTTGGCTTGAGTAAGCATCGCTTGTTGTAAAGTCAGGTTGATAAATTAAGGCCACATCCTTAAGTTTAGATATGTCTTCTTGAAAAGCTTGTTCGGCCTTTGTACCCGTTTTTGTTTTAATATAACTTATAAATTGGTACTTTTTACTCTTGTCATTGTAAATGCAAATGCCAGGAGAGTTAAGAGAAAAGTCTACTGCTACGTAATTCACTTTAAAATCTTTTTCCCAGAGAAGCTCCTAAAGCTGCGCCAACTAATCTTGAAGTCAGAAGGTCATATAATACACCCTTTTGTACACCTAAAACTTTAGCTATTAATTTACCAACTGATTTACCTAGAGCAAAACCAGTAAGACCACCTATAATACTACCCAATATACCTTCATTGGTCATTTCTTCATTGAATCTATCGATATCATAAGTTCCGTCTTCTAGCATGTATTCAGACGCAAATGCATTTATAGCTTCATCGACTTTAGCTTCTAATTCATCGGTCCACTCGCTTTGAAGACCTTCGTTTAAAATAAGAAGATCTTTTTCTGAAATGTCTTGCTCGTTTAGATATTCTAAAAATGTTTTCATATCTTATATATTAATCTATTTCTATCTTTAGGTTGAGTTTGTTATAGTAGAATGTGACTTCAAACGTACTAAATTCGGCAACATTTTCGGCAAAGTTTAGGTTAAGCTCGTTAATTGAGTTCATGATAGGTTGTTCAAAAACCATAGAAGCCATACCTATTCCTTCAGCATCCATGATTCTCATAACTAGATTCTCAGTAAATGGTTGCTCGGTTGATCTTGCATAATAGTAAAGCAAGGTATCTAACATTATCCAATAATTAATGTAACCATCTAAAAGTTGCATAGTAACTGTAAATTGTCGCTCTACTGTATTTTGAATGGGAACTGCACCTCTGTGATATCTAGTTGTTCCGTCATTATCAGCTTGTGAAATAGGATCAAATGAAACACCCGGAACATTAATGCCTTGAATAGAATAATTAACGAAATCAACGGGTCTTTGCATTAGATTACCCGGCATTCTATTTAAATACTTAACATATTTATTAGCTACCTCCTCGGGTATAAAGTTTCTTGGAAACCTAAATGAGAATAAATTATTTCTAGAATTTAGAATCATTATTCAATGGTAAATTTTCCGTGGGCAATCACAGTATTGTCGGATCCACTCTTAGAAGAAATATAGAATTGTTTATTTTGCATACCTCTAATTGCACTAGCGTTAGCTTCGTCTACTTTGAATAGAACTTCTCCTTTACCTAAGTCTATGTCTTTACTCCTTTGATGATTAAATACCTTCTTAGTACCTCCATCTTCAAACGAAAGTACTATATCATCAGCACCTGTTAAAGAAAGTTGATCTAAATCATCTCCATTCTTTTTAGCGATATAGAATTTATAATAGGTTGTAAACGGAGGTACATATATTGTAACATCGCCGCTTGACTTATATTTTGGAGTCTCTAGATCCTCTACTTCATCTGGTGGTAAATCAGCATTGGTATTACTAGTAATATTAACCGGCACATTAGCTGCAACAATGTTTGTCGTCTCTACAAAAGCGGGTACATATCTAGTTGATTTGGGTAATGAATTATTGATAAGACCCTTAACCGCTCTATTAGCTGATAAATTAGGTAATGTATTAAATACTTCTGTCAATCTAGTAGCAGAATTAATCTTAACAGATTGCATACGCTTAGCATATTTAGCGGCTCTGTCAAATGTAACGCTCGCTCTTTTAACTATCTGCGTATTATCAGTTTCGTTAACTATTCTCATAGTTACATCAATAGAAAAGTTAACAGCTACATTGCCATTTATAATAACAGGTCTAAATGTAATTGGAGTATCAAAATCAACAACTTGTGTAAATGTTGTATCGAATGTTTTAATTTGAGAAATACCAACTTGCTCGTAAACTTCTACTTCATACATTACAATAATGTCATCCGTTGATGTATTAATTCTATTAGTTATGTAGCCTTCGAATGCAGCAGCATCATTGTCTTTTTCTCCATAAATTTCAAAGTAATCTCCATCTTCTGCTTCTTCTACAACTACTGTAAAATCAGTATATTCATCTTCTCTACTTACGCTAAACGTATTTACTTCAGCCGTATAGAAATAATTATAACCGTCTATATTTTCTAATCTATCAATAAGCTTAAAGCTAATCTCATAATTAGATGTAGGGTTTAGGTTAGAAGTTTGGTTAGAAACAGGCTCAATGACTCCGTTACCGTAGAAGAAATCTTCAAATTCAAAATTTTGATTAACAAGGGTTGGAATCTTTAAATTTACAAACTTAGTAAATAAAGTTTCGCCTAATAGGAATGGCTTAGGATTAGAAACCTCGTAGTTACTTTGATTTAAGTAAACTAGTTGAGTTAAATAATTTTTAATACCATTATCTCTTTCAGTCTTAACCTCGAATAAAAATCCTTCATATCCTCTAGATGCAAAAGAAAAACCAGATCTTAAATGAAGTCTAATATCATCATAGTAAATACGATTAATAGCATTAGCATCAGTTTGTGATGAAAGCAAATCAGCTTCGTTAGATCCATTCCAACCTGGATAAGAGTTGATATATTTTAAAGGTTGATCGTAAAGACCATCAACATCATATCCTAAAAGAGCATATTTGACATTATCATCTACATGAGGTATTGCATGAAATCTACCGATTAAATGATTTATGTCATTTCCGGTATCTTCATCTGGCGTAGAAAATAAAGGATTTGCCTTATCAGCTATAACAATTTTACCTCCTGTTAATCCTGGATAGCTATAGTTTATAGTTCCATAAATTGTAGGTATAAATGTACCAATGCCTACGCTACTTAGGCTATATGTTCCATAATTTGAATCAATAGTAAATAAACTAGGATCTGGTAAAGCACTTAAGTTAAACTTATATGTTTTTCCAGCCTCGAGTAGAAGAGTTCTTCCAGCAAAATTCTCAACAGAAAGATATGCTCCGGCTACAGTCACATCAAAGTTAACTACTTGACTACCAAGCTCACAAATTAGGTGATTAATGTGCTCAGTATACGGGTCGTTAGGATTTACTGTTAGTTTCTTTATCTCGCTACCATTATCGTCAACCTCAATATAATGTGCATCTGGGTTGCCTTGATCGTGGTAAATAAACTCTAACAATACATCATCGTCTATTCTAAAGTATCTAGATGACTGAGCCATTATTTAAATCTTAATTTTTTTGGGGACCACATAAGTCCTACGTTTAATGTTGGATTTACTTTAAAATTACCTTCTCCAACGTAGTTGAGGCCATAACCTATACCTAAGCCAAAACCAATAGCTCCACTATTGGAAACTGGATTATTTAATTCTTTAGCTCTTAATTTAGAGTTAATTAGATTAATATTTTCAATATCGGTTATTGTAATACCTGGATAATCGGTTGAAATAACTAAACTTGGACCTTCTTCTAAATCATCAATTAAAGCTTTTAATCTTATGCTTTGATCTAATTGAATTTCAGTATTTATCAACCTAGGTTTGTCTAACTGACTAATAGAAAGAGAAGACTTGCCAGAAATTAAGCGAGTATTACCTTCACTAAATATATCATACTCTGTAAACGTAAGAGCTATAGTAGTATCATTAATTAAAGTAGCCTGTGTCTCTGCTAATATCTTTTCAGTTAGTTCAAGATCTGCTTTGATAAGAGAATTGATGCCTTTTAACTTTTTATAACCAGCTGTTAAATTATTATATTTTTCTAAAAGAATTTCTTCACTTTCTTTTAGATTTTTAATGTCAAACTCATAAGATCTTATAGTAGTAGCTAAATTACCATTTTGTAATCTAATAAGTCTTAAACTATCTTCTGCAGCTGCACGATTGTTAACTTCTCTTTCAACTCTTTCTTTTTCAAGCTGAAGATCCCTTTTTAAACGACGCGACTGGTTACACTGCAAGAAAAGAACTGCAATAAGAAGAGCAATTGCTCCAATACCATATTTGTCGTTTCGTTTTTTCATCAATCTTTACCTACCAGATCCAGTTCCACCGGCGCCTTCTGATACATTATTAGAAGACCCTGAAGAAGGAGGTCCGCTATTTATAGAATCATTAAATGAAGAATTAGGTTGCCAAGATTTTTTAGTTTTACAGAAATAAGTAAACGTAAAATCAGTATAAATCCATACATCGTTATTTGCATATGATTGAAATGATCCTTCTATTACTTCACCTATAGTTACACTCGGTCCGAATTGTGTGCCATTGGCTGCTATCGCTTCTATTTTAAAGAAAATATTACCGCTATTGTCTGAAGTTTCTCCTCTTAATATTCCGTTTAATTCTCTAAGACCGTTTGGAGCATTTATTGTACATTCACGTAATGTGATAGGAAACCTAACCATTTTACATATATTTGGTAATCTATCAAAAAGTTCAGGTATACAAATATAGAATTCTTTGTCAGCTATGCTCGGGTCATTCCAATATGTATGAGCTTCATCATTTAATTGGTCAAAATAAGTAGCAGGCCATGCCGCTGGACTCCAATCTGCGTCACTAGATCCCGATTGAGATACTCCACCGATATCAACTCCGTTTTGAGCGAACACATATGGTCTCCAAGTTAGTGAACAATTTACAGTAACTGTATTTCCAATCTTTTGATAAGTAATTTGAGAGTCTAAAGAATGCACTAGAGTTAACAATCTAGTATTAGGATCGTTATTTCCACTTGCTGCCGCTAAGCTAACTGATGAGTCTCCTGAATCAACCGGCCTGGAATTACCTACATTTCCAGAAACAGTAGAGTTATAGCATCTAAAAAATGAGTCGGTTAATATTGCAGAATCAGGTACACCCCCTGGGAATTCAACTCCATTTACTAAAACATCGCCTCCTTCGACAAAAGTTCCGGGCTCTAATTCAAATTGGCCAGTTTGTCTATAGAAAAAGTCATCTATTGTTCTATCGGCGATGTTTGTATTATAATTAACAGCTGAACCTCCAATTGGTGAATTAACGTTTGTTGCAGCCGGCCCCTCTTTAAATGAAATACCTTTAAAATCAGATATAAAATGAACATTTTCTACTGAGAATAAAGTTTTATTCGTTACGATAGCAGGTACTGTATTATTAGCAGATGACTCTGACTTTAATGATCTTTGAGTTCCCCCTATTCTCATGTATTGTTCATCTTTGACCATAAAACGAATTCTATCAAAGTCTCCATTATTTAATGGAAGTTCAATATAGGTATCTCCATCGGCGTCTGTTAGTTGTCTAAGATTTAACCAAATATCGCCTTCGTCGGTGTTCTCATAATAAGCTTCATACTGATTAGTTTGAGAGTTATATCTTATATTTCCTCCAGATAAATCTCCTGAAGAAATAACTCCTCTTTCAGCAGTTGTTCCTTTTGAGATTCTAGTAAAACCTGTACCTTGAACTAATAAGTCTGCATCGACCACATGGACTCTGTCATTAAAGTAAGATTTAGTTCCTTCGCTTGTATAAAAGCCATCTTCTGTAGAAATTACTTCTGTTTTATTTGCTGAAAATTCTATAACGCCCATTCCAGCGTTATCGTTAGTTGCTTTTATCGTAATGTCGTCAAAACTAATATCTCCTTTAATCTTTAAATTATTAGAAGCTAAACCTTTTTGAATATGAAATACTCCTCCATAGTTACCTTGAGTTAAAGTATCTCCTCTAACTACCATATTAAATCCATCCTCAGACACGAGCCTGATATGATTTTCAAACGGATCCTTTTTTCCTATAACTAATGAAGCTCTAGCTTCATCATCTCCTTCTTCTGAAATTGTATCATCAAATGTTGGATCACCTATATAAACTGAAGTAGGTTGATTAGCACTATTATCTATTTTGGGCTTAATGATTGTTGTATCGTAATCAGTATTTTCTTCATTAGTAACTGCAGCATGCGGCATTGAATACCATCTGTCTTGACCATCATTACCATCACTACCATCTGCTCCAGTTGCACCAACAGGACCTTGAGCACCTTGAGGACCGACTGGTCCTATACCACCTTGAACACCCTGTGGCCCTCTTGGCCCTAGCTGTCCACCGGTTCCTATAATCTGATCAAAATTATAATTAAGTTTTTCAACTTTTATTTGATTAGAATCATTAACAAATATTTCCTTTAAGTTAATAGGCATCTTATTGCTTTATTTTTATCATAGGTCTTATAATATAAGAGTATCCCTGGCTCTTATTATATATCAATCTAAAATTGATAGGCCTTTGAGCATGTTGGTTAATAGTGTAATTTATGTCTAATTTAAATCCACCGTTATCTATAAGATCTAATGATTCAACTGGATTAATAGATGTAGACTCGCTTTGCGATCGTCTAGTATATATTTCTACTTCATCTACTGTAAATAAATTGACTAAATTAGTATTAACATATGACTTGACGTCATCAGTTAAATCTGTTTTATCTTGGAATGAAGATGCAGCATCTACATATTTTTGAATTTCATTAGCAACGCCAGATACAGAAAGAACATCTGATATTAAATCTGTCATATAAAAATCAATGTACACTCTTTCTGAATCTTCAGCAAATACCACATTAGCTTCATGAGAATTATTCTTTAATATTAAATCTAAGTTCTCAAAGGTACCTGCGTTTTGAGTAGTAAATGAAGTTAGAGTATATGATTCTCTAAGTTTCATCACAGTAGAAGACAAATAAGATCTAGACTCTTTAGTAGAGAAAGTTCCAGGCGAAGAAGAAGATTCCCCTCCAGCTAATGCGGTTCTATAATAATCATCCTCCCAAGAAGACCTAAATACGTTTACGTCTCGTTTATCAATCGCTATTTCCCCTATGAGAGGATAAAGTGGAGAGGCTTCACCACTTTCACTTAATTTTGTAACTCCTGTTGAATTATCTTCGTTTACTTTGTGATAAAAGTGATTTTTTATCATTCCCCAATTTGAATCATGCCTACCATCATCAGATATAAATCCAAGATTAAATGCGACATTAGTTCTATTGTATTTGATATAATAAGACTCAGCTCTATGAACCCTTTTATAAAAGCTTTCGTCAATATATGAAGACGGGTGTCTATAGAACTTATCTTTAAAGTTTCTTTCTTCTAAGAAAGAATTCTTTGCATAGTTTCTATTAACTTTAAAATGAGAGTAGACATCAGTAAATGTTACTACTGGTTTTAAATCACATACGTAATTGCCAGAATGTCTAATTAAGAATGGATAGTATGAATTTCTTGTCTGTAATTCATATCCTATAGTTCCGTTAAATAAAGAATAGCTTTTAGGTTTATTGTTATCTGCCGCCGCTATTAAATTAGATGCTCTTACTATTTCATTACCATCATCAATAGACATAACAAATCTATTAGATTGAATTTCTCCCTCTTTGGTAACTGTTGTATATTTTATAGAAGGATCATTTTCATTAATTAAATTAACTATATTGTTAATCGATATGTTATTTAGTAGTAAGCTATGATTATTTACTCCACCTCCCATATATACATATTCAGCAAATTCTTGTAAAGAAAGTGGCAAATAGACCGGATCTATAGTTTCACCGTTTTCATTAAACGGTAAACCTTCAATAACCAATTGAGAATCTGAAATAACACTGACTATTTGTATTTGATAAATTAAAGGATTACCGTCCTCGTCTAGTATTTGATAATCTATACTAAGGGGTCCGTATGTGTTATCAGAGTTTGGAGATATTTGTGTTAAGAAATTGGGTTCTGAACCGTCAAAATGAGTTATACCATTAACGATATATGGTCCTGGAGAATTAGAATCAATGTTACTTAAATCTAAAGCACCGGATATTCTAACGTCATCAACATCGTATTCACCATCTTCTTGTAAATTTAACTGATTTGAAAGAAGGTATGAAAGCTTTCTATTTAATGTATTTCCTACATAATCTTCATCTAAATTAACTGTTATATAGAAAATAATAAATTTAAAAGCATCGTTTTTAATGACTTCATAATCGATTGAGTTTCTATTTTGACCGGTTTTATAATCAACTACCGTAGAAAACTTATAATCATTAAAAGTTCCATCCTTTAAAAATTCAGATGGCTTAATCTTATCAAACTCCTTTCTATTCTTAAATTCAAATTTCAAACCCTTAAATATAGTAGAAGCAAAAGATCTATCATTTCCTCCATTACCTATAGAATATTTAATGTTTCTATTAGTTTTTACAAAAGCTTCAAATTTATTAAAGTCTTGATTAGATACTGAAATATTGCCACCCTGAGATGAACCATATGTAAACTCAAAAAATCCATATGTATCAGGTGTATAAACTCCAAATTCTATACCTCCTATATTTTCTTGTTGATACATTCCCACTGAGTCTTCGATAGAAAATAGAGCAGGATCTACATTACTTAGATCAAAATAGTACGTATTATTTGTAATCATATTTAACGTAGAACCAGCTTCTCCATTTATGTAAACAACATAGCCATTATTTGAATCCTCAGAAATAGTAACAACGTAAATTTGCTGTTCGTCAGGATCTATGCTAACATCAAATCCATCACTTACCATAAAGTTGGTAAAATAATCTTCTTCTATTGATTTAAACATGTCTTTGGTTAGTTCAAATCCTGAGATATAATTAATATAACTAAAAGTATCATTCAACATAAAATGTTTTAGATAGTCGGGCTTATTAACAATATAGAACCATTCGTGTGTAAATGACTTTGGATCTTTACCTTCTACTGTAATATCGGGTGAGAAATTGGTTCTACCAAAAGCCTCATTTACATTTAAATAATATGGATTGTCTCTAACTGTCTTAGCATCTTTTAAAACCCACTTGTTAATATTTGGAACCACTCTAGATTCAACTGCAAATTCTTTTAGACCATTTTCTTGTAATCGGTCATATTCTGAATCTATTTTAGAGATGACTTGCTCTTCTGGTGTTTCAGGATATAGAATAGGATTTAAACCTGCAAAGAAAAGTGCAGGATCTTTAATATAATCTGGATCTATTATGCCGTCTAAAGCTTCTTCCTCTTGGCCCTCTTCAGCATTAAATATGGCTTGATTCGCCGGAGTATAGTTTGTATTTTGATAAGTCTCATACTTAAGTTCTTTAAGATCTGAATTAGAAGTATCATAAAAATCAAAATTCATATCATAAATATCATAGGCTGAAAATAATCCTATTTCTGCTTCAAACTCTCTAAATACTTTAAACTCTCCTTTACCTAAATCATGTCTAGTGGTTAATACAACTTTACTATAATTAGAAGTAACGTCTTCTAGGTTTTCTACTATGTCTAAAACTTTATTATAACCTGCAGTTTTTTTGCTATCTATGTAATCTCCTATATTTAAACCGCCGATTGAATCGTTAGATATTAGTACAGATCTACCGTCAGAATGGCCTCCTATTAAATAGTATGCGTTCCAATCGTTTAAAACGGCTTGTGCAATTTTTAAATCATTAGACTCGTCTGTATTTAAAGAAGAAACAAAATCAACTACATTAGACTTACTTACTAATATAGCGTGCTGATATCTAGCGTAACCTATATTTCTATTTGAGTAAACATATATGTCTTTATTATTGACAATAGTTTGGATGCCTTCTTGTTTAGATATCGCGCCGGCCAATGCTACAACTACATCTTTAATATTACCTTGATTAGAAAATTCTCTATCAGTACATCTTCCTTTGTCAATTGCTGAATTAGCCGTAATTAAATTTTCAAGTAAATTAGAACTAGTATAGTTCTTCTCAACTTTAATAACTTGAGCTGGGTTAGATGAAGAAACTTCTAAATTAATGTCATTAAAATAAGCATGCACTTCTTTTACGAAAATAACATCGCCTTCTCTTTCTACCGATAGACCAGATATAGATAACTGATTTTCTAAATTATCTAAAGCCTCCTCTTTGGTAGCACCAGAACTTATTTGCACAGTAGTTTGAGTTGGATACGATGCAGTTATCGTCATATTGGAACCAGGGACGTGGTTAATTACTCTTATGCAATATGATTGTCTTTTATTTTCTATTACCGATATAGAATCCCCATTAAATGGTATATCAACAACAGATAGTTTAACAAAATCATATCCTACTCCCGCGTTTTCTTCTAGTTCTACGGTGGTTAAAGTATCTTTAATGCCTGTAAACCTATTAATATCATCCCCGTTATCATTAATTTTTAACGTATAATTTTCAGCACTCCACTCGCTTCCGTTTTTAATATTATGGTAGTGTGTATCGCACTTTACGTAACCTAAAACAGGAATATCTCTCATCATTTGACTAGAAGGTATAGCAAATGTATTACCATCAATCAACGAAGAACTAGAACCACTATCATTGTAATGCATAAAAGATGTTAAGTCTTTAAACTTAATTAAGCCTGAATTAACTCTTTGAATCTTACCTTTACCTGAAGGTATTTCATCTACAAATAATCCAAAATAACGACTTACAGAATATTCACTAGCTTCCTCATCATCAAACATAAATTCTAGATTTAAAATATTAGAAGATACTATTCTGTTTCTCTTAAATCCATCTGTAATAAAGTCGTTAGCTTCTATCAAAGGTTTATCAGTAGCTACAAAATCCTTGTAGATAAATTCGCCTTTACTTGAGAATCCTCCTTTTACTAAATCTATTCCCTTAAAGAATGTCTGTTCATTCTTCTCAAAGGAAACTGTTAGTTGGCTATCTTGAAAAAATTCATTATAAACATGACGTCTAATATATTTACCTAATTTAGAAGATTCACTTAAATCAAACGTCTTAATTATAGTTGCATTAGCTAGCACAGATTTAATTCTATCTTGCTTATCAGCACCTAAATCCCCATAGTTTACATTTGGTTTAGGAGAATTAACTCTATAAATAACAAACGTTTTAGGTATATTCGTGTCTATTTGGATAGGAGCAAATATTCTAAAGTTTTCATCATATAACTTAGAATTGTTAAACCTAGTACCATATTGATAATCTTCTTCAAATTGCAAATCATATGACTCTAAGACTGAAAGATCAGACGCTCTTCTCTTTGTCTCATAAACCATGTCATATGGCGTTTTATTATCATTAAAAAATCTAGAAACATCATATGAATAGTCGCTTTCTGAACTTACTCCATATCTTTTATAACGAGAATCCGAAAGATCTTTATTTGCATTTATTGATTCTAAGTATATTTCGCCTCTAGAATCAGTAACTAACTTAATATTACCTGTTAGTCTAGGGTTAGTTCTAAGAAGTGGCTTGGAATTATTATGCAGATTATAGTTTTGTTCTAAACCAAATCTAGGGGCTAAGTCTTCAATTTGACCGCCGTCATCAAATTTATCTAACCTCTCCGGAAGTCCGGGAAAATCTAATTGATTAAGACAATCATTGCATCCATTTGGATACCATAGTATTAACTCTTCGCTAAATAAACCTATTGCGCTTGGACTAACAAATTGAATATCTCCCTGGAAATAATCTAATTGCGATGACATTAACTCTTCGGCCTGTGATGGAGAAGACGCAAATATCTTACCTACATATTTCTTACAGCCATAATTTAAATCAGTAGATCCTAAACTATAAAACGCAGAATTAAAGCCTATTACATCGGTAAATTCCGACATATAACTTGTATTGTCATCAGGTAAATTAGTATGTTCTCCGAATAATAAGTAGTGTGTATATTGGCCATTAACTGGAATACAAGAGCTAAAAACATAAAATGCTAATAGATAATCAGCCCCTGAGTTTTCGGTTAATGTGTTGTCATTTAAAGTGTCAAAGTAATTGGGAACTGGTTGTAAATTACATTGAATAGAATTAGTTATAAATGCTTGAGATTCTGTTTGACTAGAATTTAAACCCATCCAATGTCCTCCAGTTTCATCTTCGTTTGCAACCCATTTATAGTAATAATCAGTATCGCTAGAATATGCTCCAGTTTTTAAAGATTGACCATTAGTAAGTTCTGTAGGAGTTCTATATAATGGTATATCTCGCTGAACAATTTCATCTAAAGTAAACTCTGGTGATTCAGTATGTGTCCTATAATATACCACATAATACGATTGCTTTTGTCTATAACAAAATTCATCTGAAAAATCATAATCGGGGTAAATTTGAGTCCAAATGCCGGAAACATAAATTAAATCATCAAAAGATCTAATTTCTGTTCCATTACCAGTACACATAAACGGAGAACTATAACTATCGCTTATAGTTATAAACTCTCTACCTCTCCATGGGTTACCGCCTTCTTCAGCAATATTTGAATTAAAATTGTAATAAAAACCAAATTCATCTCCAAAATAGCCAGATGTAAATAGTAGATCATCTATTTGATAGTAAGCCGCATATTCTAAAGAATCTTTGTATAGATAAATTTGATTTTGTATAATTTCATTTAATGTCAGATCTTGTCCATTTATGCTGTAGTATTGACATGTAACTTGATTATTAGATAAATTACTACTATTAATTTCACAATAACCTTGTTGACTATTAGAATAATTAAGAGTTATAGTTTTGATATTGTTAGAATCTCTGCCAGGTAAAGCACAATTAAATCCGCTTGAATCGGCTGCACCTAGTCCCGCTGGCACATAAAAAGTTATATTATTAGAGCCTGGGTAAATACGATACCATCCAGGTCCGTCAAACCCCGCTGATAAATTATTGTCTATTTCTTCTAAAATATAGAAAAAATAACTATTAAGAGTTACACCATATGAACCTTCAGGCGCATTAATAAGTTGCCAATATTCAGGAACAATATTACTAGGTAAAGTATTAGGAGTAACATATATTGGTTCATTAGCTACTACTAAATCAAAAAACGTATCATACTCTGTATTGTTATTTGTATAAAATACCCTTAAAGGTTGTGCATTTGAACAAAATAAACTATTTTCTACAAAATCTCCAAATTGATTAGAATTAAATTCTACAGCTTCTACTTCATTTGCAAAATCTACAGTAAATTCTCTAACAGTTTCGTTAGGTGCAACAACTTGAGTACATACTGACGCTTGCCAATTAACAATATAGTCATTTATCAAGCCGTCCGCTTTATAAATATTTACATCATTAGAGGTACTAGGAAATTGTTGATCGGAGAAGTAACCAAATGTGAATATATCTCCATTAGAATCCATTAAAGGTATACCGCCTGCTGCTATTTCAGCTAACGTAGCACCGGCCGGTACTTCTTCTGTTGGGAAATAACTTACATTAAAGGCAGGTATGGCCCCTGTAGAAAAATTACAAGGAGAATCTCCTTGAACTCCAAGGACCTTACGATAAACTTGCCCAGCAGTACCTGTAAAGTTTACTAATACTGGATTTACAGGACTAATTAATCTAGTTTGTAGCGCATTAACTTCGTCTCCCTCAAAGTTAGTAAACGAGTATGTCTCCCAAATATAATTTGTGTTATGTAGAGTTACGCTAGCCGGAGGATCATAGCTATAAACTATAGAGTCTTCATTATCGGCAGGATCAAAATTAGTTACAGGAAAGGGATTAGCGCTGTACTTACCGGGAGCTGCTTCATTTTGAAGTTGATTATCAGAATAAAGCTTTATACCTAGCGGCGCAATTTGAGCTATACTCCATCTGGGATTTGAACAACCTGGACCGCCTGTGCTAAGATCAGCATCAAGAGGCGAAGGTAATTCTAAAACACCGCCCGGATGTTGAAAGAAGCCTGGTCTAGTAAAATAATTTATACCACAGTTATTATCACCTGGCTGTATATCTTGATCTGCCTCAACCGTGTAGTAAAAGGTTAATGGACCAACTGACGTAGGAAGTTGATCTGCATCTCCCTGGAATAAACTTAAACCATCGTGTTCTTTATAGTAAAGTTGTATACTCTTGATAAAAAATATTGCATCAGCTGCCATTTTATAAATAGGATATTTTAATATACTAATCTCCTAGTATATATCTACTCCCCTTATGCTGATAGAGTCGCAGCCTTTATAGAGTTTTGGTTAGAGCCTTGCGCTTTATATTTAGAGAAAACCTCTAAATCAAATGAGAATTGCTCTCCATCAGAATCAAAAATGTCAAAACCTATTTTCTTAGAGTACGTCACATTAGTTACAGACCTTGATATTATACCAGCTATTCTACCTGTGTCACTTTCTGGATTATTACCGGCATAATCAGTCATTCTATATTGGAAGACAACGTCTAATGATAACGCATTGTTATCTCCATTTTCTATTCTAGCTTTACCGAACTTATTGTCACCGTCAACTAATAAAGAAGTAGTATTTATAGGCGATAAGAATAAGAAAGATCCGCATGATTTGCCACCTAAAAGATATTGATCAGCTGCATCAAAAGACATTTTAATCGTTCTATCTATATCTTCATCATACCTATATGCCAGCTGCTTTAAACCATTAGTGTCTGTTGATTTTAAAGTTGCGGTCTTAGGCATACTATAAATCATACCTTGTACTAAATTAGAAACCGCAGCGTCTTCTTGAACATCGGCTATTTCTGCAGCACCGGCACTAAAATCTGGATTTATAGAATTAACATAACCTAAGAAAATATTGGCTAGATCGGGATGAGACTTATGTAAGAAAATAGAATTATCATAAATAAGTGGATCTGAAGGAACTTCAGAAGTATCTACATGTGATATAAGTTTACTTTCATCGCCGCTAATATTATCAGCTTCAAATAAAGCTACGGCATCTGGATTAGTAGGTGTCTCGCCATCGTCTATAGCACTTACAAGTCTATTTCTACCAAAAGTTCCTGCCCAAATATATGCATTACTAGAAGCATCGCCGTCAAGCGGCAAAATAGAACTAGTCCCCGATGTATAGTCAGCATAACCTAATGGATATTCATAATCTGAAAAATTACCTGAACTTTCCGATGCAATAACAGACTGATTCATATATAACGATTTTTCATTAGCTACGTCCATAAATCTGTTGTAGACAAATTGACCTCTTCTTTGAATAGATTGATATGGCGCTTGTCTAGAAAACTCAGTTTCGGTTTCTCCTCCCAAAGATTGATATTGGATAGGACTCATATCATACTTACCCTCGGTTCTATAATAAACATCGTCTATTACCCTATTGTCAATAGTTCCTGAAGCATCAAAACCAAATCCTCCGTCTATCGCTGAATCAGTTGACTTAAACGCAGGTAAATCTCTATCGCCGGTTATTCTAGCAACTAATTCTAATGTAGTAGCTCTTGTATTCTTAAGAAGAAGCTTAAATGTCTTAGTAACTATATGTCCTTTTTTAATTGCTAAGTCTGCAACTTCATCTACATAATATCCAGCAAAAACCTTATTATTTGTATTTCTGTTTATCTCAGTAGTCGTGCCGTCTTCAGCAACTAAAGTCACTGCCAATTCGCCTCTAATATTACTTATAGTTTCTTCAAGTACAGAAATTTTATTTTGCATTTCTGTTAGCTTATCGAATAGAGAAACCGGATTTTGTTCAGGTGATAAGAAACCAGATGCTATAGTATTAGTTGTATGGGCAAAATACTTTTCGTTAGCTGAAAAAGAATCTCCTACGTGGCCATAAACGCCAGCTGCTTCTAATTCTTCAAGTAGTTTAACTCTTGCGACCTCATTTGCATTTTCTTCAACCAAATTAACAACACTAACATTATCCAATTCTCCTTCTGGGAAAACTACTCTAATAATGTCAGACCACTCTGACTCTAATGGGTTGCTTGGCCATCCAGCCTCTGATATAGACTTAACTTTAAACTCAACAACTTCTCCAGAACTAATAGGAATATCAAGCTGATTAAAGTTAACCTCTTGCCCGTCTTCTACTGCACTATTTGACCAATAAAACTTGCCTTCTTCGTTTCTTAAACGAGCTCTAACTGGAGTTTCTATTTCATTCCAGTTGCTAAAGACTCCTGTTCTCTTATTGCCCTTGTCGTCAAATGAAATTTGAGCAATCTCAGAAGTTTTACCAGAAGTAGATAAGTATCTATATTGAATTTTAAACTTGATAACCTCTTGTGGTATAGTTTCTGCAACTAATTTAGGTTCTGGAATAGCCCAAAATCCTCTAATTCTATATTTAGGCGCAATAGCAGTTAATTGTGCATCTGAAGCCGCTGATTGAATTTGAGAAACGATAGATCCATAAAGCTTAGATTCCGATGCCCTTTCATTAACCAATGAAACCAACTCATTTTTATCTTTATCTCTTTCAATGGTTGACTTATACTTTTTCCTAGAAATCAATGATCTTTTCTTAGCAATAGTATCGTCTAATTTTTTAATAGTTGAATCTGCACTTACTTTATCAGCATTAAGCTTCTTAACCTTCAGGGCCGCGTCGTTCTCCGTTAGATGCTTGTTGATCTGTACAACTTTAAAGTTCTCTTCTAGAACTTCTGGTGCGTCAGGTGCAACACCTAATGTTGAAGGAGGGATTGGATCGTCTTTTAACGCCTTAATAAACTGACCAAAATCAGCTACACTATCTTTATAGTAATCAGCTAGTGTAATAACCTCTCCATCTTCTTTAGTCATTGTTAGACTATTAGAGTAAAGAGCTGCACCTGGTGACCAATTTTCAGCTACAATCTTAGAGTTAGCATCTATAACTTTAAAGAAAACTACGAACCTATCGTCGAATCCAACATTTATATCAATACTAACTTGAGTATCGTTGGCTTTATAGATTGATAAAACGTCTGCACCTATTTTAATAGCCTCAAACCCTTCTACAATATCAAGCTCAACTTGACGTGTTTCGGTGTAGATGGTCTTAACCTTATATTTAGTGCTTCTTCTTTGAGTGTTGACAATTAGCTCATCACCGACCTTCATAAACTCTGTGTCTTTTAGATCTTTATCAGCGTCAGTGTATGTTAACTTATCAAGTGTATAAAGCTTGATGGTTTTTCTCTTTTCTTCTCCTTCAACTATAATAGTCTTTTGAACAGTATCTATAGATGTTACATCAAACTTGCCATAATATAATGTATTTCTATACGGCATATCTCTAACCTCTTCATCCATAAAGAATGGAATGTTGTTAGCTGCTATAGCCGACATTAGTTGATTATGATCTACGTCATCTTCGCCTAAGTAATTGTCATCAAAAAACTGTGCTGCAAAATCAAATGAACCGTCGATAATAACTCGCTTAACTAAAACTCTTTCAGTATCTGTTGGAACTTGTCCACTAACATCAAAAGAAACCTTTAATAAAGGAGTTAAAAAATCCTCAAAGAAATAATTAGACTTAACTTCAAACGTGTTAGGTCTATTAAGAGTGCCTATATCTGCGGCTGGAGTTTTTAAACTAGACTTAAGTATCTTTTGATAAGATCCATCTGCCAGCCTAACTTTAGCCGTGCCATCTGATAGACCGGTAAGGGCCTTCATATTTTGCTCTAACCTCTTTAACTCGCGATTCATATAACCAAATGCGGGAACGTAAACCGTCTTAGTGCCTCCGTCTTCAGTTAAGATATCAAGAGGCACTGTTTCTCTATCAGAGATAACAGCCTCGTTAATACGTTCGAAAGCGTTTAGAGTATTTGTGTTAATCTCTAAAAACTGCTTGATTATCGTAGAAAGTGAGTTATTTGTGTTCATCTTAAAATGTCTACTTCAAAGATATAATTTACTGGGTCGATACAGACTACCTCAAAATAAGGCTTATTTGATAGCAGGTCAGAAGGTCTAATAACACTCCCAACTATTTTATCAAATCCACTAGCTGAACCGGTCCTGATATAAATATCGCTCTCTGAAACGTCTATGGTTTCAAACGAAATTTTAACAGTTTGACCCTCTTTCCAGGCTACTCGTCCGTCATCTATGTATATATTTAAGTCCCCTGATAGCGTAGGTTTTTCTTCTCCGCCTGCTATGCCACTTGGATTTCCAGAAGTTTTGTTTATTAAACTAATTCTATTTGTAAATGGCTTTAGCTGAGACCATAATCCAAATGAAGCTGAACCCCCATCTGCCCCACTGGGATTAAATGTGTTAGTTCCACCTAAAGCTCCTCCAACTCTCTCACCGGCATTAATATCCCATTTAAAAACATTGTTATTAGAATACCCCTGAACCGTGTTATTGACTTTAATTTTATTTGGAACGCTTTTATCAACTTCAGTACCTAAGCCGTTAAATATGACATCAGTATTGTATTGTAATTCAACTGGAATCGTTCCATCTATTAAAGAGTTAAGTTTACTATGTGCTTTAGTAATTAACTGAAGTAATGAGTCAGAATCTTGTAAAGCTATAGAAGCATTATTGAAACTAGTCTCGAGATCCTCTAATCTTTGAACCATTTCATCTCTTTCTTCGCCTGCTAAAACAATTCTCTCTAAATCTTCTAATCTATTTGCTAAACCGCCATAAAGATCATTTGCTCTCAATAACAAATCAGTAGCATGCTCAAGGGCAGTAGTTGTATCCAAGAACAAGTCCATCGAGAACGTAGTAAAATCATTGATATTAGTTTCAACGCCTACGTTATCTAATGAAGTATTGAACTTTAAGTTAAGCTTTAATGAGAATGCATTGCCATTAAGACCTGTAACTTCATTTGGCTTAAACTTAAGTTGCTCATGAATTTTTGAGCCTACTCCAAAGTTTCCACCTATATTATCTAGAATTAACAAGCCATATAGATTTGTTGCTCTATTTACAGGAGTAGAAACACTAAATAAGTCATAATATACTAAAACTGCATTAAATCTAAAGTCTTGTCCCTTCTTTGAAAAGTCATTTAAGGTACTTACTTTAGTATCGTTAGCAATACCATGATATGATAATGGCTCAAAATCAATTTGAACACTATCGGTTGCATTTGAATTTATATCGTAGTAAGGTCCTCCTGCGTTTGCTCCAACGTCAACTATAGCATCTAAAGTTAAGTTAGGATCTGGATGAGTTTGACCTCCTCTGCCAGAAAGATCGTTATCGGAATAAACTTTAGTAGCGGTTGTATTGTAATTAGTAGGGCTAAAAAGAACAGTAGGTGTATTACCAACCGCTGAAGGCACATTAATATACACTTCGTGATATGTGTTACCTTTATATGATATATCGTTTTCTGCGTCTATAGAGCCTAGATATTTAACTACTCTTTCATAGTCTAAGCCAGTTCCGGCTGCGTCTAACGCTTCAGTATAATGAGTTCCAGATGTAGATTCAGAAGAGTCACTTGTCTTGAATCTAATAGCCCCCAAGCTAGATAACCACTTAAAAAGAATTTTTTCAGCATCTGACTGTAAAAGAACAGGGTCGTGGTCGTCGTCTTGTAATAAAAGTTCTTCTAAATTAAGAACATAGCTTTGAAACGATTGAGCAAACTCAACATTAGCTTCACTGTCAGCTAAGTATTGATTACCTGAAGCTTCGATTTGATTTGTTAAGTTAATAGTATTTAAACCATTAACAGGCGTTGTAAAATCTGGTAAATCTAAAAGTGCAAACTTACTAAACTCAAACTTAATATCCGGGTTATTAAACGCACGAGTTATATCTTTTGCCGCTGAAGCAAAAGCATACATAGTGCCACCCTGTGGCTGAGGTATCCTAATTAGAGATGTAGCCATTTAAGTTAGTTTTGATTAAAGTACAATTGTTGCCCCTACGTGAGAAGTTACATACCATTTACTACCAACATATCTTAAAGTTACATTGGAGTTGGTATTATCAAGTGTGAGCGAAGATGCTCCTAGCGATCCAGTTATAGATACTGATCCTCCGGCTTCATTTACAATAGTAATCTCTTGACCCTCTAAGCCAGCTGGTAGATTAGCGTTATTATTTATAAGATATGTTGTATATTCACCAGTTGCAGGGTCTAGCGCATTTGCACCAGTATTAATAGGAGACGCAGCTGTACCTAAAACGCCATTCTTAAGTAATCTACCCCCTAAAGAAACTTCTTTATCAAATTCTGAACTTACTCCAATTTGAAATACATTTGCATTAGCACTTGCAACGAGAGTACCGCCATCTTGAACAGTAATCGTTTCGGTTTGAATAGCAGACATACCCGCAATAGTAGAAGTTGTAGTATCTAATAATGTGGAAATATCCGCTAACTCATTGTTCAACGAGGAGAAATTACCATTGATAGTAATTCTAGACGAAGATAAGGAATCAGTTCCTAAAATTTCAGTAATGTTAGCCATTTTTTACGTTATTTTACTTTTAGCATATTTCTTTCGATAGAGTTTACGTTACCATTTGTATCTTCCACATCTAAGCGTATTGTGTAATATCCCGGATGTTGAAAGATGTATGTTAACCACATATCATCATAGTATATATCATTCGCTTCAGAGCTTATAGAATTAGAAATTGTCCATTTTTGATTCTTGATTCCAGCCATCTTAGTAACATCTGCTGAAATAGTCAAATGAGTTGACCTTTCTACTTCTGCAAAATCTCTAAAAACTCTTACGTTATCAAATGTAGGATTATTATGAACACAGTGCAACTCACCACTTATTTTTCCGTCTAATATTTGACCATTGACGTCGACAACAAGTACTTTATCGAAATCATTGTATCTTGAATAGTTTTTACCGACTGCAAGTATATTAGCAGCTAATATATTTTGAAGAGGTATATCATCAACGTCATCTGCGGCTGGGCCTCCGCCATCTGCCGTTTGACCATCTTCATCTCCGTCTACTGGTATCCACTCTCCTGTAGAATCAGTAGTGCCGTCACCATCATAGTCCACATATATAATGTTATAATTAAACTTACTTATAACCTCGTCCTCTGAAGCATTTAATTCATCAGCCAATTGTTGCCAATCTGCAAGAGAATTAGGACTAGCTGGAGAAACAGTAGGTGTAAATGTTCCAATCTTTGACTCGCCCGTGCTTGGATCAGTATGTTCAATAATTAATACTTCATTAGCTGATAGACCAAGTATCTTAAATGAGGATGTTAGATCCATTCCGACCACTGTAGCGTCCCACCAGTTATGCTGACCGTCATTCCACCTAAACTCACAGTTATCCCATTGATATGGGCCGGCCGTTTCCGAAAAACCGGTTTCAGAATAAATGTCCAAGTATCTCTTAACCATGGACGTATTAATACTATGAGACTCGTCATGTAAATAATTAGCTCGATCCATTGACAAATAGAAGGTAGATAAAATATCTTCAGTATATGTCGAGTTATTTAGAGGCATAGCCCAAACGCCTCCGGTAGAATTCCAATCGATATCAGTATCTCTCCATTGCATTGTCTCCATCCACTTATATAGCCCGTAGATTTCAACATCTTTAAGTTTAACATCGATAGTATCTTCTCTGTGTTCATATGATCTATGACCAAATAAGTCATACGTTCTCATCTCAACGCTATATTTACCCTCATATGGTAATGCTAATGGAAAAACTAAAAAGTCATCAATAGGTCCTCTAAATGCATTGTTATAATCTTTAGGTCCAGTAATTACCCATTCTATTTCATAAACCCAACGCTTCCACCAATCTTTCCAAGTTACACCTAAGTTTTGGTTAGAATCCATTGCATCGTTCCAATTAAACTCAGCATCATCCCACGTATATGTAAATGTCTCAGTGCCATCTAGTGTTATTGGACATCCAACTGGAATATCTTGGTTAAATGTATCTAAAGGACCTTGAAAATAATTTTCATAAAATTCAAAGTATTGATCCTTTAATATCGATCTTTGTCCTTGAGTAACAACTTCTCCATTAGCATCTCTTACATCTCCACTTAGATCACCATATTGATCAAAATCTAGATTTAATAGATCGTTATAGTCATCAGCTAGTGTAGTGTCATCGTCGTCATATATGTTCTTTAAGACAAGGGCAAAATCTTCGACATATAAGTTTCTATCTTTTGGATGAACATCAAATTTAATGTCATGTCCTTCTGTAAATAGGGCAATACCGTTTTGGTTGTTCCAAAAGTTCATGCTTTTTTGAGCAAAAAAGTCACCTTCTCCGGTAATATCAACTATCTTAGCGTTCAGTGGCAAGTACTCTCTTTGTAGCTTGTCCTTCAGGCCGTATAACTTTATAAGAACTTCTTCGGGCGTAAAATCGAACACCTCATCAACTTCTGGAATATCCCAGTAGTCAAACTCTCCGTTAGGTACATTTATTTTGTACACTAAGCTAAATCGACTCGTCTTCTTAAGAGTACTTGAAGGTACCTTAATTGACATCATCTTTCTTTGTAGCTCTCCATATGTAGAAGAGTTAGGAACCGGAATAGCTTTTAGTTTACCAAATCGATCACTTGAGTCATCAATATTCATCCAATATTCTTTAAGCGTAATATTGTTATAGCCAAAGAAATCAATAGCATTTAGTATTGCCTTATAAGTTCCCACAAATGGCTTAATATCATGTAACTCTAGGAGTAACTCCTTTCTCTTTTGATTTAAGAGAATAAAGTCAGGTGCCATTTCAGTAATGTCATGGTCCTTAAACAATAAGAAGTCTGTTTCTTCTAATCTAGCACCCAAGTTATTCAACATAACTTTTAGTCTTTCGTCTTCACCCTCTACTTCTCCATAAAATTTAATTTCAGCAACAATTGTTTCAGATGTAGAATCTTTTTCGTATATTTGAAGTGTACGATGGTGTCTTCCTTCGTCAAAAGACATTAGGGCTATATTGACAGTGATCGCTGAATTATTCAAATCTTCGACCTCTTTAAAGCCATCGTCGTCTATGTCGATGTCTGCATCAACAATATTAATTATATTGCCTAAAGCCTCATTAAATATAACTCCGCCTGGAGAAAAATAGTAAAGAGCGTCAGGTGCATCAAGCGGTACGTTAAAGGTTAACAATCCATTTGTACCGGGATTTCCTGAATATTCTACTCCATTCGTGTATGCTTTTGCAATAGATCCATCTGGATTTTCTCCATCTGGGGTTTCTGAAAAAGCCATTATATATGGCTGATTAGATACGTCACTTTGATCAAAAACATATGTAAAGCCCCTTTTTAGCGTTAATTCGGGCGCAAATACACAGTCGTTTGGAAAACCATCATTAGGATAATTTAAGCAAAAATTAAGGCCATCGTCTGCAGCAACGCTTACGTCGAAATACGTTTCTAATGAGTCATTATCGATAATGTCAATTAAATCAAAACCTTGTTCTTTTTTGACATCTATTTTTACAATACCTTTATCTAGCTTAGCGCCGTACATGATAATATCATCTGACGTATCAAAGTCATTAAGCCATCTAAAGTTTAGTGTACTCCCAAAAGGAAAGTTTGAAGTTGGATGATTTAACCAAATTTGATTATCCTTCTCAACTTCTTCCATCACAAGCAGGTTTACAGTCTCATAAAGACCCGTAGAAACGGGATCCATATGAATAGTACCTTTGTAAACTCCATTGGTATCTTGCACTAAATTAAGATCATGCTCAGTGCCTCTAAAAAAACGTAGCTTTTGAAACATTATCGTATTCTAGTATCGTCTTTTTTAATAGTATAATTTTTATACCCTTGTAAATTCTTTATAGAACCTATTACTTTATAGAAATAGTCATTCATAAACAAAAGAAATGTTCTAATTATATCATTTCTTTGTAAATGTTGAGAAAGATTATCGTTTAATAGTCTATCTTTGTAGTCATATCCTAAATTAAGACGATTGTCCTTTCTAGTCTTTTTATAACTATATAGTTTTTCTAGCTTATATTTGAATAAATCTTGAAATAAGTTCATGATGATCTTCTAACTATTGATTTTCTATCTCCTGCTTGAAGTCTAGTATAAACCGTCCTCGGTACAGGCGTCTCGTCAAATGTAACAGTTAAAGCAGCATCTTCATTAATAGAAGGAATATCTTTAACAAGCTGGCTATCTCTATCTAACCAACCTCCTCTAAATACAGCAACCTCTTCTTTTTCCATAATAATATCACCGTACTCGTCTAAGCCTGCAACATCAGCAGGAATAGGATCGTTAGCACCAATATTAACCAATTCAACTTCTTGAACTTTCTTAAAGAAAACAAATTTTTGCTTACCATTACCGATATCCTCTAAGACAACGGGTTGCGAAGGTACAACCTTGGTAGTTATAGACTCATAGTAACCTAGCCTTCTGGCAGTCTCTTCTGTTTCAGAAACAAACGTGACATTAACAGCATCAACGCCTTCGACTTCTTCTAATATGTAGATGATATCTGACTTTGGCAATTTATCTCTTCTAGTCACATTTAATAGGTAATTAGATACAACATCTCTTATGTCGTTAAAAATATCTTCTTTTCTAAAACCTTCAAAATATCTAACAGAAATATCCATAGAATAATATCTAGCTTTAGGCTCTACAAACTTAACTTCTGTGGTAACCATTTGCTGACCGGATTCTTGTAAAACACCAGCCATAGCGCTATATTCATTAGCATCAAAAAACATTTCGTTTATGGGTAATGAAAAGTAATCTAGGTTTTTAGCCAATTTTCTTTTAACATCTGGAATTGCAAATATGTAAATAACGTTATCATCATCAATATATTGGTCATCAACCGTATTATACGCATCGATGTAAGAGAAAATACCATATCTACCTAAGAAATACTCGTAATGGTCCGGAGTAGCTAAGACAAAACTTTTAGATGCCATTGGTGCTATTAACTTGGTAAATTCGGTTGATTCTCTGTCGCCGCCCATTTTAGGAGATGAGGTAACGTTAGCTTGTAAAAATTTATTTAAGTCATACGAATTTCCAAGAGCATCTGATCCTTCATCGACCCATTTAAATGTTAAATCCGAAGCATCGTCTAAGTTACCCTTAACTCCGTCATGTTTAATATATTCTATTTCAATAGAAGAACCAGAAACAGGCATCATACCAAAGTTACCATTACCAAAATAAACGTCTAATCCTCCACCGATACCCGTTTTAATGATATAACCTTTATCAGACGGCAACATTTCATATAAAGAATTAAACTTGGTCCATAATTCTCCATTAACCGATACTGAAACTAAATTATGGTCTGTTAATCCTCCAGTTTGGATATTAAAAGACTGTAGCTTTTCACCAGTTCCTGTCACGGTTTGAGACTCTATTTCTCCTTGTATAATAGAACACGTAAATGTGCTATTGTTGGTTTTTTCTATTCTAAATTGATCTTTATTTGTTCTAAGCATATAGCTTAATCCATTTGCGTCGAACTTTATTTTAGTATTTGCAGGGATGTTAATAGCGTCTCCAATTACCTTGCTTAAATCTACACCAGCTGCCCATCTAAAAGTTATTTCTCCAAAAGCAGCAAAGCCTCTAGTTGGATCATGACCAGCGAGTCTAGATAATCCATAGATTGATTCGGGCTGTTGTGCAGTATAGATATTTTGTTCTACTGTTGCATCTTCAACATAGAACATTAAAAATTCTCCTATCTCAGACATAACCTCTAGTATTTGTGAAAATGGAGACGCCGTAGTAAATAAAGTGTTCGCCCTACCATAAATACGACCTATATAAGTTCTAGCATCTGCTACAATATCAGATGCTATAGCTCTTGTTGTATCTAAAAATTTAAATTCAGCCATTATAAAGTTATGTTTAATTTATATAGACCTGTAATAGGTATTTAGAATCTATAGTTATATCTATGTAAGCTATGTCTCTTGCTGTACCTTTTACAAAAGAGACTTCAGCTGATACATTGTATTTTTGGGCAAGAGGACAAAACATTGCAATTTGCTCATCTATAGTTTCTTTGATCTGATTATTGTTATAATTAAGAGAATAGACTAAATCTTCAAGGTTGCATCCAAATTGAGGTTTTCCTAAAACCTCTCGTTTGTTTGTAAAAAGTATGGTCTCTATTTGAGTCATAAGCTGTGCTAGCTCGCTATTACTTTGTACCTTAAACGAGTCAAAGTTAGGGTCACCAATTGTCTTAATATAGAGTTCCATCTAGTATCTATTCAACTTTTTGTTTAGCTTATGAATGCATCATCCAATCAACGCCTTCGTCTCCTTTTATTTCTTCTATTACTGTTGAAAGTTCTTCTTCACCCATAGACTTTATTTCCGAATAATCAAATTCTACATTACCCGGCAGTGCAAATTTAAAAACGCCTAATTTAGAACCTAATGATATTTTAACTTTAGCCGAAACATACCTAAAGAATATCTCATCGGAGTAGAGTGCACAATTAGGAATAGTCTCATAAACTTCAAGTATGACATCTCCCTTGGGTGTATCACCCATAAACTTAAGCTCACCTGTCAATTGCGAGAAATGAAACGAAATCGGGTTCTCCATGATCTGCCTAGATAGATCCACCATGGATTGGTTAATTACGTAATACTGTAACTCCTCTGCGCCTCTAGCAGCTCCGTCGCCGTCGTACACGTTTCTAAACAACATTCTTTCTAACGCAAAGTCAGATCCGCTTTCGAATCTTAAATCTAAGCCCCCACCTGGCTGATTCCAACCGCTCGCTAAGTCATATAAGCCATAAACAGAGAATACCATACCAGAACCATCGCCAGTGGCTTGTGGTAAATGTAAAGCCCTATGAGATTTAAAATAGTCAGTACTAAATACGCTATTAGGAATGTGATAATAGTTTTCTTTAACAGAGTATTCGTAATTCTTATAGAACCACTTAACCGCTCTTTTTATAATGTTTAAAACCTCCTTCTTAGGAAGGTTAACAGGAATCATACATGCTCCTGTAAGCTCATCGGCTATTTCATCTAAAAATAGATCTTGACAATCTTCACCAAAGTTTTTAGGAGTATTTAAGCCACTATCGTTGCCGCTTCTGATTTTACTCATCTTATGATTTTATTTTTTTAGTAACTACAACTTCTACGTCATCTTCAAACCTAGAATCTTTAGTTATCATTCCTTCTCTAAATATGCCACCTTTCATTTTACCTTTAAATATACCGTCTCTACCAAAGACAAAACTATTAACAATGGTGCAGCTACCGTGTACAAAACAAGACTCTATCTTAGACTCCTTAACTTCTGTACCTTGATATAAATTACATCTTACTAACATAGACCCTTCAACTTTACAATCAAACAAGTCACTTTTTTCTACATTGCCTCTAATTTCGCAATTGACGAAGTCATAACCTTCAAGTTGAAAACAAGTTGGAAACTTACCATCTTTAATTTGAACATGAGAAATATCGCTATCGTAGTTAACTATCCCCTCTGTCATACCACCCTTGGTTATTAGATCCATAACCCTATGCTTCATACGATCCCAATACATATCTATGGTCTCACCATGATCGTTGAGGTCTACTAAAATTTCTATCTTAGGCCAATTCTTATTTACGTTTCTAAAGTCTCTTAAAGATAATGCAACAGGCTCGTTTTTATGTAAAATTCTACGAAGCTCTAATTTATTTTCTTCTGTAAAATTAGAATTATTACAAGATTTCCAAATAGCCATAACAAATGATTCCCAAAGATAGAAAATATCATCTTGCCTTTGTTCATAATTCTTTCCACCCAAATATCTAAACTCTAAATAATTCTTTAACTTCTTTTCAAAGTTAATGCCATAGTACTTAGTATTGGGGAAATCGTAATTATGAATAGAAGTATTAACAGAATCATAGTAGAACGCGTCAACCTTTGGCATAACCCATTTTATACTTTTAGCATAAACTGAATTTTCTCTATCAGGAAATAGGTTGTAAACCTGTTTTTCGTTAAAGTCCAAGATAAACTTAAGAGTGTTCATCTTAGATATCATATTTTTATCTTCTAAATAGTCTTTATCAAATGATAAGTTAAGGTGAATGCCCGACCTTTCGGTTGTATAACCATTTTGTCTAATCCAACCTAACACCTTAATCATCATAATTCTGGCGTTTCTATAAGGCATAGCTCCAGTAACGAGCTCCATTAGTCCTTTACCGCCCGACATATCAGGTTCAATTTTGAACTCTTTATCAGTTGGTTCAAAATCAGAGTGTGCCTTATCTTCTATACTAATAGAGCGGCCTAAAAGATCCTCCAATTGCTTGGTAGTCTCTTTTAGGCCCAATTTGGAATAAAACTCAAACTCTACTCCGCATAACGAAGCATTAAGTATCTCCTCTCTATTAGAATTTTTATAAAGTTTGTTCATCTAGACCGATATATCTTTGTTATGGTATATATCAGACTAACTATGACATCATATTATGATGGTAACTTCAAGAACACCTTTCTAGTTTCAGGATCAATTCTGGTTACCTGAACTGTAATATTATCACCGTTCTTAAACACTTTGATTAGATCTTCTCCGACTTCACTAATATGAAGTAAACCGACAACTCCTTCTTCAAGAGTTACAAAAATTCCATAATCTTTAACGGCTTTAACCTTTGCATCAACTACACTAGGAACCTTATATCTTTCAAGTATATTAATCCATGGATTAGTTTCCTCAAGCGTCTTTTGAGTCAACGTAATTTTAGTATTAGATACAATATCTTTAACTAAGAACTCAATTTCTTCTCCCGGTTTAATACTTTGTGACTTATGTCTCTTAAGTGTTTCTGCATCTAAGTCGTTAACATGAATCATACCCGTTAAGCAAGTGTTAAACTCACAGAAGACACCGTACTTCGCAGTACCGGTAACAGTGCCTGTAATTCTGTCAGTAATATTCTCACGAAGCTTTGAAATTTCAACAGGAATCATAGCCTGTAAATACTTTCTGTGCGAAACAACAATTGTACCTCTGTCCTGTGAGAATGAAACAGGAACGACATAAAGCTCTTGACCCAAGATAGATTCAAAATCGTGTAATTTGTTAATACCTGCAAGAGAACCTGGCATAAAGCAATCTACACCTTGTACATTAACGACATATCCTCCAGCAGAAATCATTTCTTTAACAACACCAGTCCAAGCAGTATCAGCTGAGTCTATACCTTCTCTTAGATCCATAAATATACGTTGGCGCATACCGCCCGATATAGTTCCTATGATATTACCCCTTTCGTCGTCGTTGGTACCTTCGGTTATAAGAACTGATACTTCTTCTCCGGGTCTAACGTCTCTATATTGAGGATCTTCTTTAGAAAGTTTAACAAAGACAAGTTGGCGATAGTTTACATCGACAGTAGCGTGCGTTTCATTAATACCAAATACCTTACCCTCATAAATAACTCCAACTTTTAATTTAGGAATAAATTCAGATTCTTTTTCTCGGTTAGTTAGAATATCATAAAACTCTTGAGCATACGACTCTCTAGAAAATACCTTATCATTTCCTTGAGTTTTTACATGTGGATTAGATTTTCTAAGAGTTTTTGGGCAATCAGCAGCATAGCCGTCCCAATCAAATTCGCCGCTGTCAAGAGTCCATCGGTCTCTTTCGCTTTCGATTTTTACTTCTGTTTGTTCTTGTTGAGTCGTTGACTCCGGTTGAGTTACTTCAACCTCTTCGATGGCCTTTTTATTGATTCTAGGCCTTGATTTTTTTTGTGACATTTATTTTTTATATTAAAGGTGTAACATATTATATATCTATTAAACTGTGATTCCTTTCCACGGTGTAACAATTGGAACAATTGCTGGAGGTGCAGGTACCAATCCAACATAAATTCCACTGACGCTAGCTAAGTGGTCTTCGAATCCCTTAATTATATCGTCTAGCATTTTAGAAAGAGCTTCGTTAAAATCTCTCTCATTATCATATTTTGAAAAAGCATCTTTAAACCCCTTAGCAATCGGTTTTGGATTACCGGGAAATAAGACTATAACACCAGGAGCTGGCACTGTATAAGGCGGAGTTAAAGGCATGGGCACCGGTAAAAAAGATCCGGGTGCAAGAGCAGTTGCCCAATAAGCTACGACAGCTGCACCGATTGGTAACATCAAGGGTATCGAAGGTTTTGGTCCTTTATCAGAATGCATAACTTTTAAAACTCCAAGAATAGCCAAAAATATAGCTTCTTTTGCAGTGTTCATAACACCATTATAAATAGCTGGATTTATAGGCCTAGCAGTACCTCCTACTTGTTGAATAGATGTTCCTATTGCCAAATGATATTCATCAGTTATTTTTCTAGCTAGCTTTCTTAGTTCTTTATCGGTATCTAAAACTTCAATAGTTTTTTCTGGATCTTGAGGATCTGGAATTTCTATCATATCAGACACTGGCATATCTTCAGCCGGAATAACTCCGCTTGCACTGCCGTTCTTGTTTTGAAAGAACGCCGTCATATTTGTTTTAAATAACTCGAAGCTCATTATAATATGCTTTGAACATTAAACTCTTTTTGATAATCCTCTAATAGTCTAAAATATGTTTTAACGACCGTCTTACTAGAAAACTCTTCTATATTATATTTGACTATTACACCCGATTCTACTAAATCTTCTAGGTCTTGTATTCGACTAGCCATTATCTCTTCTCTAGCAGATGCATCACTTGGAAGATCTCCTGATTTTTCAACGTTATACGTTATTCCTTCTGGAGAAGTTTCAGTTGCCATAACCTGATTACCATGTAAGAGTATTTCTTCTTCGTATTCTTCTCCTACAATCTTTTGACCCTGAACATCTATCTTAAAATCTTCAACATATTCTTGACACCTATTTCTAATTCTAGTAAAATCTAAAACTATAGATGATCCACTAACTGTTATAGGTCTATTAATTTGCGTAAAGTCAGTTAATCTATCATATAAATTTTTATTACCATCATATGCTCCTCTAACTGACAAAATAATTATATTTTCAAAATCATTTGGATTTACAGTATATGTTAATTGCTCAATAGTTCCTTTTCTATTTTGAAATATGTAGGCAATTTGAGCTGCAACTCCAACAACATCACCATTACTAAGTTTACTTGAAAGATTGGAAATAGCATCTCCAAAATCATGACTTCCAGAAAATGTAAAAGTTTTGTTTCCAGCTTTTAAGTTACTACTCAAAAGGTTTTCACATGCTGAAATAATATTACTAGCTATAGTATTATAGGATTGGCTAACGGCATATGAATTGCCATATGTATCAATAAGATTGTCAAAAGTCATTGCCTATCATTTTTGCTGGATAAAACCAGGGCCTGCATTACTATTTATCTGCGTTTGCAAATTAATCATAGCCGGTAATTGAGGAGGTAGAGGAGGACCAGAAGGGCCAACACCGGTCGGATGAGTATGGCCGTTAAACTGAGTTATAATCTCAGCTAATAAATCTGCTAAAGTTTTACCTTTAACGGCGGGTTCATCAGTATTAGTTCCATCGGTAGCAATGTATATCTCATTAGAGTTAAGAAATATTTGACCTTCTGGAGAGAATCTAATCATGGGCTGAGCCGTTTGAGACTCTCCGGTAGTCATGACTAAACCATCTTCTAGAGACCAATAAATTCTTACTTTTCTTTGAGCGTCATAGACCAAAGATATAACGTCATATGGCGTTTCGCTGTTCTGAAGTACTTCTTCCTTTAAGTCTGTATTTTGATTGACCTGAAACAGGTATTCGGGGTGGTAAATATCTCCATTATCAAATCTAATACCAACAATATCACCTACTCTTGGTACTACATGATGACCGGGCGTCATTCTATTCATAGGCGAAGCCCATGGAATAGCTTCAACCGGAATAGTATCAAATTTACCAAATACTTTGACTTTACATCGACCATTTGATAATGGATCCTGATTATCCACTACTTCTCCTAGCCAATGTGTATCTCTAATGTTATCATTTATAAGCTCAGCTTGTTTCATACTCTTCTTTCAATTGCGTTGCCTAAATCTTTTGGAATTCTAGAAACCGAAGGATCCTTTCCCCGGCTAGAAGTTGCAGGTTCTACTCCATATATATTACCGGGAGTTATGCTACCGGCTGGGCCATATTTTAATTGAGTGGGATCTGGATATACGTTTGACGGAATATCTGGAGAAGCTGGAGGTCTGGAGTCAGCTCCAATTTGACTTGCTATATTAGCGATACCATTTATACTGCCCGCCCTAATAGCATCTTGAACTGTAGAAGCTGCATTTAAGCCATATACATTACCTAGCAATAATCTACCCTTAACGTTATCTAGTGTATTTTGTAAAGCTCCTTCTACTTTATTTGCAACAGAACTAACTATAGCATCTTTAACGCCCTGTGCGAGTAGTTGACCATTAGTTGGATCTTCATTACTAACTATAGCATCTTTAGCGCCCTGTGCGAGTAGTTGACCATTAGTTGGATCTTCATTACCATCTGGAATACTATTAACATAATAGCTTTTATGGTCATGAACGCCTTCGTACATAATGCTTATTGATGGCGTAATAGGTTGATCTGGGCTTTTACTTAAATCTTGAAAAACCGCATTTGTAGATTCAATATCAAATGTACAATGACTTAGCCCTATTTCAAAGTGAGGCTTAACAGATCTGATATCACCGTTATATGAAGAATTAACTATAGAGCTAGAAGCCCTTGCTTGACCATCATCTTTAGTACCTAATAAACCGGTGCTATCAATTGTATTGGCTACAAACTGACTAGCTTTATTGGTTCTAAAAACTCTAACTTCACTTACATAAACATACATATTAAATCTTCTTAAATTGTGAGGTATAACCTCAACCCATCTTGAAAAATCATAAGCAGCTTGTTTATATAAGTCTATAAGGCCTGTTACTGGTAATTCAACTGATTCTAAACAAGTTATAGTTATTTTGCTATCAGTTCCTCCCCTAAACGGGTCTTCCATTTTGTTATACTGTTTAGTAGTTTCTAATCCTGAAATAGATTGCCAAAACCATGGCATTTCTGTATTTAGCTTTTTAAGTATCTTTATAAAACGTTTAAGCTTATCAGCTCTATCATTATCTCCTATTACATTTCTTAAATAACGTTCTGCTTCCCCTGAAAATAAAGGAGACTCTTCGCTATACCAATCAAATGATAGAAAAAAGCTAAGATACGTAGGATCTTGATGCATTCTATTATGCAACCTACCCTTTCTAAATTGATCTATGGATACAAAATCTGACATATACTATATATTATCTTTACAAAAGAGCTGCATACCTAGTAGGCCATTCTCTTCTTATTAGAGTTACATGTTGAACAATACCCTTTGATTTAGAATATGAATAGTCTATATTCTCTATTATGTAGTTGCCGCTTAAAAATGAATCTACTCGAGATTGTTCATTTTCTCCCTTGTCCTTGAATGCTCTTTCATTAAAGCCCATTTTTTCAGCTTCTTGTATTTTAATAGCCTCTGCTTTTTTCTTCTCTTGAGAATATACGTATATTATAACCGAAATCTTTTGATACTTATAAATAGAGGGGTTAAATGATGCCATAGTAAGCTTAAGCCTCATTTTAGATGCCTCTTCATTATTTCTAAAATTATGTATTTTAGAAAAAGAATAGTTTTGATGCACATTACCCATCCCGTCTTCTCCGGCGTCTTGCTTACCCACGTATTTATGCTTAATTTGACCCAAGTATCGGTCCTCATCTCTGCGACCCCTTAATGGTTCTTCTGAATCTAACATATTTTCAGAAGTTAAGGGATCTACTGTAAATTCATTTAATTCTTCTATAGTTGCATCATAGAATTGAACGTCTCTAAAATGGCCATGATTAGCTACAACGGCTGCTGAATTATTTTCAAGAGCAAATTTATTTATGTAATTATTCATGCCCTTAAATCTAAAGTGATTAGTTAAAACCAATTTAGTTTTCATATTATCAGCTGCATCGTTAGATCCTGCTTCGACAGATATTGGATCAGTAAATGACATCAAACTATCTTGAGCTTCTTGAATCGACATAATATTTTTAGAATTAAATATGCGATTAACATCTATAAAGTTTAAATAATAATATTGGTCTATAAACCATTTTTGGAAAGCGTCATCAGATATGTATGAAGACTCTACTATATTATCTATAAATTTTGAATGTGAAATATATGGTTGTATTCTAACTTGAGTGTCAATAGTACTATCGATGTTGGTTACTAGCCCTAAACCTAAATGCTTAGCTTCTTGTTCCATATGTGATAAAGAAGTATCTGCTTCATAGTGTCTGCATTCTTCGCTATCTAAAAAAGGTATTTTTGCTTTACACGAGAAGCTATATCTAACCGTTCCGTCTTCGTCTGCGGGAAAATTGGCCACTTTTAATATATCGAAATCCATGTGTATAGACTTAAATGTAGATTCATTTTTAGAACTTAACATAAATGTTAATACATCTCCATCTCTTGGAAAAGAATCTACCGAAAAGTTACTTCTAGTATCATCGACTGTTATGTTTAAAAATGGAATAGTTCCCGAACAATTTAAGTTAAAATTTCTTATGGCATCAGGACTAAATGAATAGTTATTGACACTAACGTATGGTTCGTTTACGCCTACTGTTTTGCTTTGCTTAAATCCTCCATTTTCTTCTCCCATAGATTTAAGCCTAATTTCAGTAGGAGTTATTGATGGTTCAACAACTGCATATGTGTTACTATTAAAATCCATATTTATCGAGTTCTTCTAGAAATATTGCGCTTTTTATTCAGCCTAGATTTATCATTTATAATGGAATCTACTACTGCGTCATTTTGAGCTTGAGCACCAAATATAATATCACGTGCTTCAAACTTAAATGTTTTATTTCCAACCGATATTACATTAGGAGGTAAAAGATTCTCTTTATCATATTTCTTTTTCATAGCCTCAGCTCTACGTTGATCTTTTTTACTTAATCTTTTAGTATCTACAAATTGTTGCTTAACAGTATTTTCTTCTTTTTCCTGTATTCTTTCTAATTTTTTAAAGGGATAATCAATCTTTGGAATCATTATCTTTTCTCCCTCTAAAACAGAAAATGGATCAGATATGCCATTAAATTTAAGAATAATGTCGGCCATACTAGCATCTCCATATTCATCAAGCGCAATTAGGTCTGGCCTACCTGATTGAAACGGTTTTACTCTTTTTACAGTATAGTCTTGCCCCAAAATAGCATCACGGACCTTTAACGTAAAATATATTGTAGGTTGTACAATAACTAGTTTAACTCCGTCAACAACTTTATCTTTAATAGTTCTTAAATCCATTATCCTAATGCAGATTCAGAGGCTCTTCCAGCCAATCCTCCATTTATTTCTTTATTACCATATGCAGACTTATTATAATATGCAATTCCATTTGAATCTTCTGGTAAAATATACATTCTACCCTTTCCGGTATTAAACATACTTTCGATTTCAGATTTATCTCTTGGTCGACCAGGCTTAAGAGTCACAGTTACCTTTAACTTAGTAGGAAAATCTTCATAACCCATTGGCCCGGTAAATTCAAACTTAGCATTTTGTAGGCCTAAATTACCTATAACCATTGCTGGATTCATTGGATTACCAACTGTTAAATGCCACTGGCCAGTAGGATCTCCTGTTAAGAACGCGTTTAATACACTGGCGCCTTGAGGAGAGCCAAATAAGTCCATAAGCTGACCGCCAATAAGGTTATTCATCATATCGCCCATTTCTCCATTTTCTAGAAGTCCTTTTACTTCTCCAAGTAGGTTAGAGCCCATTTCAGAAAACTGGTCCATGACGCCGTTAAAAAAGCCTTTATAATCACCGCTGGCTAATTTACTAAGATCACCGAATGGTTTTCCAATCTTTCCATTAGATACCCCTCTTGTTGCTCCTCCCCAAAAAGGAGCGTTGTTACTCGTTAAAACAAGGAGATTAGATAAGGTATCTAGGAATGCAGCCTTAGGACTTGTGTTTCCATATGATTTAAGATCGTAATAAAAATTAAGTGTAAATTCTTTGTCAAAATTTATACCCCTATCTCTAACCATCATACTTTTAATGACATTAAGTGGACCATAAACGTGATTAGGATATGTACTTTGTAGAGGATCATACCCTGCTCCAAGCTGCTCTTTTCTTCTAGCTGAAACAGGATCTAGACCTTCGTTTCCAGCTTCTATCGCCTTTAATATTGGATTAGATTCCATAAACGCACCAACTTTACCGCGATCTGTACTAGATTGCGCAGTTTGAACTCCAGCCTCTACGTCTTTCCAGCTGTATCCTACACCAAAAGAAAATATTTCTTTAAGTTCATTACCTAATGTAGGGCTCATCCACGTTATGGCTCTAGCTATGTCAGGCTGTCCTGTTTCTACAAAAGTTTGCTGTTTACTAGAAAAAGTTTTAGGATTAAAAATATCATCAGGCGCTGGAAATGGAAATCTTCTTAAAGTAACCATATAATTATTTGGAATAAGACCATAATGTTCACATTGTACAAAATCTCTAAGACTATATGCACAGCCATCATTCTTTTCTTCTTGAGACCAATTAACTATTCGTTTAGCTGTAGGGCTAGTTAAACCCGTAATATCGCTATCCTTATATTCTGATATGTTGTATTTAGGTACATTATTATTATCTTCGGTATTTCCTAAAGCCTTAGACTTATATCTAAATAAACTCCAACCGCTAAATGCGCTTTGTCTAGCTCTACCTGGGTCTATAGTTTCTTTATTACTAGTACCGTTTACATCAGTTACATATTTCTTACCCTGTATGGGCTCGGTTGAAGCTTTAGGAATCGATTCACTTTCTCCAGCAGGGCTTAAACCTCCACTGTTATTTTTCCAAATAGGATCACTGTATATTGAACTTAGATTTTCAGCGCTTTGTAAATTGAGATCATTTAGATTTGTAGATCCTTGTTTAACCCCTTCCAGTTCAGCGTCTTCTGGTGACAAACCAAACGTATCTCCTAAATTATCGCCAAAGGTCTTAATTTCACCGGTTGCTAAATCCCTATATTCTTTAGATCCGTCTTTAATGCCCTGAAATACTGATGCCATATAAAAGATATTCTTTTTTGTATATATCTTTCAACGCTAGCATTCAGATTAACTTATTATAAATTACCATTCAGTGGCATCGAGCTCTTCAGACGTGGGGCTATATAGGAGCTCATCAACCCAATCCTTTTCTTTGGGGTACTTATCCGCTAAGAATCGTCGTAAAGCTTTCTCATAAAGCCCCTTTGTTTGAAAAAAGAACTCTCCTTTAGAGTAGATCGATCTATTGGCCAATTCAAATATTTCTTTCATCTTCATTTGTATCATGAAAGTCTGTAAATTATTGAATAACTCTATTTGTTCTCCTCGAGTTCTAACACAAAACACCGAGTCTACAACTATTAAGTATTTTTCCCAATTTTTACCTGCAAAAATATTATTCTCTATGTCCTCGACAGTAGAGTAATTCTTTCTAGCTAAATTCATTCGAGTCTCAGAGCCTTTAAAGTTTCTGATGAAACGACCGCCAAAAAGATTCTTCTTTAAGAAATAAATGTTATCATAAAACTTGATAACTTTAATTTGATATTGAGGATTTATATCATCAAATTTTACATCATGAATAATACACCTAACTGGAATAAGAACGTTAGGTTGCTGAGATGTAGAAATAAGGGCTTGAATATATTCGCCCTTTGAAAAAAGCTTATGCTTAATCATTATCTATAAACTTAACATTATCAAATTTACTAAGGACGCCCCTTTTAGGATAATCACATCTATTGATAATTGTTAAGTCTAGTTGATATTCTTCTGACATCAGACCTATAAAATCTCTAAAGTTATCGACAGTTTCTTGATCCAAGCTTTTGAATAAATATGCTGCTCGATGTGAATCCTGTTCTTTTTCTAAAAGACATCTAAACATCTTTTCAATATGTAATGTAACGATTATATTAGAGGGTTCATTACCGTATGGGTCACTTTTAAGTAACCTAGAATAGATGTCGGAATAAGACACCACAACGTCATAATCTTCTGCTTTTACATAGCGATTAAACTCTGTCTTAGTCTTACACCATATACCATCTATCTTTAAGTTCATATTATTTTGTGAATTTTTCTAGGCGCTTAATTTCCTTTTCAAGCTCCTTAATCTTGCCAGCCGCTAATTCCTTACTGGGCTTATATTTAGATCCCCACTCGGATCTAACTACAATCTTAGAATGGTCTAGCTCAGTTCCTAGATCTATACCCAGGTCCATTGCTAGTTCATTTAAGAAAGTAATCTTAGAGTTGACATTGTCTATGCCATCAAAATCAAAAACCTTACGGGACTCGAATTCTTCTCCTGCCCCATTAATGTTGTCGTCATGAATGATTTTGATTACTCCATTCTCAGCTAGTTCTATAGCTACTGTAATCATTGATTTCTTTGTTTTCTTGATTCATCAGCCTGTTTCATCAACTTTCTAGCCTTCTTTTTATCAACATGCCATGTTTTCTTATTCTTGAAAGTAGTTAGCTTCCATGCTTCGGTCAAAAAAGAAATTTCTTCTTCATTATAACCCTGTGTCTGCCAACCTGATACGACGGCTGCTAGTTTTTCTTCCATAAGAACAGTAGTTTGCTGTTCTAGTCTATCGAGATTTGCTTCGTGGATCTTACGACCATTTTCTCTTTGAGTCTCTCTGAATTCAACAGCAGCTGAGCTCATTGCATTCATTTCGTTTTTAAGTTTAAGGACCTTTTGCTGTCTAAGCATATTACGGCGTTGAGCATGATTTGGCATAGCAAACTGCACCTGAGGCTGTTGCTCATTCTGATTTTCCTGAACTTGTTCTGACATTATAATAAGTTTTTGTAAATGATTCAATTTGAGACTTTAACTGGTCTCTTAAGTTATCTATTTGACTTTCTATGAGCTGTGAAATATTCTCATGTAACTCTTCTTCTGATAAATCCATCTCGTCCTTAAGCATCTTATAAACAGATTTAGACGGAATATTAACACTAACTGGCATATCGGCTGAGTTTTTCTTGCTCATTTTTTTAAGCATCTCTAACATAACATTAGTCTCAACTACTGGATCTGGTATAGATTTAACCTTTTTAGTTTCAGCTTTGACTTCAACTTTAGTTTTAGTCTTAGATGGTTTTGAACCCCTTTCCATGGTAGTTAAACCTAATGGCTCTGCAAGTCTTTTAGCCTCGTCTAATGATGAAGCTCTTAATGTATATTCATTAATTAGACTTTTATTGATTCGTGAACCGTCTGTAAAATAAAGCCATTGCCTATCGACTTTCTCTATGTCTTCAGTTACGACTTGACCCGCTCGTTCGCTCTTCGTCCATATGAAGATTCCGGGCTCTTTTTGTTTTGTTGCCATCATTCTAAATAATTTATATAGATTATTTCGCAGGTTCATTACTAAACGAACTACTTTCCTCTATATCATACTCTCCTGCTATAAATTGTTTAATAAAATCTATAGCTTCTTCTGATCCTAAGACTGCATCGGCCTTAACATATCGCCTTGACCAATCTTTAAAGAATTGTTCGTTTCCCTTAGCTAATAGCTCCTCCTTTAATGAATCAACGGAAGGAACAAAAAGTTTATTGAATCCCATTATTTAATTGTTTTAATACGTTGTTTGAAACTAGGTGGAAATAAATCTGGCTTATTTATCAAGCTTCTAAAGCAAGCGTCCACCACATATGTAACCGCCCAATCTTTATTAGACCTAATCGATCGACCAGATCCCTGTTGTATAGAAATGCCAGTTTTCCAATCATACCAATCTGGAAACTGATTGATTTTTGCTTTGACTAGCGGATCCTTCAATGAGGGATATGGTACTTTAAAAAAAATTTGAAATCTAGACACATCATCTTTAAAGTCAAGACCTTCTAATAAGGAAGGTCCTATCAAGACTTTATTTTTATCAGCCATAACTCCTTTAAAAAGATCTATAGCTCCATTTCTTTCTTTAGCATAATCATATGTAATAAATCTGCCAAATCTATGCTTAGACTTAGATGCTATATAATCAGCAAATTGATATGAGCCTGTATGAATAATACCGCTCTGGTCCTTATGTTTATCCAATATCTTATCTACGATCTCAATAACTTTAGGTAAGTTATCTTCTCGCTCCTTAAACGAAAGCTTATGTCTATTGATAAACACAATAGGTGACTTCTCAAAATCAAATTGATTATCTAAGCGAATAACTTTAGCGCCATCTATTTTCATATGCTTTGCAAATGATCGTACATCTCCAATTGTAGCTGACATAAAGACTTTAAAACCAGCTTTCTTTTGCAAGAACTTCTCAATCATAAGAGCCTCCTCGACGCACTTAAAGGTCACCTCGTTGTCCTTTTGATCTAACACTATTTTATCAATGCCAACCTCTTCGATCAAATCTATATAGTCCTCTGCCTTACAGTGTACGTCTTTTAAATGATCGAATGTACCAAAGGCTTTTTGCCAATCTTTGGGCACCGACTCATTACCGTAGCGGCGCTTGACCGTTTTATTACCAGCCTGCCGCATCTTACCAAACAGAAACAAGACTCTTTCAAAATCTTTTAGAGCTTGAAAAGCAACTTCTTTATTTCCATTCAACATGTCTAAAACTAGCGTCTTAATTTTATTTTTAGTAAAGACGTTCTCAGCTATACCTTGTCGCGATGCAAATCTATTAACTTCCATAACACGATCAATAATATCTTCTTGTATTCGCGGGCTAAAATGCCCTTGAATAATATCGTCGATTTTATGAGCTTCGTCAAAGAAAGTAAAATCTCTTTTTTCAAAAGGAACGGGTCTTTCCTCACCAATCATCTTAGTCTCAACGTAGTTTCGTTGAATAAGCCAATAACTATAATTAAGAAGAGAGACAGGCAGATCAATCGCCTTTCTACGATTTTGTAGATATCCACATGAGTTAAAACAACTAAGTTTTTCAGCTTGCTCATAACTCATGCCCTTAAACTTACATTCTCCTAAACTAAAAGGTAATTCATTAACCACACATTCATAGTTATCAACTCCTTTAATAGAGGCCCAATCAAGTTTAAATTCTTTAATGTCTTTCTCATATTGCTCTTGAAGCATAAGATCGGAAGTTATAAGGTAACCTCTATTACCCAACTCTTTAAGAATATATGAACACCACATGGCAATAATAGATTTGCCTGTTCCAGTTGGCGCATCTAAGATAACGGTAGAATTTGGATCGTTAAGGTATGCTTGACATATAGCTTCAACAGTTTCTCGTTGATTGCTCCTAAACTTAAAGTTAAAACCAAATGCATTTTCATCTAATGCTTGATCGATAATTTCAGATATATTCATTGATTATTCCAGCAAATTACTTCATAAACTTCAACACCTGCATTCTCAAGAAGTTCTATACCAGATCTATCTCTATAATCTTCAGAATAAAATACACGCTTAATTCCAGCTTGAATAATAAGCTTAGAACAACCATAACATGGCATAGTTGTGGTGTATAAATCTGCACCAACACTCGTTAGTGTGCTTTTAGCTAATTTGGTAATAGCATTAGATTCAGCGTGCAATACCTCGTTTTTAGTTACCAACTTATCGCCCTCATGTCTTTCACATTTATTATCAAATCCATGCGGTGTTCCATTATATCCAAATGAAACTATTTGTTCATCTTTTACAATGATACATCCAACCTTTCGGCGCTCAGCATAGCTTAACTTTGCAGTTTGATAAGCCATCTGCATATAAATTTTATCTATAGGAATTCTAGGCATACTAAAAGAGTCTATGTAAATTATACATAGACTCTTTTAAAAGTTTATTATATTAATGAAATCAGTGGTTGCTTGGACCAACTTGAGTATCGTCGACCATATCTTCCCCCTCTGCTGCATATGCCTCTTTCATCTCATCCATTTTTTTAGAGTATGCCTCTTTCATGGAATCGCAATTGGCTTCATACATTTCTTGTGTCATTTCGCCTTCTTTAACTTGACCATATGCCTCTTTCATGGCTTCGGCTGCAAGAGATGCTGCCATAGCGGCATTTTCTTTCATATAAGTTTCTACAGTATGCTCGGCATAATCATCACCTTCATATGCAACTGCCTCTTTGACTGTCATTTCATTCATCTCTTTCATCATTTCAGAAACAGACTTATATTCTTCGACTTCTTCCATGTCTTCATCATCTTCCTCATCATCGTCGTCATCATCGTCATCATCGTCATCATCGTCATCTTCATCATCTTCAATTTCAGGCTCCTCTTCAACTTCAGGTTCCTCTTCAACTTCAGGTTCCTCTTCAACTTCAGGTTCCTCAACTGGTTCCTCTTCAACTTCAGGCTCCTCTTCAGTTTCAGGCTCCTCAACGGGCGCCTCTTCAATTTCAGGTTCCTCAACTGGCTCCTCTTCGGTTTCAGGATCTTCTTCAACTTCAGGTTCCTCAACTGGCTCCTCTTCAGTTTCAGGCTCCTCAACGGGCGCCTCTTCAGTTTCAGTTTCGTCTTCTGTATCTTCTTCCCCTTGTTCCTCTTCTTGATCTACTACTTCGTCCTCTAACTCCTCTTCTCCTAGTCTTGGACCAGCACCTTTAGTAGAAAACTCTTCGAATGATAATATTTTCTTACGCATTTGTTAAATTTTTATGTTTTTATATATATCTGTTTAGATTTTTGCAATTTTTACCGAGCCAATTGAACCTCAATTTTCTTTCTAGAAGTAATTAGTTTTTCAATTTTTTGGTCTAGTTTATCTAAGTCTTTGCCATATTGATCTGCAACTGGACCACCTTCCATTTCAGCTTCTTGTTCCATGTCACTTAACATTCTATTTCTTTCGGCGTATAATTGTGAAAGTTCAGAATTTATTTTATTTAACTGTGTCGTTAGTTTCTTAGCTTGTGATGTGCTTATCGTAGAAGCAGCTTGCTCTTGACGAGTAAGTTGATTCTTTCTAGCTCTTAAAGCAATAAGAATGGGATCGTTAATATCCATAGCTTCATTTATAAAATCACTGTAAGATTTGACAGGTTTAAAGTATTTGGATTCTTCCATTTTATTTAGTTCTTTTGATTTTTTCATTGCCCAATCTACGCCTTCATCTCCTCCCCATATTAACCAAGCAACATATCCTTTGTCTTTCCAAGGTGTGTCTTTATACTCGGTTGCAATCTTTGAGTTTTTTCTGTGTCTATTAAAAGAAGCCATTCGACTAATTGTATCAGCAGATATCTTTTCGCCTTTAGCTAATTGATGAGCTCTGGCCCAACCGACTGCAGTACCAGCGTCAACCTCTTCTCTGCCATATTTTTCTTTCCAATCAATGGCCATTTGAGCATTTTTCTTAGCAGCTGCTGGATAATCGTTATATGTTTCCTTTGGTTTCATTTAGTATATATCAGAACTTTGGAATACCTCCGATTTCTTTAGCTCTTTTTCTCCAATCCGACATTACTTCTTTTCGTGTTTTAGGAGTTAAATAGGTCTGTGTATCTAAATATCGATTAACTGCGTCAATCATCGGTATTCTCTCTTTCTTGGCCTGATATCTAAGACCTTGAAGATTGGCATCGACTTCTTTGGGTAATAACAAATAGTAATATTCTGGAATTAAGCCTTGTTTTATCATAGCTCTCGCGGCCATATCTGTCTCTTCATCGTTTGGTTTTCCAGGTTTATAGTTACCAATACCTTCTCCTCCCTGTGTGATGTGTTCTATTTCGTGCCTAACAATATCTGATAAGTACATGTATATGGCCGACCAAAGTCCAGGTAATTCTTCAGTAAGAACTCCCACTTCTATAATAATATATGGATCTTGATCGTCACCATCTGAATCTACATCGTTACTATCGGCGCCGGTCGTATCAAACGATTGAAAAAGTCCTTCTACTTTACCATAGGTTGGATGCTTATCAAAATAAAGAGTACATGTACAATCAAATATTAAATCACTGTTATTGATATAGGTTTCGTAAGTAGAAAAGGATTTACCCTTCTTCCAATCCTTTACCCATTGTTTAATAGCTTCTTTAACGATAGATCGAGTTAGCGAATCATAGCGTGCACGCCCTTCATTTAAGAAGTTACTAAAATTACCTACGTATCTCATAAACTATATATCACATAAAAAAGGGGATCAAATTGATCCCCTTAGGCCCATAAACATTCTAATTGGCATAATTATTTAACCATTGATTTGCTCTTCGTCATCTGCGATAAACGTAGATTTTAGGGACTCAAGACAACCATCTGCATCAGCGATAGACTTGACCAATTTGTCCATCTCTTCAACAATTTGAGGATGCTCGCCTATACCCGCCGGGTTTTTAAGATAAACCTCTAGAGTTGCAATGGCTTCCATTTTCTGGGCCTCGTATTTTAGCTTAAGTGCGTTAATTAATTTACTCATCTTTCTAAAATTTGATATTTATACTTTAAGTGTTTCCAATTGTTTCACATATTTTAAGACTGCCAAATCTTTTGCTTTAGCTTCTAACTCTACATCCAAATCAAGTCCATATGGATCAATATAATCGTAGATATAATCAGCATGTGCACGATCCATAACCGACTCGTCTTCGTAGACAGACTTAGCGCTTGAGAAGTGACACAATTGACGAACTTCTTGTGGCCAAGTCATAGCTGCCATATTTATAGCTTCTTCTTGAGACAGCTTTCCAGGATGGCACCAGTGATGGTGATAGTCAAACGTAATAGGAATACCTCGTTCGAGATAGAGTCGATATAGATCTTCGACTGCATACTGTGCTCCTTTGTCATCGTTTTCAACTACAAGGCGAGTCTTAACTGAATCGTCAAGCCTATCAAAGGCTGCAATAAAGCGATCTAAGCAAGCTTCTTTACCACCATTGGTCGTATTAACATGGACGTTAATAGCAGCGTGGTGAGTACGTGGCAGACCAATAAGATCCATAATTTCACCATGTTTGTTAAGGTCGCGAATAGTCTTTTCTACGACAGGTTGATTAGGAGAGGCCAAAACGTCGAACGGGCCAGGATGAAATGTCAATCGCTGACCATAAGACTCTGCCAAAGTGCCAAGACCTTTTAGAATGTTACAAATCTTATCGTAATCAGGCAGATCAGACAATTCATACTCACTCATCCATGGGAACATATCAGATGACATACGATATAGTTTGATGTCATTCTTTTCATTCCACTTAACAATCTCTACTAGATCGCGAACATTTTGCAATGCAAGCTCAGAGGCATATTTAATGCCTTTGTCTTGAAACGTGCGCTTAATCATACTACGATTAGTAGTAATCTTTTTGTCCTTAAGAGACAAGTTGATACAACAGTATCCATAATTAACTTTATTCATCGTCTGAAAAAAATGCTGCAAAGAAGTGATATAAAAAAACAATAACTGCAAATGGCCACAAAACCATAACAGTAAGACGTTCGCCCCAATTAAATCTATTTTCTTCAATCTCTGGCAAAGAATCAACTAGCTTATCATAGAAGACACAAAAGCTAAGTCCAATAAGAAGAAAGATTGGAATAAATGTAGGTATACTTGAAATAAGCTCCATTAATGTTTATACTTTGGTTTACAATTTAGTTTCGAAGCGTTCACGCATACGATCAATAGATTCTTTAGGAACTCCATGCTTATTCTCACCTCCGTGCCGGTTCTCGACGATAAGGCTAATCACATTGTAATCATACTTTTTAGCCAGCTCATAGTAAGCTTCCATTTCCCACTCTTGAGTAAAGGTATTAGAGACAGTAATGCAAACCCTAAAAGCATCTCCGTGATATTTCATCTCCTCTTCAACTTGATTTTGGCACCATTCATGAGCCTCTTTCAATTTAGAAGGATCGAACTTATACTCACGAGTTCTACCTTCGGTTCTGAAATATTCGTCAGTCTCAAAATGATAGCCATTGTTATGGCCATCTGCAATCCACCTAGCGGCTGTACTTTTACCGCTGCCTGGCAAACCTCTGATCAACCAAAGGTTTCTATCAGTCAAATAACTACGTTTCATTTATTATCGATTGTAAGATTTAACCGTTTCGCGATAGTTGACAACTGCACGAGCAAGAAGATCCATTCGTTCTTCAGCGTCATAGATTTTAACTCTCTCAGTAACTGTAAACTCATTTCCGCTATAGCTAGAAATTTGCTTAACCTTCTTTTGAGGATTCAATTGATAAATGGTCTCAATGATACGATCTCCTCTCCAAGACTTAGTCTTGTAGCTGCGTCGAATGTAGCCTGACTCATAAGACAAGTAATCACACTTAGTGATTGGGTCATAGTAGCAGATCGTACCATTGTTAGCTTGAGTTTGGCTGGTAACTTCTACACAGCGAAGGGCGTTGAGTTTGTTTGTCATATTCTCTTGATTAACGTTACATGGCTAATATACGAAAAAAAGCCCAAACTTGAAAGTCTGGGCTTAAAATATTTGTTAAAAGGTGTTAAATTATTTATTTACGATCCTCTATTTGAAGCTTACGCAAAGCTATTTTTTTGTCTATTTTAGCCAATTGTTTTTGTAATTCCATTTTTTGAATATTAAGAGTAATTACTTCGGCCTTTAAAGGATCTTCTTCTTTAGTAAGCTTTTTAGCCTCTTCGCTTTTCTTAATTACTAAATCGCGCTCTTTGGCTTCTAAATTGCGAATTTTTTCACGTATTGTTGCTTTTTTTTCTGGGTCTCCTCCTTCAAAAACTTCTAATTTCTTTAAATATTTCATTTTTTACAATTAATTTTTAGTAGTCTTCGCCACATGGATTGTCGATATCGCTTTCAATATCTTCGATATAAATTTTATTTAGATCAACCCACTTATATCGTTTGGCCACAGCTTGTAATTCTTTTATGCTAGGTAATAACTCTTGAACAATTTCATTATTGTCATTGCCAGATGGTCCATAGTCCCAGTCTCCTGTGATTTTCCATGCCATCATACCGATGGAGTAACTTCCGTCTTCATTTTCTTTCCAATCTTGATAAGATTCATCCTTAGTTTCTAATGGAGAAACGGCTTTAAAGCCTACTTTATATTTTTTAAAATATTTAGCTAAAAACTGATCTACGTCTTTACAAAAAGATTTAAATTGAGAACCGTCAATAGCGTCATCGTCTGCGCGCTTATCAACATTAAACGTAATATCAGCATCTAATTCACCGGACGTTTCACAATCTGGATTAGCATCATACGGACTCTGAGTTTTCCAACGGTCATAACCGCTGATCTCATTAATTGATTTAATGTACTTCATGTGGTATATATTTAAATTCTTTTACTACAAAATCACTATAAGCGTCGGATCCTTTAAAGCCGGGTTGAAAATGATTATTGATAACTACTCTCATTTTTTGATTGTTAAAATGCTTTAGAATTTCAGGATCTAAGATTTCTCTAACTAAATACCCGTTGTAAGATATACGAATCTTATCTGGCAACCAAAGAAGAGAGTATGTTATAAAGTTTTTTGCTGGATTCTTAAATCCAAAGAAATGAGTTTTGGCTCTAAGGTTTACTGCTTTGTCTCCGTTCTTATGAGTCCATATATTGGTCTGAACATTCCACCAGCCCATAAAATTAAAGCGATTAAACCTTAAGTATCCGTTTCTATTATCAGTGTATCCTTCTAATATATCAATTTCAGGTGGCCACGAGTCTGCGCCCCATAACCAAAATGCCGGCCATCTTTTTTTACCCATTGGAAGCTTAGCCACAATCTCAAATTTACCATAAGAAAAGTCTTCTTTACTACAAATCAATCCAGCGCCCAGTGAAGGCGTATAAACTTTATCATTTATTTCTATTTCAGTAGGACTATGCTCAGTAGTTAAATGCAAATAACCGTGTTGATCTACGTCAACGCACTTAGGATCGTACCATACAAATGGCTTATCTTTATGTAATCGGCCCCAGCGCTCACGCGTTAACCATTCTATGCCTGACCAAGTTATATTCTCCATATGTCTATATATCATTAAAGCCACCGAAAGGTGGCTTTAAAAAAACAGGATCGCATCTAAGTAAAGGTGATATTAAAAGTTGCTGAAACGATCCTTAAATAACAGGTTTCTGAATTATAGCTTAAATAAAAGTTGCTGAAAGAAACCTTAAGATTCTATTATAGTATAGCGATCACTTGAAATTGTTTCAAGCATAGTCGCTTCGGGATTAAATTCTTCTGATCCAAGAACGTGCTTCATAATAGATGGACTAAATCCACTAATAAGAGCCGTACCATTTTTATCGAATGAAACGGGAACTCCATTGCTAGCACGCAAATTCCAAAATACGATGTTAGGCATTTTATAATCTGCTTGAGCGTACATGAGTTCGATCATCTCAAAGACAGTAGGATTCCAATTCGACTCGCCTCTGTTAATACCTCTGCCTGTTCCAGTGCACCGATCAAATTGCATATCACTAAGAATCAATAACGTATCGGGCATTTCATCAACTGAAATATTATTTTTCTCAGCCGTTTCAAGAATCAATTCAAAAGTAGCTTGAAGATTAGTATTCATGCCCCAATTTGCAGACTTTAATGACTTAACTTTTTCAAGCAAAGTACCATTAGGAACATATTGCAATTCAGGATGCTCTGAGAATGTAATAAAGGCATCTTTAAATTTGCCCTCGTTGCGCTCAGAAATATACATACCCAAAGAGATGGCTACGTCAAGAGCTGTCGTTGAACCAGAAATTCGAACATCCATGGACCCAGAGGTGTCTACAACTGGCAAAATCTTTTTATCAGATCCTTCCATATAGTTCTCTAGAGAATCCCATTGAGCTTGAACAACCGTGTCATCAAACTCATTTGCGTAAAAGGCGCTAGGAAGAGATTTAATGATATCATATGGATAAATTGCGCCTGCGTTAACCTTAGTATCTCCATTTTGCAAATCAGCCTTAAACTTGCTAAAGGCTTCATTACTATTTCTATGGAAGGCTCTATTATAACGCGCCATCGCCAAAGAAGGCACCTTAGAAAAATCAATGTCTTCCCAAAGCTTAGAGCACATCTTAGTCTCAACTACATTTGTAGCATTGACCAACATTTTGCGGTACTCTTTGTGAGTTAGACCCATAAAGTCTCTGACTTTAGCGGCATTGTAACCTTTACGAGGCATCCACTTTGCGCACAACTGATTCTTAGCTGTCAACGCGTCTGCGATCAAGACCAAAGCATCGCGCTCAAGCGGAGTGTCAATCATCTCAAGAAGATCGTCCCATCGACCAAATTCTGGCACATGCTTGAGATTGTGCACGAGAGCCTTTGGAGAACCCTTAGCTACATCTTTGATGATAGTTCTAAAGGCTTTACGTTCTCCAGCACCTCCTCTAATGTCTCTTGCCCAAAAGAGAATCTTCATAGCTAGATCTGAATTCTCAAGGAATGCAGACAAGAAAAGTTGATTAAGTTCTTCTTCATCCATGCTCCGAGCTGCTCCGATTGTATAGAACAGATCAACACATGCATTAAGAGATGTTGAGTTGGTAGTCATACCATTCTCAGTCTTCATATTGCCTTGGCGGAGTGCATCAACTAGATTCATCTTCTTTAGATTTTAGATTTATACCTTAGCTTCTAGAAAGGTTTCAAATATTCCAATTTAATCTCTCATAAAGATTAAACTCTTTGATAACCTCCATCCACAAATCAATATACTTTCTTTCTTTTGGCTTAAGAATATGCCGAGGTTGCTCATTGATTAAACGCTGTTGCTTATCGACTTGTTCTTGTGAATATTCTTTGCCTTCAGCGGTCCATTTAACTTTGTAGTAAAGCTCGCGAGTGGTGCCGTCAAAGTTTTCCATAATATCTTGAACTTGGTCTTTATGCAAATCAAATTCAGAGGCAAGGAGATTACGAAGTTCAACAAGAATCTTATTTTCTTTTTCCATATGGTTTTTCATAATTAAAGTCTTGCGCTTATTATGTTGCTTACGCATATCTCTAATTTGATCTTCCATGTTATCGTCATTAAGCCATGGCTTACCAGCTTTAAACTCTTCAATCTTACGGGCGTATATCTTGTCCTCTAGCTTTTCTTCCATAGCCAAGTGACAATACTCAAACTCACCAAACTCTATACGTTGTAGTAGCTCAGATGCTCCCTTATAAAGATATTGTTTAGGCAAACGATAATTGGCCTTATGGAACCTACGCCACCATGTAAATTCTCTCATTCTGAAATAATTTGATCAAATAGATCTTGCCAATCTGGAACAATAGTAGGATGAACCTCAGCCATTCTTTTACTCCAATTTTTAGCCCATTTTGTTGCGTTCTCTACTTGTTCACGCGTTGTACATGAGTTAAAAACTCTTCGAACTTGGGCAAACTCATACAAGAAATCTTCCATCATTGAACGTTAAGGTATTCCAACACTTTATTCCAGTCTTCAAACTTTTTAGTACCGAATTGAATCAATTCACCGTTAAATTTGCCTGCTCCGTTTGCTCTACGATCATCAATAAGGTAGTCGCCTACGCAAAGATGTTTGTTGTGAGAAAGAATAAGTCTTTTATATGCAGTTTTGCCAATGTGCTTTTCAACCCAATTCTTTTTATCTCCCCATGCGCTTGTATTTCCCCAAGGAGCAGTCGATAGAATGTATACATCGTATACTTTGCTTAATTTCTTAAAAGCTTCAATGGCACCTTCAATAGGCTTAGGATCAGAGAAAAGATGTGGTACTTCATCCACGTTATCTCCATAAGCTGCTCGAACTTGAGGATCGAGTTCCTCGATGGCTGAGCCCAAATCTACGAGCACTCCATCCATGTCTACATAAACGATTTGCTTAGTCATTGCCCTTTGAAGTATTAGAGTCTTTGAACAAGATAGAAAAAAGGAAATTAATTCCTAGCGCTTGAAGAAGCGTAATCTCATTGATTCCGTCAATGGCTGGAACCAAACATCCGTTCCATAAAAGCTGCGTTGGCCAAGCAAGAATTATAGCCAAAATTACTGCTACGAAAGCAGCTGCAAAAAAGAGGACAACGGGTTCTAGAGTTTCTTTCATGTTGATTAATTTATAGTTACAGGTAAATATACCACAAAAAAATTAAACTGGAAAATATAGATTAAATTATTTCCAAAAAAGTTGAATATAAATTAAGACAGTAGCGAGCATAAGCGAGATAGCTGTTTTTGGCGTAATCGCTTCACCCATAAAATACCATGTAAAGCCTGCAAAAACAAGCATGCCGCTTGCAAAGCCAATAAATCTGCCAGGCCAAAGGAGACCATTAAAATGCTCGACCGCATATGCCGTAGCTTTAATGAAAAGATAGCTAATAATAGTACCTCCACAAACTGATAAAATAAGAGGATTTTTCTTAAACCAAGGCCAAATAAATTGACCATTAGTTTGAATCCAAATTAAGGATTGGCCCAAAAAGAAAAGGGCAAACGCGTAAAATAAATACATTAAAACAGGCTTTCGGTTTTAGTTAACATATGTGAAATAAAAGAGTGGCGATGGTGATTTGTTGGACCATGTTCGTTAATTGCGCTTCGATGCTGTGCTGAACCGTATCCCTTGTTAGATCCCCAACCATAAACAGGATAATCTTCATTTAGGCCTTTCATAAGTTCATCTCTTGATGTTTTAGCTAGAATAGAGGCAGCTGCTATAGAAACATATTTATTATCTCCTCCTATAACTGTTTCGAATGGAATTCCATCATATCCGTGGAATCTATCTCCGTCAACTAAGATAAAATCAAACTTATGCGTTTGCTTTACCTCTTCTAAACAACGTCGCATACCTTCCAAAGTAGCCTTTAAAATATTTTGCTCTTCGATAAAATCAACGTCAACATGTTGTACCGAGTAGGCAATAGCATTGTCTTTAACCAATTTTAGTGCAGCATTACGTTCAGCTTCGTTAAGAAGTTTAGAATCTTTAATTAACTCATGTTGGAAGCCAAATGGCATAATACAAGCTGCAACAGTTACTGGACCAGCAAGCGCCCCTCGGCCAGCTTCATCTAAGCCAATCTCAATTAACATGTGATCGTTATTGTAACTTGATTTGAGAAGAATATGTTTCATATAAATCTTTTGACTTATATGAATATTTAAGTAAAAGTTTACTTATTAGACCTTAAGTCTTTTCTCATAGTAATTTCATGTCTATAAAAATCACACTTTTCATAAAATAGAACATTATGCTCAGCACAAGATAAGTTTACTTTATAACAACCTTGCTTATTAGCCAATTCAACCAATGTATCCATTAACATTTTACCTAAACCTAAACCTCGAGCCGAAGGCGAAACTGCGACGTCTTCTATCAAACCAACTTTACCGCCAGAATGAATAAGCTTTTCTAAAATATAAAGAGTAGCGGTTCCTTTGATTTCACCGTTTATTTCAACAACGTAAGGAAAGGCCGAACTATCAGAAATAATATTCCACCATCTTCTATTAGATCCAGCTTTAACATCAAAGGCTTCAGTTAAAATAATTGATATGGCCTCATGATCTTCCCATAATGCTTTGCGAATAGTTATTTTCGTTGACTCTGTGCTTTCCATTTGTCGTATCTTGCTACAATTTCTTGAAGTATCTTAGCTCTTACGATGTCTTCATTGGTAAAGATGTGTTCTCCTACGCCTTTAACTCCTTTAACTAAATTAATAAAATCAGGTAAACTGACTTGAGACAAGGCTATATCATGCTGGCTTACATCGCCAGTAACTACAACTTTAGAGCTTTGGCCCATTCTAGTTACAAAAAGCATAAGCTGTTTAAAGGTTGCATTTTGTGCTTCGTCGAGAATCATCAACGCGTCATCGAATGTATCACCCCTCATATATGCCAAGGGTTCGAACTTAATGATATTCTTTTCAAACAATGCTTTAGCTTTTTCTACGCCTACGATTTTTTCTATATTTGAGACATATGATTTTACGTATGGGTCAGTTTTTTCTTTAATATCGCCCGGTAAATGACCTAGTTTTTCGCCAGCCTCTTGAATGGGCTTACACAGTATTACTCTCTTAATTTCTTTTTCGCTTAGTAGTTGTAGTGCAGTGTAACATGCAGTGAATGTTTTAGATGTACCTGCTGGACCATAGCAAAACGTTATATCATTATTTAGTATTGTATTTAAATATTTTCTTTGAGATTGTCGCAGCTGAACTTGCTTTAAATGTGTTTTTATAGCCGCAGCTGTTACTGATTTATTAGAGGCTCCTGCCATTTAGTTTAGTATTTTTAATCACCCGCCATTATAACGAGTTCTTTTAGTTTCATCAACTTGTCACACTTCTCATACTCTTCCAAGGCTTCGAAATACTTAACCATTAAGTCGATAAACTTTGAACGCTGACCAATACCATGAGGTATCTCAATCAATCTGTCATCATCCTTAAACACTATGAATCGATTAACAGTCTTAGTAAAGTTCCTCGTGATTTGATAATACGAAGATCTCATTAAACTGTCTCGATCAGTGCTGTTTGATAAGTCGCTCATTTTCTATCTAGTGTTTTTAAAGGAACTCATTGTCCCCGTCATATAGTATATATTTTACATAACACTATTTGGCGGCTTACCGCTTAGGTAAAAAGATTATAATATTTCTGTAATAATAATTAACCCGCAATCAGGTAGTATGTGATTAATCTTTAACGATATCACCGAATTTTTGCTGAACGTATTTAGCCTTTTTATTCTTTTTACGTCTCTTGGTAGAAGGCTTCTCATATTGTTCTAAGTCTCGCAAAGCTCTCATTTGTCTAGTCTTAATAGTCTTAGACTTGTATTGCTTTAAAGCTTTTTCTATTCCACCCTTCTTAGTAACGTTTACTCTTAGCATCTTTCCTGTATCTCCTTTTTGATCTGAAGCAGATCGTAACATTTTTCGTAATCTTCCTTCTCCTCAAAAAAAGTAATCATATTACCTATAACATTTAGTTTTCTTTCTTCATTACCATTAGCTACGATAACGTATGAAGGATGACTCATAACTGCCTCATAAACGATATTATAGAAATAATCCTCATTCATTAGCTTGCTCATCTCAAAGCTAAGAGAGTTTATTCCTTCATCATTGAATATGTCATCGTATCCCATTGAGGTCTCTGATTTTTTCAAGTAGCGATCTTTGTTGGTCGTTGATTTCAGGAAATGTTGCTCTCAACTTACACATCAAAGAACCGCGACGTGTTGAATTATATATCGGAAAACCTTTATCTTTTACTCTAAGCGTCTTGTCAGAAGAACTTCCAGCTGGAACTTTAACTGAAATTGGGCCATCCATGGAATCAACTAAAACGGTTTTGCCTAAGGCCAAATCCCACCACGATAAGTATAAGTCAATCCATAAATCATCGCCCTGTAGGATAAATCGACCGTCTTGTATAACATGAATATTAATTATAAGATCTCCTTTTGGCAAATTAGAGTTAAATTGATGCGGAGCACCTTTACCCTGAACTCTAAGCTTTTGACCGTTTCTCGTTCCAGGTTTTAGGTTTATACGAACCGTTTCTCCGTTTATATTAACAGATTTGCTTGTACCTCTAAACGCTTCTTCAAATGAGATATGCATTTCGACTCTATAGTCAGGCCCTTTGGCTTGTTGCCTACCAAATCCACCGCCAAATATGTTATTGAACATATCTGACATATTATCAAATCCTTGAAATGGATTATGTCCATACTGTTGACCTGCACTGCCAAATGGATTACTACCTCCCATATCGTATGCCTTTCTTTTATTGGCATCGCTTAGGGTTTCATAAGCTTCATTAATTTCTTTAAACTTAGTATCATCGCCACCGTTTTTGTCAGGGTGATGTTTCATACTAAGCTTACGATAAGCCTTCTTAATTTGGTCCTGTGTTGCGGTCTTATCTACTCCTAATGTATCGTAATGACTCATTGATCTAGATTTGGCTTGATGGATTTAACTCTATTGGCTGACACTACTTTAGCAATCTGACCTTTCTTTAGTTTTTCATCTAGCTTATCAAGTTTATCTTGAGTCTTGCTTCTTTTTTCTTCTAAACGATTCTTCTTTTCAAGAGCGTCTGCAATTCTAGTTAATTGTGTTAGTACGTCTTTAAGTAATTTATCTTGCATATCGGTTTCGTATTAGATCAGACTCTCCGTTTTGAAAGTCTTGATATGGTAATGACTTATCCTTTTGACCTTTATGAGGTCCATTTACCATTATAGTGTCTTTATATGGATTTGTTTCTCCAATTTTATCACGCAACCAATCATCTAAATCTTGGACAGATCCATGAAAATGACGAATGTTAATTAGTCTTTCATCCTCATCCTTTAAGTCTACTCTATCAACCTCTTCGTTATACCTAACCATGGTTTCACGATTCTTATAATCCGATCTTGGTTTTTTCTTAAAATCAAATCGCTTATAGAATTGTTCAAGTCTAGATTTAGAAGTACCGCCGTATGAAGTATCGGGCGTTAAGTAAATGTCACGGCCAATTTCATCAGCATATTGACAAATCTTATTCATAACTTCAGTGCCGACTCCTCCTTTTCTATCATCCGGAGATACCACGAGCTTACTCAGAGTCATATAATCACCATTGTCATATAAGTCCAACTCGATGTTATATTCGTCTTCTAATTCTTGCAAGACAAACTCTTCATATAGTTTAATGTATTTCATTAAGCTCGCTTAATTCTATCAGCTGGAATTGTTTCGTAAGTTACTGCTGATTTTGCTTCAGGTCTCATTAGAGGATCTTCAAAGAAGTTTAACCCTTTAGGATCGATTTCTAATACAACTGGATCTTTTATGGCAAATAAGTCCTGCACCATTTTAACGCCTCGCTTAGAGCCAACTACGAATGCAGCTTTATAAGTTTGTGTAGTATCTGAATCGCCGGCTGAAGAACCAAATTGATCTGAGTGAGCCGCTGCATTTCTAGGCTCTAAACCATTTGCTAAGATAGATTCGACATCAGCTGCAGCAGCAACGTGATATGCCTTTCTTATGTTGGTTTGATTAACCGAAAATATAAATCTAACCGAATTACCCATGTAATAACCAACATTTGTCTTAACCGCCATCATATCTCCATTTTTTGCTAGCTTAATAATCTTATTGATAGCTTTTTGCATTTTAGGAGGTATAACCTTGGTTCGATTAGGTAATTTTACTTCCAACGTAGTACCTGATCCGCTAACTTCATAACCTTCATTTTCTAAAAAAGACCTAACTTTATCTTGAGTTTTAACTGGATCTGCTGCCTCATTTATTTGTTCAGCATCACTCGTTAAAAATTGTTCATATAGTTTTAAGTACTTCATATTTATTTGATATTGTTTACTTTAGCTATATATCAATAAAAAGGGACTCTTTCGAGTCCCTTTAAGACGGGGGCTTTGAGCAGGCTAGATAGCACCTGCAGCACGTTCCATATTCTATATATCAGTCGTGTACTTCGTGAATGTACTCCATTACAGTATGAAGATGTTTGACCAACAACGCGCACCGCTCATACATCTCAAGTTCTTCATAATATGCAATCATTTTCTCAAGAGTCATCTTAAGATCTGCCCGTTCAATGTCATTCATTTGACGAATGTGCCAGTCACTAACGCCTTTATTCGCAATAACATCATAATTAGCTTCAATTGCTTTTTGCATCATCTCTTCACGAAAGGCTTCAACCTTGCGCTCGAAGTCAGAGTTACTGCCATCCATAAAGCTTTCGAATTCAAAATCATCCATGTCCATGATCTATTTATTTTAAGATTAATGTTACTGTTCTAATATACTTTAAAATTCTTAATTTTAATAATTTAAAATGTTAAAATATTAAAAAAATGAGGGCCGAAGCCCTCATCTTAATTAGTCTTCTACAACTTCGGCGTCGATAGTCTCTTCGCCTTCTTCAGTAGATTGCGATTGAGAAGCATACATTGCTTGTGAGATTTGATTCCAAACTTCAGTCAATGTTTCTGACTTCTCGTTGCAAAGATCTACATCTTCGGCTTTATGCGCCTCTTTCAGTTCATTAAGAGCTGTTTGCAATTGACCAACTTGGTCTTCTGTCAACTTGTCCTCGAACTCTTTGATTTGAGCTTCAGTGCTAAAGATAAGACTATCTGCTCGATTAAGAACTTCAACCTTTTCTTTTGCAACTTTATCAGCGTCTGCATTAGCTTCTGCTTCTTGTTTCATGCGCTCAATGTCTTGCTCGCTCAAGCCGCTTGACGCTTCGATGCGGACACTTTGCTCCTTATTAGTTGCTTTGTCTTTAGCGCTTACGTTAATAATACCATTAGCGTCGATGTCGAACGTGACCTCAATTTGTGGTACACCTCGACGAGACGGTGGAATACCGTCCAAGTGGAATCGACCAATCGTTCGGTTATCGTTCGCCATTGAGCGTTCACCTTGTAGAACATGAATCTCAACGCTTGGTTGATTATCGGCAGCCGTCGAGAAAGTCTCGCTCTTCTTAGTTGGAATCGTCGTATTAGCGTCGATCAACTTAGTAAAGACTCCGCCCATAGTTTCAATGCCAAGTGAGAGCGGGGTTACATCAAGCAACAAGACATCGGTCACATCTCCTGTCAAAACACCACCTTGAATTGCTGCTCCAAGTGCAACAACTTCATCGGGGTTTACACCTTTCGATGGCTCTTTACCAAAGAACTTTTGAACAGCATCTTGCACAGCTGGAATTCGAGTAGATCCACCAACCAAAATAACTTGATCGACATCTCCCTTTTTCAAACCTGCAGCCTTAAGAGCTGTTTTACATGGATCAATACTACGCTTAACCAAATCACCGGTCAATTTATCGAATTGTGCTCGGCTCATATTACGAACCAAGTGCTTAGGTACACCATCAACTGGCATGATATAAGGCAAATTAATCTCAGTCGATGAGGTACTTGACAATTCAATCTTAGCTTTTTCAGCAGCCTCACGCAAACGTTGAAGTGCCATAGGATCTTGCGTCAAATCCAAGTTACCATTCTCATCCTTAAACTCTTGAACCAACCAATCTACAATTGCTTGGTCAAAGTCATCACCACCGAGGTGAGTGTCTCCATCTGTTGAGAGTACTTCAAAGACTCCATCACCAAGTTCAAGGACACTAACGTCGTGAGTACCACCGCCAAGGTCAAAGACGATAATCTTTTGATCTGTAGTCTTTTTGTCAAGTCCATATGCCAAAGCCGCAGCAGTGGGCTCGTTAATGATTCGCTTAACTTCAAGACCTGCAATTTGACCAGCTTCTTTAGTAGCTTGGCGCTGTGCATCATTAAAGTATGCAGGTACAGTAATGACGGCTGCGTCGACTGTAGTGCCAAGATAATCTTCAGCAGTTTGCTTCATTTTCTGAAGCGTCATTGCACTGATTTCTTGTGGACTATAAGTCTTGCCATCAATATCAACACCAACATTACTGCCGCTTTTCTTAACTTTGTAAGACATGCGCTTAGCCTCATCTCTAGCTTCAGCATATGGCATACCCATAAATCGCTTAATAGATGAAACTGTGTTTTGTGGATTAGTGACAGCTTGTCGTTTTGCTGGATCACCAATTTTACGTTCTCCGTCTTTGATAAAGCCAACCACAGATGGAGTTGTACGCTTACCTTCGGAGTTTGTGATTACAATAGGCTCATTGCCTTCCATGACGGCGACACATGAATTAGTTGTGCCGAGGTCGATTCCAATAATTTTACTCATGATTGTTTATATTAGCTAATAGCGATTTGTTTTGTTTTAACTGCGCACGATAGATCAAGTGTCAAGACTCCGTTCTCCATCTTAGCGTCAATAACATCTGGATCAACGCTGTTACCAAGCGTATAGACTTTGGTAAATGATTGACGAAAGCTTGTTTCTTCATCAGAAGAAATATACGCTGAAATAATTAGATTACGCCCTTCAATCTCAATGTTAAGATCTTCCTTACTAAAACCAGGTAGAGCAATTTGTACCACTCCGTCATTATAACGAGTCGACGAGCTCTGACGAGTTGGTACAGAAAAGAAGTCGTCGAACAGTGAATTAAGTGTGTTTGTGTAGAACATAATTAATTTGTTTTTGATTTATATTCAGCACCATTGCTGAACGGTTAAGATATAGAAAAAATTGTGCCATTAGATAAAAGATGACATTATGTCACCTTTATCCCCATATTTGTCATTATCCACAGTAGAGATCAAGTTCTCCATCTTCCCATGCTTCAACAATAGCTGCAACCTCTTTAGAATCTTCAGCTGCATCATAGATACTCATCCATCCATCTTCGTGCTTGTAAAGCATTTCACCTCCATTACTATCCTCAGCATAACGAATAATATGTTCGTTGCCATCAATATCAAGCGTATACTGATCTGTACTTGCCCAATAAACGTTGTCGCAATCTACGACTTCAATATCAAAATCTGCCATAATTATTTAGTTTAGTTGAATTTTAGTTATCATAAGAGATCCGAATGGGGCAAAGTGTAACTCTTCAAGACCCCATTGGCCGCCGTATTTTTCATGCTGTCGATCAGCAATCATCTTAGCCTTAGATTTAGCGTGCTTATCATCACGTGCATAAATATACGCCGTAAACGTAGCTAGGTATCTTTTTTCGTTTTTCATTTTTTTTAGAAATTTCCAATAATTGCTTTAGCATATGTAAGATGCTCAATTAAAATGTTTACCGAACGATTACTCAAACGCTCAGTATCTCCATGTGCGTCTCGAATGTAAACATTACCACGCTTACAAGATAGAGTATATTGATGAAATACTTCTGCCTTTCGATTATCTTCACCATCGCGAAAATCAATAATATTAGTTAAAAGACTATCGATTTGATTAAGATCTGAGAAATAAATGCTAACATCTCCTACTTCAACTTGGAAATGATTAGGCATATAGTCTGGCATTTGACTATTAATTGTAAGATTGGACTCAACTTGTCCTTTGTTAAAATTAGCACGAGTTGTGTATTCACACTGCGCGAATGATGTGCTGGCAAAAACCAACAAAGCTGTAGTTAAAATTGTTTTGTTCATTTTTTAGAAATTTCCAGGTGCAACTTGCATACATGTAAGACCATTTGCCCTCCACATATCGACTACTTTTTGTCGATCATCGAAGACACAAAGAATATCAGACTTATCTGGGAAAAGCTGATCTAGCCACCTCTGCTTAAGTTGATCGTCAGGCATAAAGTTAAAATCGTTTGAAGTTGGCCGCATTTTCAATACATCAAAGGGCACATCGTTTGCAGCCAACCATGCTTTAGTAGCTTCTTTAGTTGCTTTACTCCGACCGCTTAAGATAACAATCATATTACCCGCATCTTTAAGAGTCTTGGCCATTTGAATAACCGGCACATTCGGCTGATCCATGTCAATATTCTTAGGGTCAAAGAATATGTCCCAATCTATTTTACCATTAGGTTTAGTCGAAGCTGCCCTCCGCTGGTCGATGAGAGCGAGCGTACCATCGAGGTCAAATATTACTTTTTTCATTCTTGTATGGTGTGTCATTTATTACATAGTAAATATACCACGTATGCTTTAAAATAAGAAATATAAAATGTTAAAAAATGTTAATTTAAGACTTAACGCTAATGCGCTCGTCTATTTTTTCATAAGCTAATTTATGATTGGCCTTCATTTCAAGATATCGTTCGTTTTCTCTAGCCATTTTCCAATAATCTTTAAAAATATTGGCGCTAATTGCCTTTTCGTTGGTGGACCAGTCTAATTCTTGAGGTAAGACCGACCAATCGTTGCCTTTCTTTTTCCATTTTCGACCACTAGCATGATTAGCGTATCGCCGTGCACGAGTAAAACCCATATGTAAATACTTTTTAGCCATATCTGATCCTACAAAATCACCATCTTCTAAATAGTTCATAAACATTTCATAGATTCGCTGAGCAGAGCGCTCGGCAATATCAGGATTCTTAAATTCCCAATGTTGACAAATTTCATCTTTATATGGTTGACAAATCAAAACGCCTTGCTGGCCTCGACCAATTCTATAAAGATGTGGATTCTTTTTATAGTCAACGTTTGGATCCCACTTATACTTCTTTTCGTCGAAGTCTACGTAACTTGGCTTATTCATTAGAACGGAGCTTCACTTAGTAATGGCATACCGCTGATTTTAAGCATAACCTCAGCAGTCGCCTTAACATCTTTTTCGCAATAAGTTTTAATTTCTTCTAGTTTGCCAGCCCAATAGTATTCATTAACTTCAGGACCACTCATTGCATCCTTTGGACTTGGAATGCCAAGCAATTCAGCCATTAAACCCAACTTAGCGGTGTTATAACCTCCAAATTTCCAAATATCTTGCGTATCTAAAAGACAATTTTCCCATGGTTTACGTTTTTGAAAATGAAAATCTCGAGGTACGGGTACTTCATTAATCAAGCATCGCTTAACGATGTATGGCATATCAAATCCTTTAATATTATGACCAACCCATAGCATCTTAGGATATTTGTTCATAATCTTACCTGCGATATCTGTAAACTGTTCCAGCAGCTCTTTTTCGTTATCTCCGTAGTATGAAGTGGAAGAAAATTTAACTGGCATGCCGTAGTCATCAAATTTGAGCTGGCCGATTGAGATACAAACAATTTTACCCCATTCAGGCCATAAACCTGCCATTCTAGGCCACATATCATGTGGATTAGTAATATGACCTAGTTCTTCTGGTTTAGATTCTCTTTGCTGCATGGCTTTAAGATTCCAATACTCTTCTAGATTTGGATTCTTATCAATAGTTTCTTGTAAAGTCTCAGTTTGAGTAGTGGTCTCAATATCAATAAAGACCATTTGCTTTAGTTCGTCTGATGTATACATATTGTATTTTTTAGTACACAAAAAAGGGCATCAGGACTTTCCTGACACCCTTTATATTAAATAGTTCTATTTTGTTTAGAACTTAAGACCGAGGCCAACACGAAGGTTAGCTGTCCCGTCAGTTGTGTTGTAAACAACACGTGGATCTACGTATAGACCACCGTGGTGCATGGTAAACAACTTACCGACACCGATGTTAAGTCCAAAATCAGTCGTTAGATTTTGGGTTCCGACGTATCCGAAGAAATCGCCGAAGAAATAACGAGCATGAACATCTAGGTTCAAGTCGCCAGCCACAGTAGCACCAGTTGAATCAGTAGTGGTTCCCTGATTTAGAGAGAATCCAGCCATCAAATCATCGGTAAAAGCGTAGCCGATTGTTGGAGTAACAGACCATTGTGTCCATGCAGTGTTAGAGATGTCCCCAGTACCAACGTACCAATCTCCTTGCATGTTTTGTGTGGTCTCACCTGCTTTACAGCAAGTTTTTGCCTCCTCTTGTGCGTTAGTTGAGAGCAGCGCACCTGCTACAAAAGCGAAAGTTAAAATTACCTTCTTCATGGTTTATGAATTTTACGATAGACGACATTGTCTATCTAGGTTAATATTCATCGACTTTATCCGAAAAGATATTTCCAGAAAAGACCGAAGAATGTGTTTGATCTTATTTTTCTTCCTTTATAGTTTAGAAAGAATTTTGCTTTATTTTCCATGTGTTATTGATTTTTATTCCAACCTGGACTTTCATCCCAGCCTCTGGCTGATCTTAGATCGGAATATGAGTTGTAAGGTAGGCTAACTTGAATATAGCCACCGGTTACAGAATATGGTACTTCTTCTTGTGAATACCAATAAGGCGGAGCTGATTCAACTCTTCCATTTAAAAAGTCAAATAACTCATCTATTTGCATGTGGTGTACCCAAATAACCACGCTCATACATTTCATATTAGGTTGTCCCATAACTTTCTGAAATACTAAATCTTTTTGGATTTGACTTTATTGTCGCATCTATATCTTTCTTTATATATTCGTCTAATATAGCTACGGCCCCTTTAGAAAGAGCTGATCCATAATAATCTTGATACACCTTCTTATAATAATGACCCATTACGCCGAATGGAACACCAGCTTCAGAAGACATTTCTACAACCCATGGTTTACCGTCTTTATCAATCATAAAGTCTACGGTAAAAATGTCCAGGTCCTTGTGTTTAGCTGTAAATTCTTGACACACATCCATCCATTCTTTAGGCGGATCTTGCTTAATCATCTTATAATTAAACTTAAGCTTATCGTCGGCCGACTTCGACATATTTTCAGTACCCTTATCAGCTGGATCTCTATTTACCCACATAATTGGTTCACCTCTCCAAAGAAAGATGCGGTGCTCACTATCAATATCAATCTTTTCAGAATAAGTAGAGAATTTAGAGTGATCTGCCTTTTTAAAGTCTTCGACTGTGTCAAACTTTACAATACCTAACCCAGAGTATCTATTATCTGGCTTAGCTATAATTGGGAACTTAAGATTTTTAGCCTCTTCTACAGTAGTTGCCGTCTTAGGTACGTATTCGCTTTCTTCATGTAGCTTATGCCAATCAGATTTACTAGCTACACGCATCTTAGCATCATACTTATTGTAGATGGTATCTTCTGGTTGGCCAGCCTTAATTAGCTTCTTAATGTGAATATTACAATAATTGATAACCGGCATATCAAATACCTTAGGCTCATCACCCCTTGTAAAAAGAGGCATATACTTAGGTACAATAAAATCAGATCTAGTAATATAACGATGGTCGTTTTGTGAAGCCGCAACTGCACAAACAACCTTTCCTAGCTCATTATTAGTTGCTTCGTTTAAGAAGTCTATATACTTAAGGATTCCCATGAACTATATATCACGATTGGCCAGGAAAGACTTCGATTACTCTTTCTTCTTTAACTAGATCGGTCCAAACTCCAGAATATCTAGTTCCTTTAACAATGTGGTTGTCAATCCAATGATAGTTACCTCCGCGCGGTTTACCCATCAAAAGGCCACTATACTTAAATCCGTGTTTATTTAGCCACGTTTCAGTAATTTTTCTAACCTCTTCAGTACGAGAAGTAAAGAAAGTAATTACATGGCCTTCATCATACCAGCGATTAAGCGTTTCTACTGCACCGTCATATGGCAAAACATGCTTCATCCGTTCTGGTTCTTCGTTCGGTACGTCATCCGTAATTGTGCCATCGATGTCGATCAAATAGTTTTTGCAGCCATTGTTAAGAACTGGTGAAACCAAATGACCATCATCCCCTCGAGTCTCATTAAATTTAATCTCTTTTTTCATTTAGATATATTTACATCTAATATGTTAATAAATTAAATTGTTTCAAAAAGAAGGGAGCTTTAGCTCCCCTCGTGTTAAATCAGGCTACGAATTAAGCGAAGCACACCAAATTTAACAAATTAGCTTGAACTTAAGTGTTCAACTATGCTACATGTTTTACAATACTGACACGCGACTTCAGTTCCTATTTCTTCATCATCTGATGTAATATCATGAGTTTTCCATTGAAAATCGAAGACAGCATTACTATCATATATGTTATATGCCCCAACTTCGCACCTCGAAGTTCCAATAAGCATTGTTTGTTGGCAGTTAGTGCAATCCATTATTCTTCACCTACTATTTTTATACCATCTATTGCAAAGTCAGCTCTGAAGTATCTAGCGTCACTTAAAACAAAGTGTAAATAAACCGAAGACTCTCCAGCAAAGTCATTTAAATCTACTTCAGCTTTTCTCCAGCCGTCTGCGTTACCGGTTTGTTGACCCCCTGATATTCTGTTACTGGTTGCAGTCGTTGAACCAGACGAGTTTGTCCATCTTGTTATACTTAAACCTCCAGTAGTCACATTCTGTAAGCCTGAACCCGTAACGACCTCTGATATTGCGCTAGCATCGGTCGCTGAAGTCGTGGCTGCAATAGCAAAGTCATGAGACGTGCTATTACCAGATCCTAAAGAGTATATGTGAAACCAAAACGTTAACTTAAGTGTGTTATTACTTAAAGCGCTACTAACGTATAATACGCGCGATATTAAAGCGTGTGCCTGTCCGCTGGCTGAATTGTAACCACCTCCTTTGCCACCAGACGACGATTCATAATAAATATATCTATTTGTACTGCTTTGCGTTCCAGCCGTGGCGTTTACTCCGCCAGATAAACCGCCGTTTGGTCCTGTTCCACTTGAACCAGTTGCATTATAGTCAAATTTCCATCCATATGTTCCTACCGCAGTTGATCTAGAAGGAGAAACGTCGTACTTTTGAGCATATCTACCTGGTTGCCCAAAGACAATATGATTATCGGTGCCAACAGTCCATCCAGTAGGTAGTGTTTGAGAAGTGTATGATCCTGTTCCCCAATCTTCTGATAAATATGTAGTAGCAGTGCCAGAAGAACCACTTCCTCCGCCTTTTGCTGCAAGTGCTCGACCCATAGATTTACCCATGTTAGACCATGATCGACCTGATCTTTTAGAGATTTTACTTATCTCTACTCCTGTTTGTTTAGATATTGACACGTTTAATAAATTTAATTTTAGCTTGCAAGTTCAACCCAGTCAGTAGATGGTCTAAAGAATATTAAGTTAGAAGATGGATTGATTAAATAACCCACAACTCTAACGATCTTATTCTTACCTGAAGGAGCAGTTAAGGTAAACGTACCTGAAGTAGCATCACCTAAATAAACAATATCACCTGCACTACCCGATGAAAGATTTGAACTTGGTCTTATAACACCTTCTAATAACATTTCTGTTGAACTTCCAGCTCTGGTTGCGACTGCTAATAAACCTGTACCGTTGGCCTCTGAATTAGCTTGAGCTTTTGTCCAAGTGGTATTACCTCCTCCACTTGTTAATCGGTATACTTGACCTGCAACCACAGAGAATGAAGTAGTCCATGTGTCAGCAGTTCTAGAACCTTGATAGAATTGTCCGGTGGCAGGAGTACCTGATTTAACGGTTTTGACTTTAATGTCATTTGCTATTAGGTCTGTGTTAACCCCAAATGCGGTACCATCAAATGTTAAGCTAGAAGTACCTTCTACTGTATTAGAATCAGTCCAAACGGCCAATTGATTATTAGAAGGAGTTCCTGTTACATCAACTAAATCATATGCTGTTTTAAAGTTACGTATAGTTGACGATAAGGCTTCTCCATCATCATCTTTATAAATAAGAATTTTATCTGATGTTTCACTTGTTGAACTAGTGCTGAACACGGATGCATCTGTAATAATACTACCTGAAGTAAAATCTGCCTTAATTTCATTTCCAACTTTAACTAAACCTACACCAGCAGTTGATGCGGTGGTTTGGTTAGTAAATGATAGATTACCCGAACTGTCTACTCCTAGTACTTGACCGTTTGTTCCCGCAGTAGAAGGTAAAGTTAGACTTACGTTTCCTGATAAAGAATCAGGCGCCTTCAAAGATATCTCATTTCCGCCATAACCTGGAGCTTCTCTTAATATTAATTTTGCTCCGGTAGTTCCTGCAGCACCACCAAATGTGTATTCAGCGGCTGAAGAATCAATAATAAATGCCTCTTGATATGGTCCTGTTCCTCCCAGCATTGTCATTACTAGGCCGTCCATTTGATGTTCTCTATCGTCATCAAACGTTAAATCGTTTTCCGCAAAATTGGTATTTGTTGCTGGATCTCCAGCAGCACCCTGAGCACCTTGCGGGCCAGCTTCAGTAGATGCTGCACCCTGTGCGCCCTGGTTTCCTTGAGCACCCCGTACTCCTTGATCTCCTTGAGCACCTTGGTTACCTGTAGCACCTTGAGCACCAGTTAAACCAGTATCACCTTGGTCTCCTTTGTCTCCTTTGTCTCCTTTGTCACCTTGAGCACCTTGAGCACCTTGGTTACCTGTTGCACCTTGTGCACCTACAGCACCAGTATCACCTTGGTCTCCTTGAGCACCTTGGCTACCTATAGCACCTTGTGCACCTACAGCACCAGTATCGCCTTGATCTCCTTGAGCACCTTGGTTACCTGTTGCACCTTGTGCACCTACAGCACCAGTATCGCCTTGATCTCCTTGAGCACCTTGGTTACCTGTT